ATGCCATCGACCTAACCGGCAACCACACGATCGACGACGGCACGCCCATTTTCAGCAACGTGAAGCAAAGCCACTACACCTATGACAGCGCCGACATGCTTGAAGCATCGATCTCCGCGGGCACGGCACCGCGGGTGCTCGCTGATTCGCAAGCGCACCAAATCCCGCTCGCAAATCCCGTGACGTTCGGGTTCTTTATGCGCCCGTCCCAATACAACGGGAGCCCGTACTTTATGTGCTCCGGCGCAGCGACCGCCACGGGCAACTACGGGATTCATCGAAGTACCGTAACCGGATGGCACCACACAGGCACCGGCTTTACCGCGCTCGGAGATCACGAGGAGATCACAGAGGCGCCCCGCACGTTCCACGTTGCGCTGGCGATCTCCGGCGGGCGCGGCGCATCCCCGGCCGCAGAGTTCTACCTAAACGGCACGCCGGTATGGTCCGGTAACTTGGGCGCGTCGATTGCGCCGCTCACCACGCATAACCTTGGCCTCACAGCCGCCTCTACAGCCGACGACTCCAATTGGCAGGGGCATTTTTGCAACGCCTTCATTTCCGATACGGTGCTCGACCCGGCGACAATCAAAAACCTATCCGATGAGTCGTTTGGACACGCATCGCCCTTCATGATCTAAGAGCTAACCCATGACTATCGACACGACTCAGAAAGCACGGTCTTACGAATGAGCTTGCTGATCTTATTTGACAGCGGCGCAGGCGACGCTGATCCCCTTTCGATCACGAGCGTGAGCGACCCCATCGTGCCCCGGCGCGGCGGCAAGGTAGTCAAGATCCTTGGTACGGGCTTTGAAGCGGGGATCGTGGTCGATCTTTTGCAGGCTTCGGTTGTCCAGGGGACGGGATACATCTTCGACCCTGACTTCGACGTGACCGCAACGTGCGTTTTCGTGGGGCTCCCGCCCCTTCCCGATGGGGTCTACGACCTACAAGTGACCGTGGGGATCGATATCGCCACCTTTGTCGCCGCATTCGATTACCGGCTCTTCGCCGAAGAGACCAAAGCGCAGCGCGTGCGTGGGGGCTTCGCCACGCCGTGGCGGGTCGGGCCGCGCGTCCTAACCAGTAACACCGCGGGGCTACAGCTATGAGCTTAGACCAGGGCCTATTTTCCGCGGTTCTGGACGCGATCTTTGGCTCCGACGAGGATATCGCCGGCAAGCCCGTGACGCGGCTTGTGGCGACGCTCAGCGACACGGAGACCACCGCGATGGGGGTCGAAAGCACGCTCAGCATCGGCGAGTACACGGACGGCGCGGAAGACGCGCTCTTGCTTGTGGGCGGCGAGATTATTAGCGCGACGGCTCGGCTGAATGGCCCGTCGACTTTCGAGTTCCAAACGCTCACGCGGGGGCTCAGCGACACGGAGCCGAAGGTCCATCCGGTGGGGACGCTCGTGTTCGATCTGAGTGGCAACGCTAGTGGGCTCGACCACCTACGGCGCGGCTTTTTGGTGAATCACGCGGTCGGCGAAGACCTAGATATCATCGGTCGCAATCTGGGGCTCGTTCGCTGCCCCGGTATCACAGAAGAGCAATGGCGGGCGATCATCAAAGCGGTGGCCTATCTCCCCAAGACCACCATCCATGCCTTCGATGAGGCCCTTACGGCCCTTCTAGGGGCCAGTCAGTACACCCTTCGCGAGAACATTACCGCGGACCCTTGGAAGGTCTTCGTGGCGATTATCACGACGCTCGCCACGAGCCTACAAGGCCGGTTTTTCCTGAATGGCGGCGAGCCCCAACTCACCACGGGGCTCAACAGCGTGGAAGTGGACTACGGAGCGGTCGACGGCGCGGAAGCGCCCTACCCCGGAGCCTTGACGGCGACTCTTGGGCTTCGCGAGATCGCGTATCCCGCCGACGTAGCTGCCGACGCGATTGTCGGCGTTTACGACGATACGCCCCAAGTGCGGCGGGGATTCCGAGAGGGCCTTACCAACTACTTTTTGCCAGGGGGCACCGTTTCAGGGACCACGATCACGCTCGGCACGAGCCCCGGAGCCGCAAGCACGCCTGTGATCGTTGATTACACGGCATTCGGCGCGCACTACTTGGCCTACAACGAGAACATACAGGACGATGGCGACTTCTATGCCTATCTCTCCGATCCGCTCCTAGCGGCGCGATGCCTACTAGAACAGATCCGGGCCGCCGGGGTACAAGTCGAAGTGACAATAAAGGTGTAACAAATGCGAATCGTCAAATGGACTCCACAAGAGCGCGTCGATATCCCCGATATCACTGCGATGGGTTTTCTCGTGCTGGGCGAGTTTCGCCGCACGGTGCGCGGCACCCTAGGAGTCGACGGCAACTCGATCATCAACGGCTTCACAGTCGAGCCCGCTGGGGTGCCCGATACCACGATCACCGTGAAGCTCGATGACGGTGGTGTGCTGAGCTTTGCGTACGGCGCTGAGATTATTGGCGCGCGCACGGACTACGGCCAGCTCATCGGCGGCGACAACTCCGATGGGAACACCGAAGGCAACGCGCAGCAATCGATCGACTTCACCGGCCAGCCGGTCGCGACCTACACCGTCAAAATCCGTTTCCTGTACTCGGACGGCGCCAATGACAACCGCGCCTTTTGGAACGAAACGGGCAACACGGAATTCATTTCCGCCATCGATACCCGCCACCTTCCGCAGTACGAAATTTCGATCACCGGGGCGGGGCCTGAGTGGATCGATTTGGCCGACGTGGTGTGGGACAACGTATCGATTGACGCCGGGGATATCACAGACCTTCGGGAAGGCACATTCGAAGGCCCCGCGCCCTACCAGCAAACTACCAAGCTCGGTTCCGGCGGCATGCCCGACTTTACGCGAAGCGCCGCCCGCACTGACACGGGCTTGAACGCGGTCTACCCGGCCATACGAGGGCTCGCGCGCCAGATTCAGGATATCAAGGGACCGGACGACGCCGGCAACTGGAATTGGTGGAACGACCCCTACATGCCGCTCGACCCATCGAGCACGCTCACGCGCGAGCGCACTACGAGCCTTCGGTCGCTTCGCACCGTGCATTACACGATCGGGGACGGCCTTAGAACCTTCGGGGACTTCAACGGGTACGGGGTTGGTGAGGGCCTAGACGCGTGCTTGACGCACATCGAAACCGAAGACGCGAATATCCAAGGCCGCGTCACCATTCAGATCCTTGTGAGCGGGGACGGCACGACCACGGGCACCCCCTTCCAAGTCACCAACTACTCGTTTAGCTATACCAGCGTCGAAATTTTGGGCGGGGGCGCGAATAACAGGGCATTCCATAGCTATATCCAGCCCGTGGGAACGCTCACCACCCCGGTGTTCTCGATCACTTCGGGGACACTCGACTTCAAACTGCAAGACCTACGCATTCAGGGGTCGGGCTTCGACCCGGTGAAGATGGTCTACATGGCTACCGCATCCACGTTCATCATGCGCGGCTGTTACGGCGGCCCCCGAGGTACGGTAGCGGCCCCCACATTCGAGCTTGGGCGCGGGGATAACATCATTGAAGACAACGAAATGCTTTACAGCACTTGGAAACTTGCGGGTGGGGGCAACACTTCCAACTCGATAATGCAGCGGTGCTTCATCGGCGGCGAAATAGAGATTGATGGCACCGACTCTTGGGTCTTCCGCGATTGCGTGATCTTTCAGGTAGATAACACGCTTTCGATGGTCACGATCACGAACGCGAGCGGTCTGCTTTTCGACAACTGCTTTTTCTACGCCAATGAGCCAGACGAAGATAACGTCCACATCGATAACGCGGGTGGTGCTTGGAATGATATCCGCTTTTCGCGGTGCAAGTTCCAACAGAGTTGGGTGAGCGGCGTACACGCGCCCGATGCGGGTGCCAACGGTGCGGAAGGAACGGGCTGGTCCATCTATGCGAACAACTCCGCCGACTCATCCAACGGACGCGGCTTTGTCGTAGAGCACTGTACCTTCGACGGCGCAGCGGGGCACTCCGATGCGGGCGGCATCTACATGTACGATCTAGAGGAAGCGTCGATTATCGGGAACGAGTTCCGTGAGTTCGGCACCGTCGCAGGGGCCGATCGTGTCACGCTGATTCGCGCGGAGAGCAATAACATTGGCTACGGCCAATACTTGCTCATTGCGAATAACATGGCCGCCGAGTGGGCGTCGCCCGTGACTGAGGACGAGGCCGACCATACGTGCATCTACGTTGACAGTATCAAAGGCGTCGTGATCAACGGCAACAAACTAGGCGGCCCCGGCGTGCTGGGCAACGGCCGTGAGAATGGCATCCGGCTAATCGATGCGGACTACTCGGTAGTTTCGGGCAACGCGTTTCATAGTTTCAATAGCAATATCTCCGAAGGGATTTTGACTTCGTACTCTTCCCTCATCGTGATCAACGGCAATATGTTCAACCATTGCCAAAATGGGATTTGGGTAACCGGAGTCGCGACGGCCGCCAATATCACGGGGAACGTCCTTTGGGGCGATGGAGAAGACGCCACCACGGGCGCCATCTATTGCGCCATCGATTACAGCGTCGTTTCAAGCAACATCATTCGAGGCTGCGGCACGGCCTCGATGTACTGCTCCGGCGATGACAGCCTAATTGTGGGCAACCAAGCCGATGGCCAGTTCTCAGACGGGATCGCTTCCGGCCAAAAGATGTTCAACAGCACGCATAACGTGGCCACGGCGTTCGTATGATCGAATGGTTTCAGATCGCAATCGAGCCTCACTGGCCATTTCTCATGGCGATGGTGGCGTTCATGGTGATCGGCCAAGTCATGAAGGGCTCAGTGTTCACTCGCGAGCGCGCCTACGCGCAGTACGCCGATGAGCTTCCGCGACACGTGAGCCACTTGCCAGGGACGCCGCGTGTACTTCGAAAGTTCCGCAAGTTTTGGTGGTGGACCTACAAGAGCTTGCCGCTGCACCCGATGCTCGCGGGCATCGCGCTCGGCATGATCATCGTGGAGCCGGAGCCCGGTATCGTTGGCCCAGAGGCTTCACTTTACTTCGCGACGGCGGGTGCGTGTTCGGTCTTTCTTTACCAAGTCGTCAAAGGGCTTTTGAAGCGCAAGGATATCGAGCTGCCGGCGCTCCCCGGCCAAAGCAAGAGCCCGGCCTTTCAAGTGCCCAAGCCGCCGAAGGTGCCCGACGTGGCCACGGTGCTCCAAAATCTGGACGACAAGGACGTTGAATGACCTGGCCTCTATGGCTCATCAAAGCCGGGCGGTGGATCAGCAAGAACACGCAAGCCGCGCTCGCCGCGCTTGTGCTCGTCTTCGGCGCGGGGCTCGCGTACACGTATCACAAACGACGCCTTGGTAGCGTGAAGGATCTCTTGGCGGTCGAGCAAGCCCAAAAAGAGATCGTGGCCCTGCAAACGGAGCGCAAGATGCTCGCGCAAATGGGCACCACGCTACAGGCCGACCTGGACGTGATCGACCTACGCATCGATGAACGCAAGCGGACCATCGTGGGCTTGCATGAGGGGGCCGCAGGGCTCGATGATAACCAAGTGGCCGATGCGTTCGCTCGGCTCGGATATTGAGGGGGAACCATGAGCAAGCTCGACAAAGTAAACACTAAGAAGGTCGCCGTACTCGCCGCTATCGGCGTCGCCGTGATCGTCGTTCTGTATCTCGTCTTCGCGTGAAGTCAGCGATCCTGATCGCGATATGGCTCATGGCTTCGCCGGCCGCAGCGGCGGAGCCCGTGCAGCCTATCGAGCTTTGCGCGCCCGACGTGCGCGTGCGCCGGGTTCAAATGACCCACCAAGGCGAGCCGGGGATCTGGTTCGATGCCCGTGTGGCCAAGTGCATGCTGGTCCAGCTCCAGACCATCGATGCGCTCCGGGCTCAGGCCATGGACTACGAAGTGCGTGCCGGCATGCACGGCCAACTCACGCTTTTGCTGGAGCGCCAAGTCGACCTAGCCGCCCTGGAGTCGGAAAAGGCCGTAGGCGCTCTCCAGAGGGCCGTGAAGGGGCAGCGGGAAGCCGAGGAAGCCTTGAACAAGCCAGGGCGCTCACGGGCCTTGTGGTTCGCCCTAGGCGTATTCTCAGGCGTGCTCGTGATCGGCGTGAGCGCCTACGCGATCAACGCAACCCGCTGATCAGAAGCCTAGGCGTTGCGGGTCGGGTTACACACGTGGCTCGCCAATTCGGGCTTGGGAACCCCCCATGATCGACTTTCGCTTTGCTTTTTGCAGGGTCGAGCCCGCAAACGACGGGAGCCTCACGCCATTATCCCCGGAGCCCTAACCGACTGACGACTTACGGCTTCGCACGGCAAGCGCAGTCTTTCCGGGCGCTTGACGGCTAGCCGGCGGATAAGCTCGTCACAGTTGCTACCCCTCACAGACGCTACTCAGGGGGATACGTGACACGGGCGTACGGGAGCTAAGTGCTTGAAACGCCGCCGCAATAGGTGCCATACGCGACGGTTCATTGCACCACTACTTTCGAGGCTCACTCATGGGCCTCAAAGCGTACACGCCCGCGGAGTCACCCGCGCTCGATACGGTCGGCGAGTTCACGGAGCATTCGGGTCACGATGGCCCGTGTCGATAGCCCGCTCTTGCGGATGGTGCGCGGCGGTTGCTTCGGCTTGGGCACGCCATTGCTCAGCGAGGGATGGGGCTCGCGCCGCCGGATAACGCACTCTTCGGAATGGTAGCCATCGAGCCCATCGCACTCCGGGCAGATCCGGCGCACGGCACGGACGGCAAGGGGGTCTTCGGGGAGCGCGTCTTGAAGCCGCGCCATCGCTTCATCGTCGGAGCCCGGTACGAAGCCAAGCAGGGAATGGTATCGGGGCTTGCTCATGGGGGCGCTTAGGACGCTTCACGGCTCAGGCGGAGCCGCACGGCCAACTGGTTATCGCTCAGGTTCTCAGTCGAATCCATCGCGCCTTCGAATGCCTTGGCCATGCGCGCGAGCTTTTGCCGCTTTTGCTTTAGGAGGGTCGTGCTCCGCTTGAGTTGCCGCTCCAACTCTTTGACCCGCTTTTCGTTCTCTACCACGCTCTTGCGGAGTGCGTCGTACTTCTTATCGAGCGTGGGCTTGCTGCGCTTGCGCTTCGGCTTGTGCTCCATGGGTTCATAGCCGACGTTGGGCACATCCGCATAGACCCGATGCAGACTCGCGCGAGTCACGTCGGGCTTGGCGCACTTGACCATCCCGTACGCGACGGCGCCGGCCGCTTGAACCATCGATGCGTCGTTCTGAGGCAGTTGGATGGTGATCGTGAGACCCGATGCCCAGATCCGAACCGCACGGGCTCGCGTCCTGGTAATGAACCGGACGGTGTAGCCGGCAGTGGAAAGAAGCGCGTGCTCTTGGGCGCACTTGTGGCCCAGCGTGATCGCGCGCCGCAGTACCCGACCTTGGTACTTCGTTTCGTTGACGAGTTTATTGCGCATGCACCAAGTATAGCATGCGCCGTATACGATGCAAATGGACCGCAGCTCGCTTCGCCCGGAAAACGCGGGGGATTAGGTCAATCGGAGCACAAGCAAGATGAGGATCGCGATGATGAGAATGCTGATCGCGGCTGACGCGAGCTGGTTCAAATGCTTCATGCCCGGAGCGTAACAAAGAGAAGCCCCCGGATCACTCCAGGGGCTTCCCCGTCCTACAACTTTGTCCCGGCTCACACGGCGCAACTTACATGGCTTCACTGAAGGGAGAAGACCGCGCCGCGCGAGTTGCCCGGAGCCTAGCACGCACCCCTCCCGGTCGCCGGTCCTGGCCCGGCGTCGCTCTACATCGTCGGGGGCTGCGCCCCGTGAGTCGGGGGCTTCGCTTCGCTTGCCCCCTCCGTGTCTCGACAAACTTTGCCATCGGATCGGAACGCTTAGTGAAAGCGGCGATTCGATCCTCTTGTCCCACGCACAAGTGCGCACACACGCGAGGCACCCTCGCTGCAAAAATCCAACCCCATCCAACTATGACCCAGCTTGCGTCGTTACAACTTGGGGGGATACACAGCCGCCTACGACCCACCCCCGCTAATGCTCTGCGATGATCCGCTAGGAGTGCGCGATTATCCCTTGGTCTGTCATTGGCTCTAGGTGTTCAACCGATCGCGCTATCACGGCACGTGTCATAGACCCGCGCCCCTCTTGCACCCCGACTCCGTTCACAGGCATTACGGCCGCTCTTCGGCTGCCCCGGATCGAGTTCACTAGCGATGCTTCCGTGTCCGTTCGGATGACCACGAGGGCTTGTAGATCGATCCGTGCTTGACAGGCAAGCGCGAAGTTTGGTAGCGCCGGATCTCCCCCAACCCCCCACAAAGGATGTGCGAACATCATGACTTCCAAACTTGTCCAGGTTCGGCTGGATCTCATCGATCCTAACCCTTACCGGCATCTAAAACGATACCCTTTCGTCCAGTCGAAACTCGATTCGTTGCAACGCTCGATCGAGGACGTGGGCTTTTGGGAAGGCGTGATCGCCCGCAAGGTCGGTCGCCGCCACCAACTCGCTTTCGGGCACCACCGATTCGAAGCTGCCCGTCGCAGCAAACTCAAAAGCATCCCCCTCGTGGTTCGTGATCTGAGCGATGAGCGCATGATCGAAATGATGGGCCGTGAAAATCTCGAAGACTACAACGCTGACTTTCCGTGCATGCTCGAATCGTGGCAAGCGGCGCGCGAGTTCCGAGCGCACGAGTTCGACGACCTTGATAACATAATGATTGCGCGCACTTTGGGCTGGACCACTGTCAGTGGGAAGGGGCGTAACAAAGCGGAGCGCATGAATAACACGGCCAAGGCGTGCTCCGCGGCCGACTCGCTGATCGAAGGCGGCTACCTGAAACGCAAAGAGCTGGACGGCCTTGCGGTTCGATCGGCGCTCGACATTTGTACGCGCGCGCAGACTCGTGTGAAGCAGCTCGATGCGTTGGCGGCCAAGGGGCACCGTACGCGGAGCGACGTGGAGCGCGCTAAGAAGCGCGTCGGCAAGGCCGCGGAGACCACGGCCAAAGAAGTGCGCAAGGGTCACGTGACCCACACCGAAGTGGCGGGACGCGTGGATTACAACGTCGCCGGGGTTCGGCGCACCAAGCCGAGCCCGCTCTTCGCGAAGTTCGGCGATTCAACGGCGACGGCCATCGGGCGCATGCTCGATGAAGACGCCATCGCCAAACGGCTTGGCCAGATCATCGCGGTCAAAAAAGAGATCACGTTGGCCGACGATCGTCGCGCGGTGCGCAATATCGATCGCGAGTTGGAAAAGCTCGAAAAGAGAATCGCTAGGTGGCGCAAGCGGCTTCAACCCGCCGCTGCGAAATCGCTCAATGGTAACGGTGCGCGCGCGAGTGTGCGGGGGGTGGCCTAATGGAAAACTCGAAATACCTACGGCGCAAGAAAGCGGAAGCGTGCCCCATTCACCAAGCGGTCTACCAACTTGCGAGCGAGGATATCGTAGACCGCGGTGTTTTCGAGAAGATTGATCTCTTGAAAAGACTCCACTTCGAAGCCGTCGCGGGCAGCATTCGCTGGGACTACATTTCGGGGTGGATCGAAGCCGAATTGAAGTGTGAGCTGGTTCCGTTGGTAAGCCGCTACTTCCGCCGGCACCGGCAAGCGGACGTGCAGGATAACCCGGCGGAGTACATCGCTTCGGGCCACGGCAAGAAAACGATGGGCTACGGCGCGGTCGGGTTCAACGAATTGCTCAACTCGATCTACATTCACCGGGCCAAGCAACGTGCCGCGGTTACCAACGGCGTGGGCAAGGCGTTCCGTGCGTACATGAGCGAAGTGGAGAAGCGCGGCCTAGAGCTGCCCACGGACCTGAGCTTGCTGCCATCGGGCGACCCGCCAGAGGCCGGCGAGCAGCACGCTCAGTAGAACGCCCGGCGCCCCCTGGTAGGCCAGGGAGCGTAAGGTCCGCGCGCTCGATCATCGAACCCGCTCCCGGTGGTCTGGCAAGACCGCCGTGCTCTTGGTTCAGAAGATGTGGGTGGGAGCGAGCTGCAACACCATTGCTGCCCCGATGATCGATGACCGGGGTTCTACAATTATCGCGGCCCGCGAAGCAAGCGCCTTGTGATAGAAAGGCAACCGCCCTGAGCCTATGCGCGGCGACTCAGGGCGGTTCATGTGCAAAAACAGGGGTTCGTTCTCGCGTGACGACATGACCCTACAGCCCACCCCACAAAAAGCAACGGCCTAGGTTTGGGAGCCTAGGCCGCTACCGGCACAACGAATAACTTTCGACGACACATCCCCCAGGAGTTTGGGAAGCCCCCCATGGGATAACGGCATTGTGCCATTATCCCCTGAGTTGGGCAAGCACATCCAATTGCCCATGATTCACCTAGTACGCGGCAACAGCTTCACGGATATTCACGGCGCCCCGCAGTGGTTTCTCGACTACATCGCGCGCCACCTGAGTATCCCCGTCGAAGTGCGCCACAAGAAAGGCGCCCGCTTCGGCAAGATATGGTGGCACGAGGGCGAGCCTTGGGGCTCCCTGGTCCACGATAACCGTGTCGCCGCCGGCCTCACGCCGTACGTCGAAAAGCTCGCCGCGCACTACGGGCTCCAATCGCAGACGCGGGATATTCGCGTGGCGCCCGAAGAGCAAGTGCCGTGGTGGAGCGTGAGCGCGAAGTGGCGCCCGTACCAAGACGACATTCACCGCAAAGTCTGCGCGAGCCCGACCGGGATCATCAACGCGGTGCCACGGAGCGGCAAGACACTTATGGCAGCGCGCACCATTGACTCTCTTGCGTTGCCCGCGCTCTACATCGCGCCTTCCGTGGCCATCGTGCGCCAGACCTACAACGTCTTTTGCGAGCACTTCGGCGAACACATGGTCGCCCGGCTCGATGGGTCGGCCAAGAAACATGAACGGGATATTGAGAAGCCCATCGTGATCTCCACGACGCCTAGCGCCGTTCGCCTATCGCGGGATTGGTACGACACGCGCGACGTGCTGATCATCGACGAGTCTCACCATAGCGCGGCCGAGACCTACCACCGGATCAACTCGCTCGCGCAGAATGTGCACTACCGCTACTTATTCACAGGCACGAATTTCCGTTCTGGCGACGATACGCTGGCGATGGAAGCGATCTGTTCACAGGTTATCCACCGGGTAACTGTTGGCGATCTCGTTCCGAAGTATCTCGCGAAACCGCGCGTTTTCTTTGCGCCCGTGAAGGGGCCGAAGGTGAGCGCGGAAGACTGGCGCGCGGCGTATGACAAGGGGATCGTAGACTACGAACCGCGTAACAATCTTATCGTCCACTTAGCGACGATGCTCTCTCAGGATAATGCGTTGCCGACGATCGTGTTGGTACGCCGCCGCAAGCACGCGAACATGCTCGCCGAACGCATCCCGAACGCGGTCGCCGTGAAGGGTGGTGAGGCTATTCTCACGAATGATTCCATCAAAGATTTCCTTGCCGGCAAGGTGCAAGTGCTGGTAGGAACAACGGTCCTAGGGGAAGGTGTTGACGTGCCGTGCGCAGCGGCTTTGATATACGCTTCCGGTGGTGCTGAAGGGGTCTCGATGCTGCAATCGTATTTTCGTCCGTTGACCGCCCATGAGGGCAAGAAGACGGCGTACATTTACGACTTCATCGATTCGCAGCACCGCACACTTCGACGGCACAGCAAACAACGGATCGATTTCGCGCGGTTACATTTGGGAGACTGCGTGAACGCTCCGTGACGAAAGGCATTGGGACGGCACAATGGGGACAATGGTTTGGGAAACCTTAGAGCACTATCATCAACTCAGAACAAAGTACGGACGCAAGAGACCACGCAAGGTCGCTGCGGACAAAACGCGCGAAGACTCTGAGCACATCGCGCAGTTTCTTACGTGGTGCGGCGATCAACAGTTACCGCCGCGGCTGTTCATGGAAAAGCGTTTCGAAGCGATGTATCGAGCATCGCGTCGCAAAGCAGTTCCCCGTGCATCCCAGCTCGCAAGTGATCGTCTTGCCGAGTGCTGGCCACGAGTCGAGCAGAGCCACTACACCGATCAGCACGCTAAGCGGGTAACCCAAGGGCAAGACACGACGGTGCAGATCAACGTGCGCGCGTTGACCGCCGACCCGATGCCCTACCAGGAAGACGTGAAGCGTCAGAACGCCGGCATGCCCGAAGGGTGCCTCGCGATGCAGAAGTATTCAGGCGGCTACCATCCGAAGAGCGATTGGTGCAAGGGGTGCGCGTGCAAAGCCGCGTGTACCGACCAGCTCCGATCCGTGCATGGCTTTGACGTGGTGGCGCTCCGCACGGGACGCTACCAGCAAGTGCCAAATCAAATCTTACGAGCGGCGTTTGGGTAGGCCGTGTCAGTGTTCTCGTTCGATGCGAGCTTTCAAAGGGCGGTGCTCCGCCTTTGCATGGTGGATGACGCGTTTTGCCTCCGGGCTCTTCAATGGCTAGAGCCGGCGCACTTCACGACCCCGGCCTTCGGGTGGGTATTCAAGCAATGCGACGCGCACTGGCAGCAATACCAGACGCGGTGTACGGAGATCCCGCTACGCCAAGCCTTGCAACAGCTTCCCGACGATAAGCGGGCGCTCTACGCGGGCGAGCTAGAGGCGATCGTGGCCTTGGGCCTTGTGCCCGAAGCCGCCTACATCCGGCATGAGCTATCGGAGTTCTGTAAGCGGGCCATGTTCGCAGACACGCACGCGCAAGCGGCGGTCCACTTCAATCAGGGGCAGTTCGAAGACGCCTATGCGCTCACGGCCAAGGCGTCGGAAAAGATGGCGGAGATCGACTTCGGCACGGAAGACCGTCAGTGGTTTTTCGATGAGCTAGGCGACCGCCAAGTAGGCCGCTGGAAAAATCAGAGCGCGCTTCGCCCTGAGCCTTTCTTTACGGGCATCCATGATCTCGATGCGCGTACCAACGGGGGCGTGCATCTAGGCGAGCTATGGGTCGTCTTCGCGTACGCCAAGCGGTGTAAGTCGACGTGGCTCATCAATCAGGGGTTCAACGCCTTGAACGTCATGGCGCGGCCCGTGCTCCACATCGTGCTTGAAGGTTCGGGCGAACAGATCGCGGCCCGCTACGATGCGATCTTTAGCCAAGAGCTGTACACGAACGTCAAGCACGGGAATATCAACGCCACGGCTTACCGGGCCATGCACGAGCGGTACGCGCGCCTCAAAAAGAAGCTAGTGATCCGCACGTTGAACGATTGGGATGTGAACGTGCTGCACATTCAGGCTGAGATCGCCAAGCTCAAAGCGCAGAATTTCAAGCCTGAGCTGTTGCTCGTCGACTACATGGATCTGTTGCGCTCGCGTTCGAACGTCGACAGCGAGACTCAGCACCAAGTCAACGCGGCTCGCGATCTGAAACGGCTTGTGAACCAAGAGAAAGTCGCGTGCTGGAGCGCGTGGCAGGCTCAGAGGCCCAAGCCGGGCTCCCAAGAGAAAGAACACGTGCTCACAAGCTCCAACGTCGCCGATGCCTACGCCAAGGTCCGCATCGTGGACGCCTATGGGAGCCTGAATGCCACGGATGCGGAGATGGCGGAAGGCCGGATGCGGGTGTACATGGAAGGCCACCGCGATGCCCCGATCGGCAAGCTCTACACGATCCGCAACGATCTGAGCACCATGCGCATGATCACGGCCGTCGAAGGGACCGGCGAATCCCTGGTCCCGCCGCCACCATCCGACACCTACCGGGCGCCGTCGTGATCGACTTCGACCGCGCGCTCCGCCAGCTCGATGTGGGCGCCTTCATTCAGAAGGTAGGGGGCCAAAAAGAGTCACGGTCGGCCCAGAGCCACGAATACCTGTTGCCGTGCCCGAAGTGCGGCTCTTCGCGGCTTCGATGGAACCACCATAAAGACGCGTGGATCTGTTGGGGGTGCAACCGAACGGGGAACACGGCGATGCTTGTGCAGCTCGCCTTTGGCATCAACGCTGACGCGGCCCGCAAGTTCATCCTAGACGGGTACGACGGTGGGGATGGGAACCATGCGAGCCTAGATGTGCAGTGCATCGCCCCCGTCGCCCCGAAGCGAGCCCAGCTCCGCCGGCTCCCGACTATCCCATGGCCTACGGACGTGGAACGGCTCGCGTACGTACACATGCACGCCCAAGCGTGGATCTACTTGCACAAGCGTGGTGTGACCCAAGAGCAAGCCGCCGCGTGGCACTTGGGCTTTTGCCGGCACGGGTGGCTCAAAGGCTATCTCTTCTTTCCCGTCTACATGGACGACGGGCTAGTGTACTGGCAAGCGCGCGCAGCTTTCGACCCACCGGGTGGGGAGCGCAAGGGATTCAAAAAGACCATGAACCCGAAGAGCGTCGAAGGGAACGCGTTGGCCGGCGACGTGTTGCTCAACTACGATCGCGCACGTACCGAAGAGCACGTCGTGATTACCGAAGGGCCGTTCGATGCGATCAAGGTGGGCATCAACGCGGTGTCGCTACTTGGGAAGGTCGCAACGCCGCACAAGGTGGCCCGGCTCTTACGCATGCGCGCGATGCGCTACACGATCTATCTCGACCGCGGGCAAGAGGAACGGCAGTACGCCGAAGCACTCGCGCGACAACTCAGCGTGCAAGCGCCGACGTTCATCGCGACTCCCCCAGAAGGTTACGACCCCGGCGCTCTAACCCCCGAACAGAACGCATGGGTAATCAACAGAGCGGTGCGCTACAAAGCGCAGCTCAGCGAACGCCCGTTAGCCCACTAGCGACTGCCACTTCACCCTTCCGCCCGTGGCGGTTTCAATCTTGCGTGCGGTTGCAACCGTAGCGACTCGCGTGCCTTTGAACAGGTCGTGAACAGTCTGGTAGCGAAGCCCTGTAAGCCTCGCCAAGTCGGCTCGCGCCCCGTGCCCGCGCTTATCGCACCAGCGTTGGAGATCGGATTTTTTGCTCATCCTCTGATTATGAGGGATGGCGGATGGACGGTCAATCGGTTAGTTTTCCAGGGAAAAAGGTCCATTTGAAATTATCCTTGCATCGTCTACGGTCGGTCGGCTACTCTTAGTAGTGAAGGGACCAAGACCATGACCGAAACAAAGACCACCCGCATCACCATCAAGACCGCCGACGACGCCCGCGCGTACCTTACGACGCAGAGCTTCAACTTCAGCCGCGTCCAGGTCGACGACAATGGCAACGAGTACGAAGAGCATCGCGAGACCTGCAAGCGTTGCGGCGGCGCGGGCTACTACCCCACGCAGTTTCACGGCGCGTGTTTCGAGTGCGGCGGCAGCCCCCCGAACCGCATCGTGCGCACGTCGCTCATCGCCATCGCGAAGCGGGCTCGCAAGGTCGAGCTTGCCGCCAACAAGCGGGCTCGCAAGGCCGCGGTCGAAATGGCCGAGCGCAACGAGCGCACCGCCCGCGAAGCCACTGAGTTCGATGCTGCCTTCCCGACCATGCGCGCCGAGCTTGCCGACTACCTCCCCTACTACTGCGAAGCCGAAGGCACCAACCTCGCGAACAAGGAACACCGCATCTTGAACGACATGGCGACGAAGCTCGCGCGCTACGGTTCAATCTCCGAGAAGGCCGTCACGTTCGCCCGCAAGATGCTCGCCGACGAAGCCGCCCCGAAGGCCGTGCTTACCGAAGGCCGCTACGAGATGGCCGGCACCATCATCAAAGCGGACATTCACGAGAACCAGTACGGCTCCACTTGGAAGATGACCGTCAAGCTCCCCGATGGCTCGTGCGTTTGGGGCACCATCCCGGCCGATATCATCAACGTGGCTGTTGAGGCCCGCGTCGACTACGACCAGTTCATCGGCGACATTCTCAGGGGCGCGACCGTGACCTTCACGGCGACCGTCACCCGCTCCGACAAGTCGACCGACTTCGGCTTTTTCAAGCGCCCCGCCAAGGGCGCGACCGTCACCATCGTGACCGCACGCACGGAGGCGTGAGCTTGACGGCCGTACACGATTCATCGTATAGAGAGATTGAAGGGAACGAAGACCATGGCGAACCAGAGAAAACGAAAGAAGGGGGCTCCGCTGTTCGACCACGCGGGCGTGCGGCCTCGCAAGAATGTGAAGATCGGCGATACGGGCGTTGTCATGCCCGGCCTCGCTGAGCGGCACTTCCTGAGCCCCAGCCCCCAGCCCTACCGCTTTCCCCAGCGCGAGGTTACCGACTTGGCTGCGGGCCTCACGTTGGGCACGAACGTCATGCTCACTGGACCCACGGGGTGCGGCAAGACTTCGCTCGTCGCGCGGATCGCTTCCGAGCTGGGTCGGCCGTTCGTTCGGTTCAACTGCGATGGTGAGACGCGGGTTTCGAATCTGCGCGGCATGATGCGCCCGACCAGCGATGGCGGCGTGCTGAGCTTGAAGTTCAATCCCGGCGACTTGGCCGTTGCGATGCGCGAGGGCTATTGGGTTCTCTTCGACGAGATCGACGCGGCGCTCCCGAGCGTGCTCTTCGTTTTGCAGCCGGTGCTCGAAGAGGGTAACCGCTCGCTGCACATCCCTGAGACCGGCGAGACCGTTATCCCGCATGAAGACTTCGCGGTGTTCGCTACGGGCAACACGATCGGCTACCGCGCCATGGCGCGAGCACGCCACGCCGGCACGCATTCGTTGAACGCGGCTTTCCTTGACCGCTTCGGGATCGTGATCGACTGCGGCTACCCGGAGCGCAAAGAAGAGATCAAGCGGATTCAGTGTCACGTGTCGGATCTCAAAATCGACTTCATTGACTCCGCTTGCCGCGTGGCGAACAAGCTCCGCCAAGACAAAAACTTCGTGAGCGATTTTTCGACGCGCCGGCTGATTCAGTGGTGCAAGGTCATGGAGCTAATGGGCGACGGGATTCGCGCTGCGGAGCTGACGATTCTGCGCAAGCTCGAAAGCCCGACCGATGCAGAGGTCGCCAAGCAAGCCATCAACCGCCAGTTTGGGTACGACAAATGATCGACCTGCAACACGTCATGGAGCGCGTTGGCCGCATCGTAGCGGCCGACCAGCTACTCAAAGTCGACGTGCGCGGCGTCAAGGCGTTCGCCGTCAAAGGCCGCGTCGTGCTCCCGGCGATCGAAAACTACGATTGGTTGGGCGAGCATGCGGGCCGGATGCTTCATGGCTTGCTCGACCATGAGTGTGGCCACGCGAGCTTCACTGACTTTGAAGTGATCAAACGGATCGTCGCCGAAGAGACCCCCGCGTTCAAGGCGCTTTGGAACGCGCTAGAAGACGGGATGGTTGAACGCTTGAAGGGCGCGGAGTACCGGGGCTGCGCGCAGAACATCGAACAGCTTCACGACTGGTATTGGGAGCACGGCGGCGATGGCAACAGCCCGATCTCTGAGGTCATTGCATCGCACCCCGATCTTTGGACGGCGTTTTGCTTGGGCGCGCACACGGTGGTGGCGCCTTACGGTGGGCACCCCATTGCGACCATCGAAGAGCTGCACACGGACGCGGGCCGGATGCTGCGCGAAGTCGAAGCCGAGCTTGCCAAGGTGGCCACGGCGACTACGACCGAAGAGATATTCGCCATTACTAAGACGATCTACGAATGGTTCACGGACGTGGCTGAGCCGCCCAAGCCCGAGCCCGAGCCCGAAGAGTCAGACGAGGATGAAGACGGGGGTGGCGATACGCGCGATGATGAAGCGGACGATGACTGCGATGCGGAAGATCCTTCTGACGACGTTGACGATGACGACGCTGACGATGCTGACGATGACGGCGATGACAGTCGGGCTCGTCAGCGCGATGCTGAGCCCGAGGAAGACGACACGGAGGAAGACACGGCCGGCGAGGGGGGCGGTTCCGAGGACCAGCCCGATGACGGCACGGACGCGACCGCCAAGGTCGAGCGCAGCAAGAGCCCGATCGTGGATCGTGACTTGGAACGGTGGACTAGGGACGGCACACCGCTGAATCCCGAAGACGCGATCCAGGTGCGCGTGCGGAGCGTCTTCGAACAACCGCGTTACGTCCAGCCCTATACGGTCTTTAGCCATGAGTTCGATCTTGTGCGTGACTTTTCGGCTGAGAACGTGGTCACGGGCAATCAGTTCGCCGCCGATATGAAGGCAGCGCGCGCGGCAAGTGAGCCGCTTGCGATTGCTTTCGAGTCGGCGCTTCGGGCCAAGCGCGATCTGCGCGCGGTCGGCGGCTTCGACGAGGGGCTGGTCGACCCGGACCTTCTAGGCGAGTTCGCGGTGGGCGCGTGCCCGGTGGATCAGCTCTACCAGCAATACGTTGCGGAAGACTCTGACGACGTGGCGGTTTCCATCTTGCTCGATTGCTCCGGCTCCATGGGCAACGGGCCGAAGTCGAAGAGCCACTTGGCCAAGGTCACGGCGCTCGCGCTGCATCAAGCCTTGGCCTCATGCCAGATCGAACATGAGATCACGGGCTTCACCACCTACGAAAGCCACTACGCCAATCGATGGGTCTCTAGCGACGACGCTTTCCGAAAGCACGCCGCTGAGAACATGGACGCGGCCCGTGCAGCACTCAAAGAAGCGGAAGAGCAGGGGACCGATATCAGCAAGTTTGCGCGCATCTATCGGATGATCGGGGAAAACACGCTCATCCAAGTGCCCGTCTATGGCGTGTTCAAGAGCTTTGGCGCCACGGACGCGCGGGGGCTGGAGAACGTCGCCGGCCTCAGTCACAACCTGGACGGCGAAGCGGTGCTTTGGCAAGCGAAGCGGCTGGCGAAGCGAGCGGAGAAGCGGCGGGTCATGTTCGTACTGAGTGACGGGCAGCCCGAAGGGAGCATCGATAACGCCCAAGGCGCGCTCTACCTGACAGAAGCGGTCCAGCGGGTGCTCGCGTCGGGCATCGAAATCTACGGTATCGGGATGGATAGCGCGGCCGTCCGCACGTTCTATCCTGAGCATTGGGTGTGCTCTGACATGCAAGACCTAGGAAGGCTTGCCATGACGGCGATGACCGATGTATTGCTTCGGTCCCGCATGGAGCGTCAATGGGTACGGGTAGCCTGACATGGGAGGACTGTTGGCCAGTGGTCGAAGCAGAAGCACGGCGATGGCGCCGCGCGGGGGAAGAGATCGGGCTCGACCCGGACGACCTAACCCAAGAGGCTTCGATCGCGGCTGTACAGTGCGTGGAGCGATGGCGCCCCGATGGGGGTGGTCGTACGGCGTACGTGCGCACGGCCATTCGCAATCGTTTCGCGAACGTACGCAAGCAAGCCCTACGTCAACGGCGCGTGCCACACGACGCCGCTGGACGACCCCGGCCGGAATGGGTGGGCAGCTATGATGCGCTTTCCGCGGATAATGAGTTGCGCTCTTCGGCCGTCTTCGATAAGGGTCGAATCGAGTCACGACAAGCATTACAAGTTTTGCACGATCGACTACCAAGGCGGGATTGGGAGTTTTTGGTTAGATCGTTCGTGCAGGGGGCACATTTGGCGAGGGGGCTCGCGCCGGCACAACGGCAGCAACTACAAAGCCGGCTTCGGGAAATCCAGGGGCGGGCACGACGCATTCTCAGCGGGATTCTCACAACTCACGAGGAACAACCGATGAATGCTGCCATTCCGCAACCGAACATAGAAGAGCTTCCCGAGTGCCACGCGAAAGGCCAACAGCCGCAAGGCTATGACCGGGAAGATCCGGTGTGCTGGAATTGCCGGGACAAGTTCACGTGCTTGCCGGCCGCGCTCGACAAGCATTTGATAGTGGGGACGCTCCGCGATGATACGGAGATCCACGCCGTTCATGCCGAAGAGATGAGCTTCCGAACGGCGATCGAGCGGATGAAGGCCCGGCTTCGGGTGACTGAGGCCGGCGGCGAAGTGCCGACTGACTTAGACGTGAGAACCCCCATCGCCGAAACCGGGGTACGCCCCGCCCCCGCCCCCGCGCCTGAGCCCGTTCCTGAGCCTGAGCCCGTTGTGGAAGAGCCCCCAGAAGCCCCTGAGCCGCCCCCTGAGCCCGCCGCCAAAGAGCCCGCGCCAACGCCGCCGCCCCCTAAGAAGCGGCCCCCAGCGCCCGTGCCAGGGCTTGTGAACGCCGAAGGGCTCCCCACGCTAAAGAACGGCAAGCCGCTCCCGCCCATCCGCCAGCTCAGCGTCAAGCAAATGAAGGCCGCGCTCGCTCGTATCAAGGTCGGGCAAGGCTTCGCGCTGGACGTGGGGATGCAGCTCGTCCGCAAGACCAAAGACGGCGACAATATCATCGTACAGCTCGTCCCGACCGGCTTCCGATTGGATGGGGTGGTCTACAGCTCGCTTTCGACGGCGATCATGTATCGACTGCGCAAGGTGACGAGCGGCAATGCCTATTTCAGCATCGCTACCCACCAATGCACTGAAATCTGGTCGAAGAAGGGCGAAGTGCTTGCCGGCTATTCCACGTCATGAATGGCTGGATCATCAACCTTTGGGATAGCGCCGACTGCCGCGAAGAGACCCGGCAGCAACCCCCGATCTTCTACTTCACGGATGGGGCTCCGTGCTTTGAAGTCTGGTTCTGGCATTGCGACTTGTATCGATGGTTCGTCATGAGTTATCAAGCAGACCCCCGGCTCGAAGCGCAAGGCGTGGTCTACTTCCATCCCGATGAAACCCCCGATCATCTACGTGCTCGATTCAAAGCCCTAGCGATCAATTGAACGCCTCTGATCAACTCAGTCTCGTCGGCATAGAGCACCAATGGCCGAAGCCGGAAGTGATCAAGACACGTACGGGCAAAATCGAATTGGTGTATCGGCTTGTGCAGACGCCCGCGGAGCTAACGGCGATGCGCGATCAGCTCGTCAAGACCACGCATATCGTTTACGACTCCGAAACGAGCGGGCTCTTCGTACACCTAGGCGCGCGCATCATTGGCCATGCGCTCGCGTGTTACACCGGGCCGACTCAGATCACCGCGTGGTACATCCCGATCCGGCACATCGGCGTGGACAATGAAGAGGCCCCTCAACTCCCGGTCGAGCTAGTGAGCGAAGCCGTAGCGGCGATCCTTGCGGCGCCCGGATGGTGCGGGTTCTTCCACGCGAAGTTCGATTGGGCGCAGCTCCGCGCCGATGGCATTCCGTTCAAGCGCACGTTCGAAGACGTGGCCACGCTCGCCACGGCGGATAATGAGAACGAGCCGACGTTCGCGCTAAAGAACCTAGCCGCCAAGTATTGCGACAAGGAAGCGCGCGCTGAGCAAAAAGAGATGGACGAATGGATGCGTGCGGACGCGCGCAAGCTGGGGCTCCCGTACAAAAAGCGCCGCCGCGAAGTCGACGGTGTTCTAGGTGAAGCGTCCTACATGGACCGCTTTGGCTTCGCGCGTTCGCCGATCAATCTCTGCGGCAAGTACGCATGCAAAGACGTGTTCTACACGATCTACCTTGCGCTTGTGCGGTACAAGTCAGTGTCCACGCAATGGGCTGCGGTGGTCGCTCGCGAAAACAAAGTCTCGAAGATCCTACATGAGATGGAATGGAACGGGCTGCCCGCGAACGCGGCGCTCATTCGCGACACGCACGATCGCACGGAGGTCGAGTACAACTACTGGCTAGCCGAAGCTCGCCGGCTTACGGGCAACCCGGAGTTTGCAGGCACGGACGCGGAGCTGCGCACGCTGTTCTACGGCAAGCTGGCCATGCGGGTGCCGAAGGAAACCAAAAAGGGGAAGCAGGCTTCGGTCGACAAAGAAGCGCGCCTCTTGCTCGCGAAGCAGTACCCAGCGCACGGCGAGTTGCTGGACACGCTTGGCAATCTCGCTCGCGCGCACAAGCTGTTCACGACCTACACGGCCAACTTCTTACGGTACGTGAGCCCGACCACGGGGCGCATTCACGCGAGCTACAATCAGCTTGAACGTCGCGAGAAAGGCGGCCCCCCCGTGACGGGCCGGCTTAGCTCCGCCGATCCGAACATGCAGAACATCGATTCGCGCCCCATGGAGTTGCGCGACGGCAGCACGGTCGAGATCCGGCGCTACTTCACGGTGCCCGAAGGCTACATCCGCTTCTATATCGATTTCAGCCAAATCGAGCTGCGCGTGCTCACTTGGTACTGCCAAGACCCGGTGCTTTTGGAGTGCTACCGGATGGGCCTAGACGTGCATCAAATCATTGCGGACCAGTTGGGGATTCTGCGCAAGATCGCGAAGCAGGTAAACTTCGGCAACAGCTACGGCATGACTGAGATTGGGCTCGCGCTCCGCATCCCCGGCTACTACGACGATCCAGTGGGCACGCGCGAGTACGCCAAGAAAGTGCTGGCGGCCTACTTCGAAAAGTACCGGAACATCCGACTGTTCAAGGTGGCGGCGGCGCAGCAAATGAGAGAGAACGGCAACCTATTCGTGTCGCCCTTTGGCCGTCCCCGGCGCATCGCGCTTCTGAGCGCCGAAGAGCAGTGGCTACGGGAGCGCGGCGAGCGGCAAATGATGAGCAGTATCGTCAGTGGTACAGCCGCCGATCTCATGAAGGAATCGATGATTCGTTGCGACGGGATCTTGCAAGAGCATGAGTTGGGCTACGGAGTGCGCGGCGACGCGGGCGCCAAGCAAGTGCAGACGATTCACGATGAGCTGGTTTTCGATGTGCCGAACGAGCCCGGATGGGCGGCGCTACTTGTGAAGCTCGCGCGCACGATGGAAGACTGGCCCATGTTCTCAGCCCCCGAAGGGCGCGAGGGCGTGCCGATCCAAGTGAGCGCGGATATCAGCACCACGACATGGGCCGACAAGCGTGCTGTAGAAATCCTTCCCGACGATACGCTTCGTTGGGCCGCGTAAATATCCTCTGATCAGACGTTGTATAGGTAAGGCATGCCCCCGAATCGTTTTGTGCCGGCGAGCGAGATCGTTCGCCGATTGAAGCTATCAATGCCCGTTCACTTGGATGGGCTGGTCGACCCTCTTGGGAATGAGTTTTCGATCCACCGCGAAAATCTCATGGAGCTGTTGACCACGGATATCGATGCGCTTCCCTTCGACAACCAAAGCGTGAGCCCGCTCTACATGGAGATGGCGCGAGCGCAGCGTGCGTGTGAATGGGGCGCCGATCAGCTCGACACGCGGTACGTGCGTTGGAAGGCGCAGAAGGCCGCGGAGTTTCGCGACGCTGCGGAAAAGAAGCCCACGGTGGCGGAAGTCGAAGGCTTCTACCGGCAGCACGATGAGTATGTGGAGATGGTCGACGCACCAAAGAGTCTTCGCGTGCTTTCTAACTTGTTTGCGGACGCGAAAAACGCGTTTCTTATGAAGGCCCGTGCCCAAGAGCATCAAAGCAAGCTCATGGCAGGGCATGAGTCTTCGATACGGTACGACGATCAACAGCAACGACTGACTGAGCTTGAAGAGCTGGACCAGGCAACCGCCGAAGCAATCCAGCAAAGCGGCTCAGCGAAAGCAGCGGCCGACTACGTGCGGTCCCTGAAAGGCGAATGACAATGCAGCTTCCCCCCGGATACCTAATCCACCCTCAGAACCCCGCGTACATGTACAACCCGCAGAGCGGGGAAGTGCTTGAAGCGCAAGCCGCCGTTGCGCCCCCGGTGCCGCCGGCTCCAGCGCCCGCGCCCGTAGCGGTGCCCGTGCCCGCGCCCATGCCGATGGCAGCTCCCGCGCCTATGGTGCCCGCCGCGCAAGCGGAGCCAAGCTACGGAGCGGTCGATATAGGCGCGATGGGCCAAGACAGTCAGAGCGTTTTCAGCTCCACGGGCAAGAAAATCTATCTCAACTTCCCAGCGACGCCGAGCACGATCGGCGATAGCGTGTCGCTCCCGGTGCGCTTGCTCCCCCCGTGGACTTCGGGCCGTAGCTTCGCGCATGTGAAGTACGCGGAGCATCGCTTGGATGCGGTGCTCGTCCCCGATGCAGGTAAGCGCCAGTTCGTATATGCCACTTGCTACGATAGCGAGGGCGGCCCCGGACGGTGCCCGATCTGCGAAGCGCAAAAGCTCGACACGACCGGCGATCTGGCCAAGTACCGCCCGAAGGGGAAGTACATGTGGCAAGCCCTTGCGCTCGACAATATCAAGCAACACTTCCGCCAGCGGTTCGATGAGGCGACCCAACAGCCCATGCTCCAGGCCAACGGCGATCCCGTGTGGGACGTAGTTCCGGCCGTCATTCGAATGTCACCTACGCTGCACCGTGCGGTTACGAAGTTCTTTGAAAAGAAGGGCGACGCGACGCACCCCGTGACCGGCTACGGCATGGAGCTGATCAAGACCAAGACCGGCGCCGGCTCCATGGAGATCGAATACTCCGCCATGGACACGGCCCCGTCCCAGATCGACGCGACGCTCATGCCCGTGCTCGCGAACCTGATCGACCTACAGGCTCAGGTTCACTTTTACTCGCTCCCAGAGATGCAGCTCATCGCGCAGAACATGCTGGCGACGGTTGCGGCTCCGGCAGAGGCCCCCGCGGCCTACCAGCCGCCCCCGCAAGCGCCCTTGGCCCCGGTGGCAACGCCCCCAGCGGCCCCAGCGATGCCCCCAGCGGCCCCGCAAGCGGCTCCCGCGGCGCCAGTCGTCCCCCAAGCTCCGCAGACCGCAGCGCCCCCGTTGCCCCCTGCTACGGCTCCGGGTGGCATCCCGGCGGCGCCCCCCGTGGGCTCGCCGAACGTCCCTCCGACCGCAGCACCCGCGCCGGGGCTCCCGGCTGGGATGCAGCCGCCGCCCGCTGCGCCGCCCGGAGAGCCGGGCCGAACCCCGGAAGAATTTGAGCAAGGCTTGCTTGGCGAGAACCAGGGCGCAACGCCGTTCTAATGGCAGTTGCAAAGCGGAAAAACGCACGCAAAGCACCATCGAAGAAAGCTCCCGCAAAGAAGACGCCAGCGAACAAGCGCAAGCGCAAGCCCACGGGGAAGCCGGCGAGCCCGAAAGAGTTCCTGAAAGGGCTCAAAGGGAGCGAGGATGACACGTCGTTTCGGTTCTTATCCGACTCGATATTCCTGAAAAGCCGTGAACGGCTCCCGACTGGCGTGCTCGCGCTCGACAAGCTGAGCGGTGGCGGCTGGCCCGTGGGCTCGCTTGTCGAAGTGGCGGCGTGGGAAGGGGTCGGCAAGAGCACCCTACTCGACCAGTCCGTGGCTCAGGTGCAGCGGGTCGGCGGTACAGCGGCGGTCATTGACACGGAGGGCGCGCGCGACTTGGGCTACATGGCGCTTCTAGGGGTCGACCCTGAGAAGGTGATCCACATGAGCGCCTACACCATCGAAGAGTGCTTCGCTCGCATCGATGAGATCCTAAATCGCCAGGAAGAGCTAGGCCGTGAGCGCGCGCTCGCGCCGCTGTTCATTGTGTGGGATTCGATCGGGGGGACACCGGCCAAGGCGGAGAGCGAGGGCGGAACCGACTCGAATCACATGGCGGTCGGCGCCAAGCGAATCAAGCAAAACCTTCGACGCATCATGCTCCGGCTTCCCGAGCTTCGGACGTGTCTGGTCGTGACGAATCACTTCTACAAAGAGCTGGGACCGTTTGGCGGCTTGCAAACGCCGGGCGGGAGCGGGCTGCGCTACTTCCCACACCTACGGGTGCGGCTTATGCGCAAAGGCCAAGTCAAATCGGGGCTCCGCTTGATCGGCCATGAAGTCGAGTGCCAGGTCAAAAAGACGCGGCTAGGGCCGATGCCCCCGCCCACCAAAGCAGGGCTGATCTACGGGAGCGGCTTTGATAACTCGTTCACGCTTTTCGATTGGGCGCTAGAGCACGGCGAGGGAGCTGGGCACAAGTGGGTAACTCAGCGGGGCGCGTGGTACTCCCTTGTCGAGCCCGGCCAAGAGCCCGTCACGTTTCAACATGGCTTCGTAGGGTTCGGGGCGCTCATGAACGAGCGACCGGAGCTTTACCAAAAACTGGTAGCGGGGTATCTGGGGGGATGAGTAAGAAGCCTAAGAAGCCGATAGAGGGGCAGTGGTCATTGCCGTTTGTGAGGGGTTCGGAGACCAGCAGAGCGGCGGCGAAATCCATGGAGCCGGTCGCCGGAACGCAACGCGCTAGGGTGCGCGATCATGTGTCGGGTTGCGGCACTGTTGGCTCAATACGGGAGCAAACAGGTTTGGCACTTGGGATGAAGCACCAAAGTGTGACGGCGCGCTTCAAGGATCTGATCGACGCAGGGTATCTACGCGAAACGCAACGAAGGCGGAGAACGACAACGGGGCATTGGGCGGTCGTGTGCGTGACCCCTGAGTATTGGAATCGAGAAACGGACGATGGGGTACAATGAGCGATCTACGTAAGGGGGGACCGTCCTGTAAGAAGTGGCGGTTCATAGCGCACACGGGGAACACGCCGGTTTCGGCAGTGGATTTGGGCGATCTCGATGAGGTCGTGATTGCTGATTGGCTGCACGTCGAACGTATGGATGGCGACGCGTGGTGGATTCAGATCGGTGACAAGGTGTTCGATGTGTTCTTGAAAAAGGACGGCACGGTAAAGACGATGGTGGAACGCAGTGACGACTAAAAAACGCAGCAAGAAAACCGCACGCCCGATCGATGACGTGGTGCTCGCTCCGTGGAAGGCGGTAGTCTTCGGCGACCTTCACGTGTCGCAAAAGACGCTCGACCGTTGCCTAGACGTGCTCGCGCGTGTGCGCACGTTAGCGCAGACGCATGACGCGATGGTGATCTGTACGGGTGACTTCTGGCATCAACGGGGCGTCTTGAGTGTGCGGCAAATGGACGCGCTACTCGATGAGCTTGATCAGTGGAAGGGCATAGAGTTTGTGATCATTCCGGGCAATCACGATCAGGTGAGCCAAGATGGGACGATCCACGGCGTGCGCATGTTCGGCGCGTACCCCAATATCACCGTCGCGACTGAGCCGTTGCTTTGGCACCATAGCAAGGTCGCATTCTTACCGTGGCGCGAAGAGCCGGGCGAACAAGCGAAGCTCTTTGCGGAGCTTGAAGGCGGCACCCCCTGGACCGTCTTTGCGCATGCCGAAGTGCAAGGTGCGACTACCAACGGCGCGCATATCTCGCCCGGTCGTGTGAGCATCGCCGAAGTCGAAGCGGATACGCGTGCGTGCTATTGCGGGCACTATCACAAGCGTCAGAAGCTAGGGAAGCATACGTGGTACTTGGGCTCGCCCTTCGAACAGAATTTCGGAGAGCGCGACATGCCGCACGGCGTGGCGCTCATCGAAGAGGGGCATGCCGAGCCTCACTTTATCGACTTCGACGATCTGCCCAAGCACCATCGGCTGGTCTACGGCAAGAGCTGGAAAGACGCGGCAACGATCGCGGCGCACGATATCGTCGAAGTGCATGCGCCCGCCGATGTAATGGGCACGGATCGGCTCGCTCAGGTGATCGAAACGATCCCAGCGGCCGATGTGCGCACGCTCTTGGCGACTGAGGAAGACGATGAGATCAGCGTCCCGTCGATCGCCATGGGGCTCGATGAGGCGATGCACCAATGGGTCGAAGACTGCGACGGCACCGATCTCGACAAGTTCCGGCTACGTCAGCTTGGCCAGACCATCCTGGCGGAGATCCCAGAGGCGCGAGCGGTACAACCGTTAGCGCCAGAAGTTGATATCAAGCGGGTGACCGTTACGGACTTCTGCGGGGTTCGGGGCACGCGATCCTTCGACTTCCCCGATGGGGTGACGCTGATCAAAGGCCCGATGGGCGCCGGCAAAACGTCCATGATGGATGCGCTTACGTGGGTCTTCTTTGGGACGACTACGCCCCGCAAGGCCGGCAGCCATGGCGCGAGCCTTCGGGCCGATGAGGTGGTCCACGATGAAGCGGCGAGCTGCACCGTGGTCGCCGAAGTGGCGCTACAGGGCCGGAAACAGCCCGTGGTCGTCACGCGCACTAAGAAGCGCGGCGTTGGGAGCAAGGCCAAGCTCACGGGGATCAAGGCCCCCGATGGCATCGCCGACCAGCAAGAGCTGATCCATGCCACGCTGGGGATCAATCACGCCCTTTGGCGCACGTGCGTCTACTTGGGGCAAGGGTCCGTGGGCAACTTTGTCACGGACGCCGACAAGCGCCGTAAAGACCTTCTGAGCGCCGCGTTCGGCCTAGACGCATGCCCGACTGCCCAAACGTACGTACGCGCCCGGCTCAAAGACGTAGAGGGCTCCGTGGAGCGGCTACGGATGCAAATGCACTCCGACGAGCGCGCGATCCAAGTGCTTCAAGAAACGGACTACAAGGTGCAGATCGCGCAGTGGGAAGAGCACCGCAAGATTGCCCTAGAGGCCGCGCGAAAAGAGGGTGAGGGCGCCAAAGAGCTAATGGGGCAGTGCGACGGGCACTTGCAGAGCGAAGAGCAATGGCTGCAAAGCAAGGCCAGCCATACGGAGCACGTCGACACGCTTACCAAGTCGCTGATCCGATCGTCGCCGCAGAACAAGGCCGCGGAGCTACAGCAACAGTTCGGCGCGCTCAAAGCCGAAAAGGCCATGATCGAGCGCGATGAGGCCCTTGTGCGCCAAGAGCTAGATCGGCATTTCGATGCGGTGAAAAACGGCACAAGCGTATGCCCGACTTGCGAGCGGCCCTTCGATGCGTCCCATCAAGAGCAACACGCCGCCGCCTTGGACGCCAAGGTACGCGGCTTCGTGGCGACCATTCAGACGTTCGATGTGAAAATGAGCGATCTCAGCGTCAAGATGGGCGAGCTGGACACGGGGGCCGACCAGCAATCGGCGCACATCGAAGCCCAGATCCAAGAGAGCCGGGAAGCCCTCGAAAAGTGCGCCGAAGCTCTCAACACCTTGACCGTGATCAAGACTAACCGGGTGAACGCGGAGAAGCGGCTGCATGAGGCTCGCGCGGAGTACACGCGACGCGAGCGCGAAGTGAACCCCTTCGGGGCCAAGCAAGCCGAGTGCGAAGCCAAGATCGCTACGCTCACAAGCAAGCAAGCGGCGGATCGTGTCGAGATGGATTCGTACGATGAGAAGCGGAACGACTTTTCGTTCTGGGAACGGGGCTTCGGGGCCAAGGGGCTCCCGGTGCTTGTGCTCCGCGCGGCGCTCCATGAGCTGGAGACCTACGCCAACACGTTCATGAGCCAGCTTCTACAGGGCCGGATCTTCACGAAACTACTCATGAAGGGCGAAGAGCTAAAGATCCACTTCTACGCCGTCGACCCGGTAAGCGGGAAGGTCCATGAGCGGCGCTACGAACAGCTCAGCGGCGGCGAGCGCCGATGCGTAGAGTTGTCGTTCAATCCATTCGCGCTAGGCGAGATGGTGTTCAATCGCTGCGGGGTGCGGGTCAACACGCTCATCGTGGACGAGCTGACGACCCACCTAGGGCAAGACGAAAAGCCGATCGTGTGCGATATCCTTCGAGACCTAGACCGGAAATCCGTGGTTGTCATTGACCACGATCTATCCGTACAAGGCGAGTTCGATCAGGTATGGGATCTAAGCGCGCCGCCAGAAGCGGTGCCGGAAGCCGAAGCGGGGGCCGCATGAGAACGGAAGTGGGGAAGGATCGGGACCGATTGAAGCGTGAGAACGCGCGCTTGCGGGAGCGCATTCACAAGATGGAATCCCCCGATGAGGTTCGACGCGACACGGAGCATTGGTACGAAGTGGTCGAATACTTCGACGCGGATGCGATCCAGAAGCTCCCGGTCGACGGGGGTAGCGCGTTCATCATGGGCAAGCTCGATGAAGTGAACATCGTCGAAGTGGGCAAGGGCACGCCGATGGACGCGATCAAGCGGCTAGGGGAATGGCTCAAAGAGAATGGCATCGATGCTTTGCTGGTCTCCGAAGGCGTCAAGTTCATGAAGCTCCGCCCCGCAACCGATACCCAATCCGAAAAGCTCGACCGTTACGAGCAAACGAGGCGCGACGCGGAATCCGAAGCCGACAAGCCCCCGCTGCCGGAGGGACCGCCGGAGCCCAAGCACATCCCCGAAGAGTTCGAAGGCCGCGCTTGAAGGTTGTCTACATGGGCATAGACCCCGGCAAGACCGGGGCACTTGCCATGCGCTCGCTGGACGGCTTGTGGCGCGGTGTGGACTGCCCGCTTGTCGAAACCAGTACCAAGACGCGTAAGAGCAAGACGACGGGCAAGGTCACCACGACCGTCAAAAAAGAGTCGAGCCCCGTGCTCATGGCAGAGCTGATTCGTGACGTTATGGAAGCCGCGGTTCATAAAGATGCGCGGTTCGTTGTCTACGTCGAAAAGGTCTCCGCCATGCCGGGCCAGGGCGTTACGAGCATGTTTAGCTTTGGGCGCAACTTCGGGCAGTGGGAAGGGGCCGTTGCCGCGCTTGGCTGCGAAATACACTACGTCACTCCGCAGCGTTGGAAAAAGGTCATGCTCGCCGATGCCCCGAAGGGGAAAGAAGCCTCACGCATGAAGGCGTTACAGCTCTTCCCCTACCTTGCCGCTGAGTTGAAACGCAAAAAGGATAATGGCCGCGCCGAAGCTCTGTTGATCGGGGAGTACGGCCGTCGCGCTGAAAGCACCTAGGTGACACGCCAAGAGATAGAAGAGTCGCTACAGCTCCGCGTGGGCTACTTGTTTGGGGTCGCGCCCGCGTCAGTGCGGGTGGTGTGGGACGCGCGCAAAGACAAGCCGCGTATTCGCGTCCCGAGCCGGCTGCACACGGTGCTGTTCACGGATGAACAGCGAGCGGAGATCATCGGCGACGCAATCGACACGGTGCTCCGTCAAGAGCTAAAGTCGCTTGGCGATACCACGGAGCTGAGCGACGAAGAGCTGACCGCGCGATTGCGAGCCCTACGTGACTGATCCCAAGCCCCCTAAGAAACGTCGACTGCGAAAGAGGCGCATCCCCAAGAAAGCGCCCGCAAAGAAAGCGCCCGCAAAGAAGGCCCGTAAGAAGCGGGTCATGAAGCCGAAAAAGGCCGCGCTCCAAAAGGATCTCCCGAAGACCCACGTGGTGCGCCAGCAAGCCCTTGCTGACTTTGTGAGCGACGTGGAGAGCCGCGATGAGGGCTACCACTACATACGCGAGGATCGCACGTACGAAAAGCACGTGACGATCCACATCTTTCGCAAGTGGAAGCACACGGACGAATGGGAGCTGCACCGGGCCGCGTATTGGGCCGAAGCGCAAAAGATGCTCCTAGAGAAGACGCGCGATCAGACCGTGCAAATGCTCGCCGACTCGATGAAGCAAATGAACGAGCTGCGCGGCTTTGCCATCGAATGGTGCGACCCCGTGCGGGACGAGGAAACGGGCGAAGTGCTCCGCTACCCCGCGGAAGACGATGAGGGCAAGCCCCATCGGTTCGCCGGCAAACCCATGCTAGTGGTGCGCCCGCGCAACTACGAGGGGGCCGTGGCTGCCGCGCTCGCGCTCGATGATGCGGTGCGTGAGCGGCGCGATGAAGTGCTGCGGCTCACGGGCCAAGGGGAGAGCACATCGAAGGTGTCCGTCGACCCGGTAGTGCAGCAAGTGAAGCTCTCCGCCGAAGACCTTCGTTCGATGGCGCAAGCACTTACCAAGCGCCGGCAACCGGAGTTGGTAACGCACGCGATTGACATTAGGCCGGAAGACCATAGGCCACACCATGAAGAATGAAGGGCCGCGCATCGCGGGTGCCGTGCATCCTGCTACCACTGAGGGATTCCGTAAGTTTTTGCAGGAAGCGAATCGCGTTGAACGTGACGGCTATGAGCTGATCGCGGTGGTTCCGTTGGGTCCGCAGATCGGTGCCGTGTTCCGCCGTCGCAAAATGGGTACATCCGTTGACACGAATAACAGTTTTTTCGAATAGCTGGTCACGATACGCTTAGGGCGTGCGGAAGGCTACGCTTCGCAAAATAGAGCGCGCTAGGAAACGCTTGCTTACTTCGATATCCGCGTTGAACCATGCGGATGACTTAGATGCTCGCGCGTGTGGACTGTTGCAAGAGCTAACCGCGGAGACGTTGCGTCAGTTGCCGGTGTTGGTCGACGCGCGGACCATGAAAGCCGATGCGATCATTTTGACGCGGGCTCAACTTCATGACTTATTAGCCCGCTTCGGGTTAGACTTACTAACCGTGCAGACCGGGGGGCTGTTGCACGGGGACGACTGAGTGTTTGGCTTTGCGGTCGCAGTGGTGGACCGCGGCAGGGGGGAACAGTGTTCCAAATGATTCGCGCACTAGTGTGCGACGGGTGCTTTCGCTATGAGCGGGCGCCTGAGAAGGTAGAGATCAAGAAAGGGGAGCGCACGCCGCTGCCCGATGGGTGGGAACGGGTCAAGCTCAAAGGCTGGGTCGGTAGCTTCCACGTGTGCAGCGATTCGTGCGTGACTTTACTGACGGATCGTATAAAACCGCCCAATGGCCATATGGACTGACAAAGACTTCACCCGCCGCCACTATGCCGTCGAAAGCCCCGCGCTAGATGAGGCCCGGCGTATCGAGCTGCGGATCATCGTGGACGGCAAAACCATGGTGCAGACTACGGCGCGCGAGCCGGGGATCATGGCTTTCGTGAGCAAGCCGAACGACCAGGGCTTCGAAATTGAGATCATCGAAGCTACGGGCGCGAAGTACACGGATGTTCGTACGCCGGCCGGGGAGACCACGGAGCCCTTGGCTCGCTGGCAAAAAGAGGCCCTAGGGCTGGAATGAGGGTCGAGCACCGCTCTCAGCGATCCGACCATGAGACCCCTGAGAGCATTCTCATACGGGTGCGCGCCATTGCGCCGATCGGGCTCGATCCGGCGAGCCGCAAGGGCAACCCCACCAAAGCGCGGGTTTACCTCACGCCCGATAAAGACGGGCTCGTGCGCCCCTGGACCCATAGCGGGCTCGTGTACGTGAATCCCCCCTACGGGCGCGCTCACAACCGCGTATGGGCGCGCAAGATAGCCATAGAGGGCAAAGCAGGGGCGGAGATCGTCGGCCTTGTAGCGTCCCGCACGGGCTCCAAATGGTTCGATGAGATGTGGACCGCCGACCGGATCTGTTTCGTGCGGGGGCGCATCCGTTTCGTGGGCGCTGACGCTGGGGCTCCGTTCGATTCTGCGATCTGCTATTGGGGGGAGCGCGCCAAGCGATTCGATGAGGCGTTCCGCAGCTTAGGGAAGCTGATCCGGCCGTAAGATGGCGCTACTCTACGCTCCGTGGCCAAGCCCCAAGATATCGCCCGGCTACCGTGGGATCAGCCCCGCAGCCACGCGTGGACGACGGCGCATCAACGCGCGCTCGTAATCGGGTATCTCGAAGGCTACGTGGCTAGCCGGAGCTGGGGCCAAGGCTGGGAAGTCGAAGAGCGGTTCATGGACAGCGGGGTGAACGTACACGTCGCCACGGGGCCGACTGGCCCTCCGAAAGAACGAACATTTCACCAACGGCCGGGAATGCCTATCCTTGTGCTGGCGGTTTTGCGCGCAAAGGATAATGAGCGATTCGAGTGCGGCTTGCATTTTCCGCGCGGCACAGACACGGACGTAGGGGAGATCGCGGTGAAATTGGGACTGGCGGCGCACTCATTTGACGCACTTCACCGTGAGGTTTCGTGGGTGTTCTGAGGCGCGGAAGCCGGGGGCGGTTGCCGTTCGATATCTCCGGGGCGCTTCGCCCCGAAGGCTTTGGTCCGCTCCCTGAGATCGACGATGACAGCGATATCGACGGCTTGCCGTGGCATCGGCGAACCGAAGACGCGTGGACCGATCTGCCCTTCCGCAACGTGATCCGCTCCCAGATCGCGCATTACCTCAAGTGCCGGCCCGTCGTGAGCAAGTGGGAGCTTTGGGAGATTGCGACCACGGTCAAAAGCTCATGCACCCGACTACCCGCCGATGAAGCCTACCTTCGACTTCGGATCACCACGTGCGTGGGTGGGGATGGCTGTGGGTGCTCGCATGAGGGGTGCAAGCAATGTGAAGTCGCGTCGCCGTTTCCGGTCGAAGCGCGCAATCCGGTCGACTCGAATCAGATTTTCGCCCGCATGTTCAACTCTCTCGATATCCTCTGTGGGCTAGTCGTGAGTGGACCAGGCATAGGGATTCGGTTCTACAATGAGACGCCAAGTGGGGCGATCGATGGGATCAATACTGATTTCCTTGTGAGTCAGAAGTTCTTTGCAAACCGTGAGGCTGTTTATCTGAATGGAGTGAGGCAAAAGCCAGGCGCCACATGTGACTACACGCGGGCTGAATCCGGTGGGACCGGAACGGGTTTTGATACGATTCGGTTCATAAATTTTGCACCCATTCCAGGGGACAGTATTTTGATTGACTATGACCTACAAGGGGTCTGAGGGGACTAAGGGGGAACACTAGATGGCACGCACATGGATTCGACAAGATATCCAAATCGGGAGTACGCAAGACACTCTCGCTGGATTCGTAGATAACACATCGCCGGCTTCCACAATGGAGTCGGCAGCCAGCACAATCACGGACGACCTGAATAATCTTCGGTCAATCGCTTCGCTGCACCTCGATGGGCAGTCGAACAATTGGTACGACGATCTCATCGCTCCGAGCACGCTGGAAACCGGCACCAAGCGAGGGATCAACACGCTGAATGACGGCCTTCACGCGGTTGAAAAGAAGCGCGTTCTGCGGGAGGTTCAAAATCTCGAAGACGTGACTGTTGCTGCGGGCGATGCGGCGACGGGAACACTGACTTCCACGGGGCAGCCCGCGAACGACGACGACGTTACGATCGGAAGCCAGGTTTACACTTGGAAGACGATTCTGACTGGCGCTGCGGACGAAGTGTTCATCGGCGGCACTCAGGCGCTCTCCATGGAGAACCTACGCCGCGCCATCAATGACGATGGGACCGCGGGCACTAACTACGGCACCGGCACTGTTGCCAACGCCGATGTGACGGCCACGGACACGGCGACCACGGTTATCGTGACGGCCATTCTTGCCGGCACAGTCGGTAACTCGATTGCCACGACTGAGAACGGTGCGAACACGGACTGGACCAGCGGTGCAACGCTCGCTGGCGGTACGGATTCAAACTGGGTGATTCTTACGCTCTCCGAGGTTCCTTCGCAGGACACCGCAGCGGTTGGCGCAGTCACCACGTTGGGCACCGTAGTCGCGTTCCACGCGGGCAGCTTCGGCACGCACTCGCTCGATGAGGTTGCAGGGCCAACGGCTATTTCGCCGTTGAACCTTGTACACGTTATTGACGCGGCGACGCATGACCCGATCTTGTCGGGTGGCACGGTCGTTTACGGTCTCTTGCAGACTGAGACCGCAACCGATGAGCACACGATGACGGGCACAACCGCGTTCCGTGTGCAGATTTCGTTTGTTCGGGTCAACACCGGAACCGATGATCTCGAAGCGGTTCCGACCAGCGACATTCAGGGCAAGACGATTCACTACCAGTCGCATGAGCGAGTTCGGCTCGAAGACTTGAACGAGTACGACTTCCTTGGCGGGGGCATCATCGATATCCCGGCGGGTACGACTGTCACTCGTCAGGTTGGCTACGACAACCAGGGTGTCACCCCGGTTGACTTGGGCACGAATGCGATTCTCGACCTTGAAGGCGCGGGGCTCTCATGGTCGGTTCGCGATGACCTAGAGGCGACTCTCTTCGAGATCGTTGAAGGTTCGTCGGGCGGCACTTCGCAGGTAAACATTCACAGCGATGTGGACGAGTTCGATGTGGATGCGGTGGTCAATGACTTCACCGCGGGCGTCACGGTCGGCAGTGGCGGTGCTCGACCTATCGCGGTTGGCGTCACTAGCGGCGAGATCGCAACCACGGCGGGCAATCTTCGGATTATCGCAGCCGACGAAATGTACTTCGATGACGTGAACCAGACGGGTTCCACGTGGGCACAAACGGACGGTATCAAGCTCTCCGAGACCACGGGGGAATGGGATGCCTTCGAAACGGCTTTCGGCGAAGTCTCATTGCTCAATGCGATTCAGCAAGCCTACAGTGGGCAGATCCGAACCAAGGTCCAGGCGACGCTCACGGCGAACGTCACGCTGAGCAACGATGTGAACGGTCCAGGCACCGCGCATAACAATACCGATGTGGACTTGGCACCGTTCGATAACGTCACGTTCAACACGGACGTTGACGTGTTCCTGAATGGTGAGCTAATGCGCTACACGGACGACGTAGTTGCGGGTGGCACGCCGGCCGAAGGTGACTTGCAGTTTCTCTTCAATTTGAAGGGGACCGGCACGAAGCCCGACCAAATCACAGTGATCGTCAACGGACAGTAATCAATGCTTGAACACGTTCTCGGTAAGGTAGAAGTCTCTGGCCAAATCGGAGACAAGCTCGATGAGGCTCTAAAGGGGGCCGAGAACGAGGTTCAACAGCGCAAGGGGATGCAGGCCGGTTGCCAGCTATCCGCGAAAGCGGTAGCCGGCTTGCTTCCACACGTTGACAAAGCCTTTGATGAGGGGGAGCTAGATGGGCTCTCCGCGCTCGAAATGAAGGGGCTTCTAAAGAAGTGGCTCGTGCGCGGGATGGAAGCCACGGAGAACCTGTATAAGCGCGCTCAGGCCGAAGAGATGGTCGCCGCTGGCAAGGTCGCCGCGATGAATCTCGCCGTGACGATCACCAAGCGGTATCACGACTCCGCAGCGGCACGCGCCCGGCAACTTACCGCGCCCGATGAGTCTGAGACTGAGGCCGAAGCCGGCGAGCGTCGGAGGGGCCGTAAGCACGGCGAGCACCCGGCGGGAAGCCCGCTCGATGAGCGCCGTGAGGCCGCAGCCGAAGAGGCCGTCGACAAGGCGCTCGCGGACGCGAAAGAGACGCCCAAAAAGCCGACTAAGAAGACCGCGCCGAAGAAAAGGCGCACCGTACGGCCGCCAAAGAAAGCGAAGTAAGCAGTGGCGGGAGCGCGCGATGAGCGAGTTGCCGACCTATTCTTTGTCGACACCACCGCCGAAGGGAACCCCGCAGAAGAGGGGCTAGTCCGCTATGTGAGCGGCGATCTTGTCGCGTTCCTAGGGGGTGTGGTCAAGAGCCTCACGACGGGCTCAGGGCTCAGCGAGGGAGCGCACCGTGCGCTCGATCAGCTCATCCATGGCATCGCGGAGAACAGCTTCGAGGAAATGACCTACGCCGGCAACAAGGTCACGGCGATCATTGTGTGGACCGATGCGGGCAAAACAACGAAGATCCGCGAAGAGCTGTTCACGTACACGGGGAACCAGGCGACGACGATCGTCACCAAGCAATACGATGTGGCGGGGGCATTGATCGTGGGCGAAACGATGACTGAGACACTGAGCTACACCGGCACCAAGATCGACGATATCACGCGGGTCATGAGCTAATGGCCGGCGTCGTAGTCGTCAATCAACCGCCGGTCACGCTCTACGATTCGAGCGGCAATGAGATCGCGCCGTCCACCGAAGCCACGCTAGAGGCCGCGCGGGTGCTGTTGGTGGCGCTCGAAGGCAAAGACTACGCGACGCAAGCGACGCTCGCCACGCGCGCTAGCGAAGCCACGCTCGAAGCGGCGCGAGTGCTGTTGGTATCCCTGGACGGTAAAGACTTCGCCACGGAGACGACCCAAGTGGCCTTGGGCGTCATTCTGAGCGCCATCGAAGTCAAGGTGGCCACGGAGACTACGCTTGCGACGCGGGCCAGCGAAACCACGCTGGCTCTGACGAAGGGTGTGCTGGACACGATCTACACACGACAGAACGACCGCAACCAGAAGACCCAGCTCACCAACGGAACCCTCGACGTAACCGTTACGGCCGACGCGTCGATCAACCGCCTACAGATCGCTGGCAAGGTATCGGTCACTGGCGCAATCGCACCCCCGGCCACGACACAAGTGCTCATCCATGCCGACACTCCGCTGACAGTAGGTAGTCACGATTCGGTCTACGTGATTCCTGATGGGGAGGTGTTTCATATTCAAGAGATTCACCAAGGCAATGAAGATCCAACGAAGGGCGCATCTGTTGAAATCATCTACTACAACGGGACAGAGCACTTGCTTGAACGGGTCTACTCCGCAGGCTCAACGGTGACGATTGGCTACCCGGAGATCAACGCGGCGAGGGATGGAACGTCGATGGTCGGCAACGCAGGCGGCACGAACACGATCATCACTCGCCGCCTAAAGTATTCAGGTTCCAACATTGCAATCGAAACAGAGGTCGTGGGGTACGTTGTATGAGGGTGCTCTACATCGAGTACGCGCTTTGGAAGCAGATCACGCAGACGCGGGGCTTCACCGCGTTCCATGAGGTCGTCACAACGGATACCTTGCGGGTGTGGTCGGGAATGCCCGAAGTGGTCTACGCCGCCGACGTGGAGCCCGCCAACTTCGCGGACTGGCAGGCCGCCTTCCCCAGCTCGACCCTTGTGCTGGGCGAGGATACTGCGCTTGCGAATATCGCGGGCCTTGGCGCTACGCTGCAACCCCGAAGTGCGGATGGCACGCCGCAAACGGCGGGTCAAAATCTCACGCTGGGCCAGCTCGCTTTCACGCGAGCGGACGACGGCACTGAGCCCATGAACGTCAACGGCGAGGCTTCCGGCACTCCCGTGAACCTTTGGAACGGCACGGGTGGCGGTGATACCGGAGCTGACTGGCCCGCATCGGGCACCGGATCAGAGCAAGCCGCAGCGGACGCCGGGGCCGGCACAAACGGCTGGGATACCGGGGTCGCTGCGCAGAACGACGCTACCGATTTCGACAACGGCTCCCTAGTGGATGTGGATGCGCTCTACGGCGATTTGCAGTTTCAGATCAATCCGCAGGCGTGGCCCGCAACTTCACGGCTTCGGGTCGGGTTTCTCGATGCGTCGAACAATCTCGTGGGCAACTGGCGTCGGGCCGAAAACTACACGACGAATATGGATCTCGGCATTTGGCAGCCCGTGTCGATTCCGATCGTGGACTTTGCGCTCACAGGGCAAGTGCAAAAGCTCCACTTTGAGTACCGGAGTACCAGCGGGCAGCACCACTACTTCGACGATATCAAGCTCGTGCCATCGGGTGGGAACGGTCCCTACCGCTTTCGGGTGGCCGCGCCTAATGCGCTCACGCGCTACCACGTATCGATGATTGTGTTCATGGTGAGCGGCCCAACCGCGGGCTGGACTTCGACCAGCTTTGCGAACATTTCGGCGCTCTCGAAGGGGGTCATTTTGCGCCAGCGCCGGATCTCCGATGGGGCCGTGCTTTGGAGCTTCAACTCAAAGGATAATGTGGAGCTGTTCGGTCGCTACCATCCCCAAGACGATATTGAGTTCGCCGATGGCACTTTGCTTGTCGGGTTCATGGTCAAGCCCGGCAAGGCGAGCATCGTGGTGAGCGATGACGCGGTGTTGGAGTTCGTAGTGCGGGATGACTTGAGCGCACTGGCCGCCGCCCGCGCATTCGCGCACTACGGGGTAGAGGTACTAGAGCCATGAGTATCAGCATGAAGCGGTCGCCCGTGACGAGCGATGGTCGACCCATCTACCTCACGAGCCGATTTCGAGGCAACGTCGATCCGTTCTTCGCGGGCTCAGGGGATAATGAGAACGGGCGCGGGCAAGACGATCTGTTTTGCTTGCATTGGGCGACGGCGCCAACCGAGGCCGAAGACAAGACGCAAACCTTTGGGTTCTGCGACTGGATCTACATCGCCAAGGGCACGGTGCAGTGGTGCAACGCGGGGCCGGGGGATTACGTGAGCTTTCACGCGTTCGCGCCAGCGACCACGGTCACGCCGAACACGGATGCGGGCAACTGCAATCTCGTAGCCACGGGCTTGGGGTTCAACACCATTATCCCCGCAGCGGGCAACGGCTCACACGACTACGCCGACCCCGTTCCGGTCCCGGCCTTCAATGCAGCCGGCGAGCCCAACGGGCACTGGCTATGGAGCGAGCCCGACGCCGGCAAGGGCGACATGACGTTCAAGGGCGACGGCGCTCAAATGTATAACCTCTACGACGCTACGCTCCCGTTGGTCTATTGGATCAAAAAGCTCCCGTTGATCGGCAACCATAGTGCGTTGCTCCAACCCGAAACCAAGGCCCGTAAGGTGCTCCCCCATTGGAAGTTCAAAGTGACCGTCCACAACGAATCGCTAGGCGCGCTCCAAGCGACCTGGCATTTGGATTGCGCACGGAAGAGCACGTTATGAGTAGCACGCAAAGGGGGGTTTATGCGCGCACTGGTTTTAGGGGGAGGGGGCAGTAAGGGTCCGTATCATTTAGGTGCGATCACTTCGCTGCTTTCGCAGGGATACCGATTTGACTTGTTCGCGGGGGTGAGCGTGGGGGCGCTCATGGCCGCATACCTAGCGCAGTTCGATGACCGCGATGTGCTCATAGGCCATCGCGCGTTGGTCGATATCATGATGCGGCTCAACACGACTGACGTGTGGCGCAATTGGAAGTTCTGGCGTCGCGTCGCCGGCCTTTGGAAGACGAGCATCTACAACTCATCGGGGCTCCATGCGCTCATCGAAAAGAGCGTGGACCCAAAGAAGATCCGTGAGAGCGGTAAGAAGCTGCGCATCGGCGCCGTGGATCTCTACAGTCGCGGGTACGAAGTGTTCGATGAGACCTATGTTCCGCTCAACAAAGCCATCGCCGCCAGTGCTTCACTGCCGTTCGCATTCTCGCCCGTGAGCATGGGCGGGAGCTTGTGGGTCGACGGGGGTGTACGCGCCATGACGCCTTTGGCATCGGCTATCGAAGCGGGAGCAACCGACATAGTGGCGATCACGCTACAGCCCAAAGAGGCGAGCTTGAAGTTCAAAGACAAACCGAACGCGCTCGACATTGGGCTGCATTCGATTGATCTCATGAGCGACGAGATCGTGACGAAGGATATCAAGATCGCGCAGCTCTACACGAAGATCAGGGGCCTAGAGCTACAGCTCGCCGGGGCGTGCGGCCATGCGCTCGACCACACCACGAACAAGCGGGCCGTGAAGGTGCTGCACATCCGGCCGCAGTTCGCCTTGAACGAGGATAGCGCCAAGTTCATGCCCGCCGAAGCCGTTCGCCTGTACCAACAGGGCCAGGAAGACGCTCAGCATGCGGTGTTTTTGGCCACGCCTTGACTACCTAATCGACCGTCTATTATGCTGGGGATATGGAGCCCCACTACCCATGGGACGATGAGCCCAACGTCGGCGCGACCGATGCGTACGGGTATCGCTGCCGGCTGCGGCGCAATACGGACCTAGGAACGTGGTGCGGCTACGTGGTTATCCCCGCCGATCATCCGTGGTACGGGGTCTCGCTCTCCGACCTTGACGACGTGCGCGTGCATGGCGGCGTGACCTACTCCGGCGATAATCTGTACGAAGGGGAATGGGTCATAGGCTTCGACTGCGGCCATGCGTTCGATCTGATCCCCAAGCTCATGACGGGCGAGCTGGGGAACGAGCCCCCGCTAGGCCCGCAAGGGATCTACCGGGACTACGACTACGCGATGGGCGAAGCCGCCGCGATAGCGCAGCAAGCGCAGCAAGCCGTGGCCAATCCCGATGACCCGCTCGACCGCAGCGACGAAGAGCTGACGCGTGCGCTCAAAAGGCTCCGCGGCGAAGTCGTGGCAAAGGCTCCCGAGCCCGGAGCGCCGCCAGAGTACGTGCGGCACCCGGACGAGACCGATGGGGAGTTCAAGCGGCGTATCATCGAAGACAATGCCCGCGTCGCTGCCGGCATGGCGCCCCGTAGGCGCCCCAAGCTCTCCGCCGCCGCCGAAGCACGCATCGATGACCCGGAGCGCAAAGACCCATGGTAGGGGATAATGACGACACCACGGATCTGAGCGATGCGGCGCTCATGCGACGGCTCAAAAGGCTACGCGGCGAAGACGCACCAGAGCCCGAACCCAAGCCGAAGCGCGAGCGCAGCGCGTTCGATGGGATCGATCTGGGGATCGCGCCCCCGTATGAGCTGCCCGACTTGCATGAGCATGGGCTCATCGCGATGGATCATGAAATGAGCCGTTCGGAGCGGCACGATGCGATCGAGCATCGGCTCACGTGCAAGGTCATTCACGATGACATGGCCGAAGAGATTCAGAAGAGCATGCGCTTCGACCTACGGCTGCACCTTCCCGGCATGTTCCAACATACCAGCGCGGTTGTGTGCGAACGCTACGATGCTGGCACGCGCACGGCCGTGTTCCGGCCCATCGAAGAGCTGCCCCCGGTCCCGAAGCTCGTGCCCATGCCGGAGCCCACGGAGCCCGTGCTGTTGATCATCGGTCGAAGTGACCGCGCCGAAGAGTTTGCGCGGGTCCGCAATGTGGCTTGGAAGTCGGTTCGAACGAGCCGCGATTTGCGGGGCCATGCGCCCGGTACGAAGCTGATCGTGCTCGATGAGGGCTACCCGCACAGCCCCGAAGAGCTGGAAAAGCTGTTGGCGTTGGCCGCCGACCGCGGCTACGAAGCGGAGATGGTGACCTTCGGCCGCACGTCCCCCTCCGAGTTCTGATTATCCTTTGGTTGCGGTGGTGGCTTGGGAGCCTTGTCCGCTTCGTTTAGTTCCCCCCATTTGCTCATACTTCATAGTCTGGCGTACGATGAGCCGTATGGCCTCAGAAGAGAGCACTGTTGACCTGAGCGACGAAGAGCTGACGCAACGGCTTCGACTCGCGCGTGGGCAGAGTGCGGTGCGGGCTGCCACGGCCGACTCGATTGCCGATCAGCTTCGCAAGGGAGCCGACGCGATGAAGATCCGCGGCGTGAGCATTGACTCCGTGCTCATCGATGATCCGATCAGGGATATCGATCTCGTTCCGCTGCCGTCGATTACCGACCCTTACGACCCGAGCGTGTACGAACACAAGATCGAGCCCTATTGGGGAACGAGCACGGGGCGAATCACGACGCCGTACGTTAGCCACACGGATATTGACGTGAAGGTGAGCGCCAACAGCACCGACCTACGCTTCGACAATTGCACCGGGGAAACGAAATGAGCGTCGAAGACCGCAGAGTACGCGACGCCGCTATCGAGTTAGCCGAAGCCACGCTCGACATGCTGAGCCGCCGCAACGCCCATCCGGTGTTGCACGTGAAACGTGCTTATCGCGCCGAAGTGACCGCGCTCAAAGAAGAGCAGTTCATGGTCAAGCTCATGACGTACCAACAGCGCAAGCGGCGACTGACGAGCGAAGCCTCAAAAGACCGTGTATAAAGCCCGCGGGGGCCATGGATCTGGAGACGTTCGTAGAGCACGCGGCACGTTATGCCGCGTTGCAAAAGAAGCTCACTCGTAAAGCGTTGCTGCAAGCGATTGACGGGCGGGATAGTCTGCACCCGGAGGACGCGGATCACTTGGCTGACTTTCTCGATGAGATCAGTGCTGACTTGAGCGATGAGGGGGAGACCCTTCGACTCGCAGAAGCGGTGCGCGGAAGATAACCCAGCCATGGAACCGAACGACCTTCGATGCTTGGTGACAAACAACGCGTGCAGCGCGGATTGCACGTGCGTCAACTGCCAGCTTCACGCGCAGTTCAATCAGCATTTCAGCGGTACGGCGAGCGGACCCCATGAGGCGCCAAAGGATAATGAGCCTGAGTGGTGGGAGTTACCGGGGGGTAGCTTGTGAGTGTGCAGAGCGCCTTCGACAAGTTGAACGCCCGCCGCATCGCCCTTGTCGTCCGTAAGCTGGACGGTGGGCTCGATGCGGAGCACACGGCGGAGCTAGAGGCCGTGACGGTGCGCTGCGATGCGGTGGTCAACGCGCTGTTCCCCGTGCCGAGTCTCGAAGAGATTGGGAAGCGTCTTGGCCTTGCCGGGCTCGAAGACCGGGAAGACCGCCAGCTCGAAATGCTCTTCGCATGTGCGCCACCCGATTGCTCATGGTGCGGAGCCCCGCATGAGGGAGGGCCGGAGTGTTGCGAGGATAATGAGCGGAGCGAGGGGCCAGCCGGGGGAGCCGCTGAGAGCCAGTGCAGCCGAACGGGACCGTCCTAAATGGGCCGAAAGAAGATATCTACGACCGTTTATGTGGAACCTGAGCAAGACATTGCGCTCAAAAAGCTCCGTGATCGCACGGGTATTCCGATGGCCGTGCTCATCCGTGACGCCATCGATACGATGCTCCGCCGCTGGGAGAACGAGCATGACGTGCTCGACCACGTGGATCAGCTTGTGGCTGAGAAGCGCAAAGAGGCCGACGATGCGCACCGCCACGCCGATATCATGGTCGAAGAGCTGGACGTGCTGGCGGAGCACTGCCGGCAAGTCGAGTCAGAGCGCGATCAGTGCCGCAATCTGGTCCAGCACTACCGTGGCGCGCTCAGAGGGGTCCAGGGCCGCCTGAGCGACCTTCTGACGGCTTCGCCGAGCTTCTACCTAGACCAAGACGATGAAAAAGAAGAGCCCTAAGCGTGGCTGATAGGCCCCCGCGCGAAGATATCCTGTTGGAGCGTATCGAGCGGGCCAAAGAGGCCCTTGTGCGGCTACGCTCCAACTGCGCCCAACAAGTGGCTTTCGTCGAATCGCTCGAAGAGACCTACACGAAGTGGTTCGGCGACAAAGAGGATACCAAGCCTCAGAAGCTCCCCGAACGCTAGGCGTAGCGCCCCTTGAACCACGTGTGGCATCCGCAGTGCTCACAGACGGCGGGATTGGTGACGACGTGCACGGGCTTCTGGCACGAGGCGCAGCGAGGGATGGGACGGTAGCGAGGCCGGCGAACCTTGCGCACGAGCCAAAACAGCAACCGACCCCCCATGAATCAAGGGTGTCATAAGCCGCTGAAAAAATCCTTGGCGTCGCCCGTGCGGTGAATCTGATCCCGTGTGAGGGGGTCACGCTGAACCCGACCCTGTTTTTGCGCTGCGGGCGATCACCAAGGAAGGGGAATGACCGTAACCTAAGCGCCGCCCAAGGTAGTGTCAATATCCCTTAGCAGCTCGACACAAGCGTGGCGATGATGAAGCCGGCGGCCATGGTCAAGCCGAATGCGGTTTCGAGGTCCACACTTGAAGGCTACGTGATCACGCACCCGACCGCAGCGGCGCCGAGCACTGCGCCCAAAAGACTTCCGCTCATGAGGTAGAGCGAGACGAGCGTAAAGCCCAAGCACGTCAATCCACGAAATGGTCGATTCATAATCATCCCCAAGCCCCCTGCGGACACACGCTAGCATGCGGTACACTCACTCGCTGGGGGGACACAACCTATGCTTACCGATGAACGCAACGGGCTCGCATTGCTCATGATCTCAGGGATGGTCGCGCTCGCGTACCAAACCGTCGCAGTAGGGTGGTGACGCCGGCTTAGTGCGTGGTCCGTATATCCCCGGTCTCGATGAACGCGAGCGCCAGATCGTCGGAGCATCCTTCGGCGAAAAAGCGTTCTGCGCCATTGAGACCGGGGCGGAACAAGAGCCATCCATGAGTGGTGTAGCGGGCGAATCGGTCGCCCTTGATGGCGCTTACGTGACGAAAACCGACGTGTAAATGCGCATCCGCTTCGCCGAATGCGGTACGGAGTTGCGCGAGTCGATCAGGGGACATGGGGGATCGTCCTTTCGATGTTCATGAGCGCATTGTTTGCGTGTGTCGTCCAGTACGTGCTGTAAGTTCGCGCGATCATTTGGCAACCCCCACACCCGATTAGAACAGGTGGGCTTTTGCAGTGCGCACGCGAAACTTCGGCGCTCCGTTGCGGCGTAACACGACTTCGGTCACGCCGGCAGCGATGGCGTCTTTATCACGGGCGACCGCCACATCCGTGGCCCATTCCCAGCGCGTGAGCGAGGGTGAGGGGTCACGGTAGTCGCACCAAAAGTGCAGCCCTTCGACCGCGAAGATGCACACGACGTGCCCCTTGCTCTTCTGGCCCTCGCGCCCGTACCAAACGGTGCCGAGCCATGCGGCGCTTGCGAGCCCGCTTTGCAAGAGCGCCGTACACCAATAGAGCGCGTGATCATCGCAGTCCCCAAACTCCGTGTCGCCGGCATTGATCTTTGCCTGAAACTTGCCGGGGCACATGAGCACATCGAGCACGCCCTTGATCGGATCGGGGCGCCAGTGCTGTCCCCATTTCAAGGCTTCGACGATCTCCCGCGTGGTGTAGTAGTGGTCGAGGTCGGGCCATCGTCGCCAGCCAGTGAGCCATTGGGTGAGCCCGTACCAAAGCGGCACGAGCCAGTAGAGGCGCTTGTAGAAAAAGCGCACGAGCTTGTCAGTCATTGTGAATCCCCCTGAGCGTAGGTTAGCTCTTGCGGGGCGTTGCCCGCCACGGGCTAGGCCCGATCGTGTCGACGTGCTCTTGTTGCGTGAAGGTGCACAGAGCGTCGGGATGGCGGTTGTACCAATCGAAGACTTCGCGGATGGGGTGGCCTACGAAGCGTTTCGTGGCCGGGATCGAACGGTACACATGGCCAAGCACGACCACGAAATCGATGTTCAATTCGTGTGTTTGGAAGTTGGCGACTCCCGTGAAGCTAGACCAGCCAAGCAAAGGGGTACGCATGCTCCGATTACTAACCCAAGCGCCCCGTGCTCACCAGTTATTGTGGGGAAAGCGTAGCGCAAAACAAATGCGCAGAATGGGTTCGTGGGTGCGAAGCCAGGTGGAGCATTCCACATCGGTCCAGTCATTGGGCATGTACATGGAACACTTGCCCACGGGCAAGTGCAGAGCCCGCGCCCGTAGCGTGTAGCGCGTCGTCATGGGGATATCGGGGAGCATGGCTTCTGCGATGAAGCGAGGCGACGGCTTGTCGGGCTCGATGTATTCGTACAGCTCCCCGTGCGGCTTTTCGAGCACTAGGATGCGCCGGTCATGGCGCACGGCGATGAAGCGGGGCTGTTGGTGCTCGATGAGGGAAGGGACCATTATCCTTAGTTGTCTTGGGCAGCTCTTTCCGCGTCCAGATCGTCGGCCCATCGGATGAGCCTGAGCCCGAGCGCGCGAGCCTTGCGTGTCGTCATGTGGAACGTGTGCGGCGTCCCGTCTTTGGTTTTCAGTTCCAAGCCCACGATGGGCTGGTCCGCGGGAACAATATCGTTGGGGTCTGCGGGGATCTTGTCAGCCATTATCCTTTGCTTTCGGTTTCGGGGTTCACGTCGTGCGCATCGCTAGCTTCGGGGTTCAAGCACGGCTGCCCTTCGGAGATGCACACGCCGTCAAGGATCTGTTCGATATCGATGCCCACGCCGCGCCAGCTTCGGTACGCACTGGTATACGCCGTGCCGTGTTCGTTGCGCACGCGTGCTCGCCAGCGCCCGGTGCGTGTCCGGTACAGCAATATCTCCGCGTTGCTCATGATTATCCCTTGCTTGCTTTGCATCGCACGATCGCCACGATCTCATCGCCGGGATACCATGTACGGGTCTCTTGGAAGTACGCGCCGTCGTCCGCTTCGAAGCGCATCGTCACGAGCACGTAGAGCCCGGCGAGCTGAGTCACGCCGTCTTCGCCGTGGTAGTCGCCGACCTTGATCACTTCGGTCACACGGTGAACGCCTTCGATGGCGTCGCCTTTGCACAGCTTACTCGCTCTGACGTTGCGCATGGTTGTCGACTGTGAACGCGGGGGCTTCGAGGATAACCGAATCGCCGGGTGTCGAGCACCACGCTACGGCGAGCAATAGCCAAAGGAACACGTGAAGGTCAAGCGCCATTGCGCTCTGCGGCGATCTCTTCGGCGCGTAGCTTCACCTTCACGGCGCACGGATCGCACAAGCATGGCGACTCCCATTTGCCGTCCATTTCCATGCGCATGCACACGGTGGCGCCGCCTATGCCGCACACTTCGCAGTCTTCGGCCTCACGCAACCGTACGAAGCTCCGGCGCAGATCGTTGGCGTGTTGCTCCGTGCCGAGTGTGAAGCCCACGATCAACGGGATGGCGAACAAGGTCGCATCCTCTTTCATTATCCCCCGCGCTTCGGCTTCGGGGCTTTCGTAGCGGATAACCCAGCCGCGCGCTTTCACCATCGCGAGCACGTGCTCTGCGATCTCATAGATATCACCCACCGCTATTATCCTCGCTGCACCGCTACGAGCGTCGCCGGGTCCATGAGGGTGCGCTCGCCGGTCTCCGTGGTGATCAGGATCTTGCCGCCGCGAAAGCTCACGTCCGTGATTCGCGAGTATCCTCCGGTAGCAACCATGATACGCACGGCGCGCGTTAGCTCGCGCGCTTCGATGCGATCGGTGGTGGGCTTCTTATCGAGTAGGTGCATGATTATCCTCTAGGGGCGGTAGGTGGTAGCTCATGGGCTTTTTGGGCTTCGCGCAGCTCCCGCACAAGCGCGGGAACGACGTACTTGCGGAGCACCATACGAGCTTTGGCATCGGATGGCGTCAGCTTGCGAAGCGTGAATCGGATGACCCGGTGAACGCGCTTCACGTGTAGCAGGGCGATGGCAGTTTGGCCGAAGTAGGCCGGGGGGAAGGCGCCGCTTTCGCGCAGCTCAAAGTCGAGCCACTGGCCCCATTGCGACTGAGTGTCGACGCACTTGCTGCGGATGGTGCCGGCCGTCCATCGGGGATCGTCCGCGAAGCCGATGCTGTAGGTGGCCACGCATGCCGTGTACGCCAGCTCTGAGCGCAGCGCCCGCTCACGGTAGAGCACGGGGATGCGATCGTAGTTGGGGCCGGCAGCGTCGGCGCTGTCTTGGTACTGGCGCTTGGCATCGGCGAACGCCCACACCGGAGCTTGCGCGAGCACCGGAACCGCGGGGGCTCCGATGGCCAGCCAAAGGATAATGGTGGTGGCCAGCTCGATGCGTTGGCGGGTCATGACGCGGCTTTGGTTTCAGCGTCGCGTAGTAGCGCCTGGAGCACTTCGATCGGGCCGGTCGCGTCTTGTAGCGTTTGCGCACGGCCTTGGCTGTAGCCGCGATCGTAGCGATCGGTCTCTTCGCGTGCGTCGCGTTCGGAAGCGATGCGCTCCGTGGCCATGCCGTCCAGAACGTCGGCAAGGGTCTCGCGCATGCGCACAAGGTCGTCGACTGCGATCGTGGCGGTCGTCACGGGGATCATCCATCCGTAGCCGACTTGCTCTTGGTAGTCGTCTTCCCCGATGGCGTTGCACATGCCGGAGCCGTAGCGCCCGCACTGGTAGTCAGCGCGATCCGCTTCGATGCGCACCTTGCGCACGGCCTTGCCGTTTTTGTCGCGGGCCACGATGCCCAAGTGGGTCGTGTAGTTGTAGTCGTAATCGATGTGCGCGGTGGTGTAGCGGATAATGGTTTCCATGGTCTTCGTTCCCTTCACCTAGAGTGTACGGCACGCCGTATACGGCCGTCAAGCCTCATTCCGTTGGCGCTCTACAGCGTCCGCGATGGCGGCGGCAAGCGCATTCCAGCCGCGCTCTTCGGCCATCGCAGCCGTGGTGAGCTGTTCGAAGTTGGCCGTGGTCCCGCAATAGCCGGGAATGCGGCTGCCTAGGTCGAGGAGCTGAGCGACCCTTGCGAGGCTCACGCGGAGCTTCACAAGGGGGCTCAGGGGGCTTAGGGGTGCTGCCATGGTTATATCTCCCGTGGTTGGTTGAAGTCGCGTCCGAAGCCGAGCACGGGGCTCGTGTGGCCCTTGGCCCGGTACTCGCCGTCTTGGCGGCGGGTGAAGCAGCGCCATTCGCTCTCCGGCATTTCGACGGGCTCGTAGAGCAAGGCGCGCGGGCCGTGGCTCGCATCCCATTCGCTCTTGGCGACGCGATCCGAGCTAACCCAGATCATGTGCCCGCTCTTGCTCACCTTGCGGACGGTCGCCGGGTACACGTCGCTGGGGTGGCTGTAGTGAACGCCGTCGCCGACCTGGAAATGCGTGATCAGGTGCCGGCAGAAGTCGCGCTCTTGGAGCACGCCGAACGACACCTTTTTGTCGCCTTCGAAGCCGAAGATGCGGATGATGAATCGCTCGTGCACGTCCCGGTCGTGCTGGACTACGAAGACGCGGCCCACGGCCCGATCAGTGAGCACGCGAGCGGTACGCGCCGCCGCATTCCAGTTGGTGAACACGGCGGGCTCGTGCTTTTCGGTCGGAGCGTCGAAGTCGATTGGTTGGGTCGTATCGTTGTCGGTAGTCATGGCCTAAATCTCCCAAAGCTCTTCGTTGGCGGTTGCGATGATGCCCTTCTCAATATCCTCTAGCTCGATGCGCACGGCGTGGGCGTTGTGCTCAAGGTCTTCGATGTGCTCGCAGAGCGCGTCAAGGCGCTTGTAGAGGCGACGGCGCCGGGTGATCTCTTCGTCGTCGTACTCCGCGCAGATTGCGTCGATATCCTCTTCGCTCAGGCGCTCATGGTTCGCTTGGGCGACCGTGAAGCTCTCCGCGGGAAAGAGGGTGCAGTAGCCGCCGCTGGTCCCGCCGTGGAAGTCGAGCGCGACGGTCCAGCCGCACTCCGGCTCCCCGAAGAAAGCGCAGCGGGTGGTCGTGGTTGCCGCGTGACCGTGCCCAAGGGCTTCGTCGATCACGCCTTGGAACGCCTTGGCCTCTTCGCGCGTGTCATACACGTGGGCCGCGCCGTTATCCTTGGTCCATTTGACGTTTTCGGGGAGTTGGTAGTGCTTGATGATCTCGATGGTGTTCACGACGCACCGCCGTTCCGCTTGTGGTCTTGGTAGCCGGCCCATTCGTCGATCGTCGGGTGACCGCCGAGCTTGGCGACAACCGCGGTGTACTGCGCGCGAAGCGCATTGTGCTGGCGGCGAAGCTCTTTGCTTTCCGCGGGGGCGTGCTCTTCGCAGTGGGTCATTTCGAGCCCTTCGATGCGCACGATGAGATGGCGCAACGCGCCCATTAGCTTGAATCGGTCCATGGTCTTCGTTCCCTTCATGGCTTTCATCGTAGACGGTGGGCCGTACAACGCCAAGTGAGGTAGCTCACCAAAGCAACGATTATCCTCTGAGGGGCGTCAGAAGCGCATGGGGCTCCGCGTCACCTAGGCATGAGCCCTAACGGAGCGCGAGCGGGAGCGATGAGAGTAGCCGGGCACCACTTGGCGCAACCGCAACCGCCGTGAGTTCCCCACCTAGGTCGGGTTCGTGGAAGCAGAGCATTGGCACGCTCGCGCCGGCAAGGCGCTCCACGAGCCCGCTTAGGGCCTCTTTGTCGGGAACGGCCAGGCACACGAGGTTATTGCTCCGCGTGTGCCAGCGGGCCGCCTGAGCGGGCTGAGCGAGCACGTAGCCCACGAGCGCATGCCCAAGCTGGGCCGCTTGGAGCCCCGCGGGCAGATCATCGCGTGTGACCGCGTACAGCTTAGAGGCGTCGGCGGGAATCGAACCCACATTTCGGACCTCATCAGGGTCCGCATCTTGGCCGTTAGAACACGACGCCGGGGTACGTGGGGGTGGAATCGAACCACCTACCTCCGAGGCAGCACTACGTGCATCCCGGTGCTCTTCCAATGAGCTACCCACGCAAAAAGCCCCAAGCCGCGGTGAAGCGAGTTGGGGCGAAGTGTTCTCTTGCTGCGCGTCAATCGCGCGACCGTCAATGGTGGAAAGGCATGCCCGGAAACTAACGCCGGCTTGTGGGCGTGTCAACGTGTGCGTGCACGGCACACGCTTGGCCGCACTTGCCGCACGTGACCACGTAGGCGCCGTAGCTCCGCTCTAGGGCGATCGTCGCGACGCATCCGTGTACGGGGCAGAAGGCGTCCACGTTTTCGGGCGGTACGATGTTCTTGGAGTCGGGATCTTCGAACGGCGGTGGGTCGACCATGGGCGGAGCGTACAAAAAAGTGACCCCCCAGAACAGCGTGCTCTGAGGGGTCGAGTGGGAACCCGTAGAAGTCTTGAAGGGATACTACGGAGTGCCCCTGGGGGCGTGCGTGCGCAGACCAACGCGCTCGCTCGCCCGAAGTTAGATGACGTGCTTTACGTAGTCGCATCCCCGCACATCGAAGTCGCGCTCGTAGGCGACTTCGCGCGCCGCGTCTTCGCTTTGGTACGTCACGTCGTGACCCCACTTGTCGAGTTCGATGCCCTTGCCCGTGCGGGGGTCGACGAATCGTGCGGGGTGCTGATTGGTGTAGCTCCGGCAAACGGTGCTGACTTCGATTACGACTGCTTTGCTCATGGTCTCTCTTCCCTTCACTCCAAACACTACGGCACACCGTCTAGCGTGTCAAATGCGCCGTCTAGTTTCCCGCGGGGGTATGGAGAATCCAGCACTTTGCGGGCACTCTGGGAAGCGGAATGGGGGTAACCATGGCCAAAGAGGAAGTGCTCGCGATTGTGCCGATGCACGATACGAAGGGGAAGCGGGATGCGACGCGTGCGTTCATCCCAGAAGCACATCGGTTCGCCAACTATTGGGAAAGCCAAGGCTTGGCGACTCACATCGTGGGCGTCGACAACCGGGCCACGAATCACATCCGTCGTCGCGAGTTGATCCACGCGCTGGGGGGCGTGGATCAGCTTCGGCACTTGGCGATCTTTGCGCACGGTTGGCGCACGGGGATTCAGTTTGGTTTCCGGGTGAACCACGTGGCGGCTCTCGCGCGGCATATCACTGCGGTGTCGATAGACGACTCGCCGATCGTCACGCTCTACTGTTGCAGCACGGCTCAGGGGGATGCTGGCGGCGACGGGGGCTTTGCCGATGAGCTACGCGATGCGCTTTGCGAGCAAGGGTTCACGGGGTGCCGGGTCGATGCGCATTCGACGCGTGGGCATACGACGCGCAATCCGCACGTGCGGCGTTTCGAAGGGGAGGGGAGCCACTACGGGGGCCAAGGTGGGCATCCCATCGTGCGGCCCCGCGGCAAGCATTGGGCGCGGTGGAAGCGTGCGCTCCGTGACCGTGACGACGTGCTCCGTTACCGCTTCCCCCAAATGGGCACGGCCGAAGTGCATGACTGGCTTTGGAGCGTCGCGTAGCCTCTTGACCGGAGCTTGCGCGTTGGGATAGGGTCAGCGCCCCCCAGAGGACGCCGGAAAGTGACTCCCCCATGTTCAAGACTCAAATACCCAACGGCATTGACTACTACGCTGAGAAAGACCGGACACCCCCCGAATACGTGGTGATCTGGCAAGACGCTACCGGGCGCTGGCATCCCGACCGATGGACTAGCCTTCGGGCGGAAGCGCGACGGCGCGTTCGGGCGGTACGTGCGAACCGAGGGTGCATTGCCGCGCTCAGTCTTTCGCATATCGAAGAGTGCCCACGTCCTGCCAATCTCGTGAAGCACGGGTCGCATTACCGTACGTACGTCTTGGGCTAGCGCCGCTTTAGTCGCCAGCGAGCAAAGAAGTGCTCCCACCACGCATGGGGTCGAGTGAACCGCATGCTTTCAGCCTAAGCAAGATTCTGGCGCATTGGTAATGTGCCTTACTGGCCGTAGTCGATCGATCGTCTATCTTGAAGGGGAAGGGACGAACGACCATGACCAGCAAAACATTCCTACGGACCCGGACTTTCAAGAGCGAGCGCGACGCGATTCGCTCGATTCCGGCGCTCCGCAAAGACAACCCGCGTGACCGTTACGGCGCCACGCCCACGAATCCCAGCAAGGCGGAGTGGATCGTCACGCGCTACGTGGGCGAGTCGAGCTTTTCGATGCCCGTGCAAGAGACCGTGAAGTTCGGCGTGCTCTTCGGCAAGCCCGAAGGCGATGGCATCATGGACGGCTGCACCACGCAAGACATTGAACGCGATGGCGTTCACGTCGGCACCATCGAATGTGAATGGGTCGTGGACTACGAAAGCCCGTGCAGCCGCACTCAGGTCCGCAAGGGCACGGAATGCTACATCCTGACATTCCAGAACGGGCACCCCTTCGACACCTGTGAGTTCCGCTTCGAGATCGTGACCGGCTATCACAAGAGCAACGAAGGCGACGACGCGTCGCAGACCTACGTCACCGTGTACCCGAACGCCCGCAAGGCCCTTGCCGCCGCCAAACGATTCAGCAAGGCGGTGCTCTAATGATGCAGGCCGCGCAGCGAGCACGCCTAGAGGCGCTAGAGAACGGGCACGCCGTGCATCGGCACGGGTGCTTCGGCAAGGCCACGCCGCAGCCGGGGCTTGGCTACTTTTGTGAGGCGTGCGAACGCACCGTGTCAGTTGCCGATGTGGAGTCGGTTTACACGAGCACGGACGTTCACGCGCATGATCTCCGCGTCTTGATCAAGGCGCTGGACGACGCGGAAGACCGCATTGCAGAGCTAGAGGATAGGAGCGTACGATGACCGATACTCCCAAGCTGAGCACCATCGCGAAGCTAAACGATCACGCGCGCAAGCACGGCTCTTGTCGGCTTGTGGCGACCGCATGCGTGTCTGCGCTGGCCCCGGCCAAGCTCAGCGCGCTCATGAAGCTCGTGAAGGGCTACGACGCCTTCGATGAGGCCGGCATGCTCGATGGGAACGACCCCCACGGGGAGCACGACTTCGGTGCGCTCGACTTCGAGAAGGTGACCTACTTTTGGAAGTTCGATTACTACGCCGACGCGAGCTACAGCCTAGGCGCGCAGAACGCCGCGGACCCCAGCACGGCGCGCGTGCTCACGGTCATGCTCGCGTCGGAGTATTGATCGCGATAGGCTCCGCGGGTGGTGAAGACCCCCGCCATCGAAATCGATATCGACAAGGTGCTCTCCAAGAGTGAGAGCGCCTTTCGCGTTATGACGCAAGGCAAGGTGGTGTGGCTCCCGAAGAGCCAGCTCGAAGCGTTGAACATCGAAGCGTTGAACGAGGCGCACGGCAACCGCACGACGCTTTGCTGTTTGCAGATCCCGAAGTGGCTTGCTGACAAGATGCAGCTCAAAGGGATCTAGGTGCCGAATGCGGCGTCTTCTTCGTCTTCGCCAAGCATGACGCTTTCCCAATCGCCTTCACCCTCTTGATCGTCTTCGTCGCCATCGTCTTCGTCGCCGAACGCAAACGAAAAGCCACCGGCCTTGGCCGCTTCGTTCGCAAACCACCACGCCATTACGAGATCGTCGTGCGCCCCGATGCCTTGTAGCTTGCCTTCGATGTAGCCGAACATGCTCATTTCTTCGATCCAGAGATCCGTTTGCTGCCGGCTGTACGCGTCGCCGCGGGGGATGATGACCTTCTGGTTCTCTAGTAGGATGCGGAGCCCCGGAACGCCGCGGTCGAGCGGGTACTTGTTCGTCGCGAGCGTGACAAACTCTTTGACGGGGAGATCGGTCAAGCGCCGCATTTCGTCCGTGTAAATCTGTTGCATCGCATTCGACTCGATGAAGATCAGACCAGGGTCGTACGCCAGTGCGTCGCGCGTGATTTGCTCTAGCTGTTGGTTGAACGGCAAGCCTTTGGTGCGGTTGATCTCGACGGGGATCACATTGCCTTGGCGATCCTTGGCGATGGTGTAGACAACGAAGTAGTCGGCGCCGACGTTGGCACTGCGCGCGATATCGACGCCCATGTACGTTTGCCAGCCGCGTTGCTTGATCTCCGCAAGCGAGGGGCGCAACTTGAGCACGGGGTCGAAGAGCGGTGGGAACAAGTGTGTTGGAAAGATGCTCAGCTCATCGCTGATCGGTTCGCATAGAATCTCGCGTGTGAAGCTGACGGTGCCGATCTCTTCGCGCTTGTCATAGAGCCGTTTCAGCGTCCATCGCCAAGGGAACAGCGCGCGCTCGTCGCCGGTATCCTTGTCGCGGATAATGCCGGGGTACTTTTTGAACACGTATTGCGTATTGTGCCGAAGGAACCCCCATAGGTCGGCGGCGTGGTACGGCGTCCCGACGCACACGAGCTGGCCTTCGGGCGTGAGCATGTTTGTGATCGCGCTCTTGAAGTATTCGATGTTCTTTTTGCGGACGGTTTCGCTCCACATATCCTCATCGTTTAGAACGTCGTCAGCGATGATGTACTTGGGGTGACGACCGCGCACCTTTTTGCCGTAGCCGATGGCCCGGATGCGCGAGCCGTTGGTAAGCCGCGCGTCGCTTCTGTTGAGCCGTGTGCGCGTGCCCTTGCCTTCGTTCTGCGGAACCAAGTGTTGCAGCTCAGGGATATCGATCATCCCCCGCAAGTTGTCGCGTCCATAGATGATGATATCGAGGAATTCCATCGCACCATCGAGCGTCGCGCTAAACATGTAGACTTCGCATCCGGGCTCCGACCATGCGCGCCAGATCGGGTACGCGTACGAAAAGAACGTGCTCTTCGAATGGTCACGTGCGGCGTTGATTGCGATGCGCCGGTTGTCGTGAACCAAGTCGCCCCAATCCATGAGATGCGGCCCGATCTCTAGCCCCAGAATATCCTTTGCGAACAAGCAAAGATCATTCTTTAGAAGCTCTTGATACAGGGCTTGCCAGTAAGGGTCGTCTTCGGCCCCCTGCATTTCGAGGATCAGCTCATCGACTTCGGCGGTGCTCAGGCTCGACACGATCCGTAGTCTTACACGCTTTGTACCGTTCGATCACAGCACGCGGCGGCTCCGCGGCGCGCAGCGGTAAGTGATCCTTGCCGTACCACCGTTCCATTGGACCGATGCGCAGAAGTGCCGTCCCACTAGGCACGTCTTTGAATACAATCGTGGCTTTTGCCATGAGTATCGTCCCCCTAAGTTGTCAGTTGTTTGCCGGTCTCAGACGCGGGGCTGCTTTTGCCCTACGTGTAACGGACGGGGGCGTTTCGGTGGTTTCTTTTCGTAGGCGTCACACGGGAACCGCGCACCTACGAAGATATTGGACCGCTCCATCCAACAGAGTTTGCAACGTACACGACCGCCATGAGCTTCCCACCAATGCGATGCGTGATAAGGCTTGTCACTCCAATGAATCCCCACGGCCATCTGTTTAGCCAAACGAAGTGGCCACGTCCAGGGATGACGGCATTTTCCTGTTATGGGCGCTCGCCGCTCGACCCGCCTGTAGGCGTGTAGCGACTGAGCCAACGCTCTTCGACGGGGCGCTGGTGCCGGCGTGCGTGCTTGATCCCCTCTTGCATGCCGTCCGTGAGCCCGCGGTCCATGTAGACCGCCGTGAGGTCGGAGCGCAGCATGATCTCGCGCGCAGCGAGCATGCCCAGCACGCGGTGCTCAGGGATCGTGTCGTCCAGCACCCGCGTGTACAGCAAATGACTGGCGAACGGGCTCTCTCCGCGCAGAAGCGAATCGAACAAGCACGCTTCGGCATACGCCTCATTATCCTCTACTTCGCCGGAGTACGGCGATTCGATGATCACGATCTTCAAGCGTGGCTCGTCAGACATTCCACACGCCGTTCCATGATGTGATCTTCGGGGTAGGACTGGACGAGCGCGTAGCTTGTGACTCGCCGGCACGATGGCGAGCACGCGTACAGCTCATACTTCGGATTGCTCTCCGCCCAAAGCGCGCGCCAGTGCGATGGGATATCTGGTGTACCGTCGTTGTCGGTCGCGGGCTCTTCGGTTTTGCACGCGGCGCACTGCACATAGATCAGGGGCACTCCGCTATCGTGCCTCAGCTCAGGGGCGCGGGTCCAGTTTGGCGCCAGAGGATAATGAGCCTTCACCGTTGCGTTGGCGTACCCTTGCGGGCAGCATTGTGACGCGCGCACAACCCAACGGGCGCTAAAAGAGGGAAGGTCTATCCGATGGCAAGAGACAATTACGCACAATCGCAAATTCCGACTTCGCAGGATTCAGTTCCGTACGCGGATCACCGGGAGATCGCGCAAGGGCTTGGCCGGCACATGACGGATTCGTTTGTGGGCGAAGTTGTCGGCGCTGGCGGCGCAGGCGGGAGCCTCACGGGCATCCCATTCGATCCGGCTGTTATCTATCTGAGCGAGGCCACTGGTCCCGCATTGCAGCTCCAGCTTCCGGGCTCGGCTGCAAAGGTGGATCTCAACATGATCACGGGTGCCGCGGCAGGAACCGCGATCCCCGATGCAACCCAAGAGGTAGATGGCACCTGGACCATCGCTCTTCCGACCGCGCTCGCGCCCGATGGCGATACCGTGTCGGCGTGGTGCTTGGGCTTTAGCTCAAACAACAGTCTCTAATCGGGGGATCGTCCGTACGCGTGCTTCGCAAATCAGATTCGGGGGAATCCGAGGCGCATGAATGAAGCCGCGTACGGGCGGTGATTTTTCGTGGCCTTTCGCAAAGCAGAACGCTCGCGTTGGCACACCAACGCTTCGTCGGGCTTCCCGACGATGGCCCCCACGAACAAGATTCGTGCGCGCCTTGCTGCGGGCAAGGGGGGACTTTTAGACCCCCAACTTGTCGCGAACCGCATCTTTCGGCAGAACATGACCACGGAGGATGCTCCGCTGCCCCGGCATATCGTCACCCTAGAAGACGTGACCGCCGGCTTGGGGCTCGACTCCGCCGATGAGCAAGCGGTCCAGCGGCTCATCGTTGATACCAACGCGCACTTCGACCAGACCCAGCAAACGCAACGCATCGCGCTCGCTCGCGAACGCTTTGTGACCACGCTGCGGGCCATGCCGTATATCAGTTCCGACATTCGCATGGAGCTAACCAAGCGCGTGATCGCGTACTGGCGCCGAACCGTGCAAACCGACTACGGCAAGGTGCCCACGATCCGGTCGATCGCGGTCAAGAGCGAGCCCACGCTAGTGATCGGCGCGGAATTGCGCAAAGCAGGGGCCTACGTCGGGCCTAGGGGCGGCAAATGGGCCGATGCGAAGCACACTATACCTTGGAAAGACCCCGTTTTAGAGCGCAAACGGAGCCTGTTGACGCAAGTCGAGGGCGGTCTCACGGCTGCCACCCGCTCAGCGAGCCGATCGCTCGACTCACGGGACGATGATGCCATGCGCGCGGCCGGTCACGACGTGCGCATGGTCCGTGAACGCTTGGCGCGGGTCGCTGGGGAGCATGAGATCCACGCCAAGAGCCCCGGCACGCTCGGAAAGCAGTACCGGACGCTCGACAAGCGGCTCAAAGGGCTTGAAGCGGAGCTGCGGGGCACGCCATCGAAGGAAATGGAAGCCGCGGCAACGAAGACGATCCGTTCGGAGCTGACGGCCGACTCACGGGACGAGCAATACCGCACGCAAGACACTGATTTCATTCGCGGCGATGGGTCCGTGGACGAAGCGGCGCTCTTCCAAGAGGCCGGCATGGCACTTCGGGGCCTTCGGTTGCTCCCAGAGCGCGCGAACCTTACGTGGCTCCGCAAGCTCGTCAAAAAAGAAGCCGCGTTGCATGAGCGCAAGGTTACCAAGCCGCTCCACCGGCAGCCCAAAAAGAAAAGCTCTGCAAAGCGCGGCTCCGTAGAATGGCTACTCGCGCAATCGCCTGTAAGCCCCGATCAAGCCAAAGCGCAGCTTGCTAAGTTCGCGCAAGGACAAGAGGCCGATGCGTGGGTCACGCAAAACGGCTTTCATGTTCGCGTAGGGAGTAAAACCAGTCGTTCGGAAGCGAGCTTTGAACGCGCTATCGGGCAACTCCAAAGTCGCTTGCGCAAGGCCGACAAGATCCCAGGCGGTCTCGCCGACAAAAAGAAGCCTTCCGACTTCGATTCTAAGAAGCTCGCCGCGGGCGTCAAAGTTGAGATGGAACACACGAGCGATCGTGCCATCGCGACTGAGATCGCCATGGATCACTTGACCGAAGACCTGGACTACTACGAAAAGCTCGCGACCATCGAGAAGGCGGAGCAGTTCGGGCTCGACTTCACGGGCGACACGACTCCCAAAGAGGGGCCGCCGGCCGGCTACGCGGCGATTCCCAGCGGCAAGCACGGGGGATACCGCAAACGCGTCGGCGGGAAGTGGCAGTATTGGTATCCCGATGGCGCCAAGCCGAAGAGCAAGGGGCGCAAAAAGAAGCGTGCGAAGCGTGAGAACGTGTGGGGACCGTTGTCGCATGAGGCGGTCAATCAGTGGCGCAAAGACTTCCGCCAAGCCAGCAAGATCCAGAAGCAGATCATGGATGAGGCCGAAACGATCTTCCGGCCGCAGTGGGATGCGTACAACGCGGTTGAACCATCGAAGCGCGGCTTCTTTGAAGCCGAAGTGCCCGAAGAGTTTGCGGAGCGTTTCTACGAAGCCAAGACCGTCGTGGAAAACATAGGGATGCAGTTGCGCGGGTGGGCGGCGAGCCACGTGCTTGGGCTAGAGGGCAGAGCCCTACTGACGAAGCCGGAGGATATTCCTGAGATCGGCCGGCGCGACATAGCTACCAAGCTGAAAGACTTGCACTTTTCAGGGGGCTTCCCCGAAGCGATGAGCCACAAAGAGAGCGTGACGTACGCGCCCGGTATCGAGATGGGGGAGTACGCCGCGACAAGTTGGAAGCAGACTCAGCGGCGCGTGCGGGGCTTGCTGAATGCGGTCGACACGTTCATTTCAGATACCCACGCGGGGCAGACAAGTCGCACCCCGGTCGGGACGTTCAATAAGCAGGGCATTCAGTTCGCCGTACACGGGGAAGGCTTCGAAGGCACGGCCGCGGGGGATGCGGAGATCGCGGGCGTGGTCGAGACGGCACTCCGGGTCAAAACGAAGCTCGACAAGATGGGGCTCGGCAAGACCATGGACGGGCTGCGCGTGCACGTGCACAACGAAACGCGGCGCTCCGCCGAAGGGCATGAGCACCAAGGGCGCGAAAACTTCACGACGGCCGGCTATTACAACGTGCAGGACGACCATGTGCGGCTGTTCAACAGCGGGCACACGCAACGCGTGGTCACGCATGAGCTAGGGCACCGCGTGTACTACCAGCTCATGGGCAGCAAGGCGCGTGCGGAATGGGCCAACTTCTACGAAAGCCGGCGTGAGAAGATCACGAATGACGACGTAGAAGAGCTGGCCGACTTGCTCGAAGAAAACTCCGTAGGGCGCCCCAGAGTCAACGTACTCCAGAACCTCAAAGAGCTTGAAAAGCGGGGCACGCCCGAAGCGAAGCGTCAGAAGTTCCTACTCCAACAGCTAAAGCTCGGCAGCGACAAGCTCGATAAGTGGGGGAACGTGCCGCACTACGGGCAGACCGCGGAGCAAATGGGGGAGTCGTTTCGGCAAGCGGTCAAGGCCGGGACCGTCAACGCATCGATCCCCGATGAGTTCGTGACGCAGTATGCGGAGACCGACAACGGCGAGTTGTTCGCCGAAGCCTTTGACCACTACGTGCGCAAGGGGCCAAGCTCGTTGAAACCCCGCGTCCGTGATCAGCTTGAACGCGCGCTGCGGTCGACGGGTATGAAGCTCCAGAAGTCAGAGGATAATGAGCCCATCCTTGTGACCACGCTGAGCAAAGCGGAGCAAGCCGCGCGCGGGGGCAAGTACATCAAGCGAGTGCCGTACTACGTGAACGGCAAGCGCAAGTTTCGCTACTACTACCGGGAGAGCGCAGCGGCCCGTGACGTGACCGTGGGCGAGACCGTGAAGCTCGGCAAGCGTGTCGCCGAAGTGCTCGGGATCGACAAAGACGGGAAGATCACGATCCGTGAGGGCAAGCGCAAGCGCACCGTGACCGCCGACCAGTGGTCGAAGCTCATGGCCAAGCACTACGGGGATCGGTACTTCGAATGGGCGGAGAAGCGGGCTTCGCAGACCGTGAACGCCGTGCTCCGCCACGTGCCCCGTGAGATGCTGGCTGACTTGAAGGGCTCCGATGCGGAGCGCATGGCGCAGCTCGAAAAGCGGGTGCCCGAAGTCTACGCCAAGCTCCGCGCGAGCTTTCAGCGTTCCGGGGTGAGCCCGTTCGAAGCGAAGCGCGTGCTTGGCACCGTCCTAGAGCGCAAGGGCTGGGAGCCCGAAGCTCGCGCGGCGGTCATTGGGAACGTCATAGAGCACCGGAACATGGCCTACCGCCAGACCATTCAGGGGGCGGAGAACCTAGCCGGCGGCGGCAAGGTCAAGGCGGGTCACGTCCAGGCGATGGCCGATATCCTCGCTCCGCCCGACAAGTCGCTCAAAGCCGAAGTTGACGACTTGGCAAGTAAGGCTGAAACGGAGCTGGCGGCGCTCAGCGCGGCACTGGCCAAAGCGCGGGACGGCAGCCCCGAAGATGCGGCAAAAGCCCTAGAGGAAGCTCTCAATAGCCCCGCGATGGCGCGGCTCGCGCTCGTCGCTCAGGCGATGCCAGGGCTCAAAGACAAGGCCATCGAGCCGACCCGCGATGCGCTGGCCCAAGTGCAAGCGGTCATTCCGCGCTCTCAGCCGACGCGTGAGGGCGCTTCGGCCGTGGTGTACGTAGCGGGTGAGAACGGCGCTCCGCGGGCTCTCAAAGCCCGCTACAAGCTCGTAGAAGCCTCTGAGGCCATCGCGTCGCACGACCCCAACTCGTTCAAGCAACGGGAGGGGTATCCCGAAGGGGTGCAAGAGCGCGCCTACCATCGGGATCGGGACGAGCAAGCCAAGGTCATGCGGAATGCGAACAAGCTAAATCCCGCGTTCCTGGTCAATACGAACCCCGATGCGGTCAACGGGCCGCCCATTCTGGACCAGAACGGCGTGGTGCTGGGGGGCAACTCGCGCACCATGAGCATGCAACTCGCCTACGAGAAGCATCCCGATCGGGCCAAAGAGCTTCGGGCCTACATGGCAGCCCACGCCCATGAGACCGGGTTCACCCCCGAAGACGTGAAGGCGCTGAAAAACCCCGTGCTTGTGCGCGTGGTCGAGACCACGGGCACGGATGACCAGAAGCTCCTAGTGCGGCAAATGAACGAGTCGTTCACTCAGGGGATGGACCCGCGAACGATGCAGGTGGCCATGGGCCGCAAGCTGGACGATGCAGCGGTCAAGCAACTTGGCGATTCGATGGAAGCCGACGAGACCTTGAACGCGTTTCTTGATTCGAAGCGGGCCGAAGGGTTCATCAACGCGCTCACCCGCGTTGGCGTGATCGACCAGCGCAACTCGAATCAGTACATGGTCAAGGGCACCAAACGGTTGAACGAAGACGGCAAGCAACTGGTCGAGCGCGTGCTTGTCGGGCGCACGGTCGGCGACGCTGACTTGCTCAGCAATACGACCGCCAAGATCGTCGGGAATATCGCCCGCAGCGTGCCGTTCATGGCGCAAGCCAAGGCGCACGGTGCCACGTATGACCTAGGGGATGATCTCAAAGTCGCACTCGATCAGTTCAACGATCTGAGCTTCCGGGCTCGGCAAGGGCACCGGGCAGCTCTGAATGCCGACATGAGCGACAAAGAGTTCAAGGGGCTCTTCGCGCAGACTGAGATGTTCGGGGAGCGAAACCCCATTCTCGACAACCCCCGCGCCATGACCTTGCTTGAAGTGCTCATCCGCAAGAATGGCCCCCAAAAGATGAGCGCCGTCTTCCGTGACTACGCTGCGCTCGCTGCCCAGCACCCCGAAGATCAAGACAGCATGTTCGGCGACAAGCCATCGCCCGAAGCGTTGCTAGAGCGGGCCATGAAGGGCGACGCTAAGAAGAGCATGGAGCCGACCCTGATCGTCAAGCGCGAGCCCACACTGATCGTCAAGGCCCGTTCGATCCTCACACCGAACATTCAGGTGGGCGAAGCACGGGGCGCGCCGCGCTTCGACACGCCCCCGATGCCCGACTACCAAGGCATCTATTATCCCCCGGAAGACGAAGACGCCCACAAGCGCGAGCGGGACCATGCGCAGAACCGCCGCCAAGCCGATGCGGAACGCGCGCGGGGCAAATGGGGCTTCCATGGCAAGGTGCTCAGCGCCAAGCCGGCCATCAAATGGGAGCTGGACCGGGAGGAAAGCGAGCCCGCGTTCAAGCAACCGAAAGACCGGGAAACAGGCAAGCCGCTCCGCGTGAGCCCCAAGCTGAATGCACGCACCCGCGAAGAGAAGGGGAAGCCGACCTACGCGGATGCAGACGTAGAGCTAGAGGGTGAGGGCAAGCCGAAATCAAAGCGGAAAAAGAAGAAGAAGCGAGTTAGGCTCACAGCGAGGAAACGGTAAATGGCGGGGAGACTACCGATCGGGGACGCGGCTTCGTTGCGTTCCATCATGGAGCGCGGGCTCCAAAAGGGTAAGGGCGGATGGCAGTCCGTGCCGAAGGGCAAGCACGGCGGGCAGCGCCGTCGCAAGGGCAATTCCTACGAGTACCGCTACCCCGATGGGCAAGGCGGATGGCGCAGTAGCCCCGGCCGACGCCAAGCCACTTCCGGCGCCCCGAAGCAGGGCCTAAAGACCCGGCTCGCAAGGCACAAAGAGCAGAAGATCGCCGACATGCGCCGCCGTGACAAAGAGGCGGCTGGGAAGCGTTTGGACGCGTCTATCGAAGAGAGCCGTAGGCAGAACGCCGCCCGCGGCCCGGTCACCCGCCGGTCGCTCAACTTCGACGAGTACCAACAGCGCGCCTACCGGATGACAAATCAGGGGCTTGCCGGCGCGCTCGATGACATTCGCGCCACGCTCCCAAGCGCCGATTCGATGGACCGTGAGATGAACACGGACAACGGCGGCTACTACCGTGACCAGGCGAGCGTGCTCGTCCAAGAGCAAAAGAAGCGCACTGAGAACCCAAAGCGCGAGACAGAGAGCGCCATTCTACGCACGCGGGATGAGATCGCCGTGCGCTCATGGCGCATCGAAGAGAACGCGGGCAACACTTCGCAGGCCGCGAAGACCCAGACGGGTATCGATCAGCGCGAGCTATCTAAGCTGTACGAACGCACCGCGAGCCTTGAAGCGAAGATCGCGCCGGCCAAGCAAGACCCGACCAAAAAGCTCCCGCCGCACACGAAAAACAGGTGGGATTCAGCGGACGGCAAACGCAATATCGTCGGGATGCACGCGAGCGGGAAGTACCTAGTGGCCACCGCGGGCCGTACGACGCTAGAGCTGATCGACCCCAAAGACCTCATGGACGAGCAGAACCTAGACATGCGGCAGCTAGAGAGCCGTCGCAAGATGGGCCGCGCAGTCCAGGCGGAAAAGGACCGTGCCGCCGCAGAGAAGCGGGTCGCCGAAGACACGCAAGGCTTCACGGACAAGATGACTCCCGCGCGCAAGGCCAAGGTCAACGCGACGCTCAATAAGCAACGGCACATCAGCGGCTACGTCACGACGCTCAAAACGTACATGCAAGCCGCCGTCGCAGACGGTGCCAAGGTCACGACGCACAGATCCTTCGGGCGCATCCTGACGACCGCCACCGGGTCGTTCTTTACGCAAAAAGACCTGACGAAGACCGGGCTCGACTTCGCGGAGCATCTTAGCGCGCTACCGCCGCGCAAAGGCCAGTACGGCGAAGCGTGGCCCATGGCTAAGCCATCGCGCGCAGTCACGGCCGTGAACGTGGCTGACGCACTGAAAACAGCGTCCCACAATCTCGTCTACCTCACGGAAAAACTGACGGGCTCCAAAGACGAGAAGTCAGTCAGTGACATTCGCTCCATGGTAGAGGCGATGCAGGACCAGGGGCGCGCGATCATCTTTCGGGATCGCGATGGCGACGAGATCGTAGATATCCCAGGCCGGCACGGGACGAGCAAGAGCCTCTACAGCGTGCCCCTACGTAGGTTCGTAGTCGGCGACCTAGAGAAAGCTGGGGGCTGGGGGAACATTCCCGCCGGTAGGCGCGGGGGCCAGCGTAAGCGCGTGGGCATGAAGTGGGTCTACCGCTATCCCGATGGCAAGGGTGGTTGGCAGAGCGGCGCGGCGCGCGAGCGAAGCGCCACCAAAAAGAAGGCCGCGGCTAAGAAGCAAGCGGCGCAGACCACGCTCGACTTCGGCGCAGCCGGCGAGCCCGACGAGCCTACAGCCACGCCCGATATCGTGCATCTTGCGGCGGCGTTCATAAAGCCGGGCGACGTGCTGCACCCCTTCGGCGATGAACAGTACCGGATCATCGCGTCGGGTAAGAAGGGCTTCAAGATCCACCTTGCGACCATGAACGTCGCAACGGGCGAATCGCTCGCGCTCACAGTGAGCGCCACGGACAAGATGTGGGTCCAGCAAGTGGGCGAGCAACGCAAGACGGATGTGGAGACGCAGCCGCCTAAGAAGGCCCCCGCTTCCACGCCACGCGGCAAGGCGTCGCACACGACTGAATCGATGATCGAAGAGGGCGAGTACGTCAACGATCGGGAAAGCAACGTACGCCAGATCGGCGAAGACGTGTTCGGCAGTGCGCGCCACCGGGCGATGAATTGGAAGAGCCTACGTGAAGCTCTTGATTCAGAAGACGCGCCCGCCATGTTCACGCGCAAGTTCCTGCTACGCGAGAAGCCCATCGGGTTCATTGGGCGCGCTCAGGCGGCGGAAGGCGCAGACGGGGTGCTCAACCAAGCGCACTACTACTTCGCGATGAACAAGTTCCCAGCGAAGCCGCCCAAGTTTGGCTCTTCGCCGCAACGTGGTTGGTTTTTCAGGGACGTGAAGCGTGAAGGCCGGGGCACCTACGACTATCACAATAGCCCGGAGTACAAGGCGAAAGCGGTAGAGCTAGAAGAGGCACGGAACAACCCTGAGAAGTGGGCGGAAGTCTCAAAGGAATGGCAGCGCGCCGGGCTTGAAGGCTACTACAACGCGTACGCGACGGTTCAAGGGATCATCGAGGGGCACTCCGCGTCGGGCAACGCTCCCGAAGGCCCTCCGCAGATCCGGTATCCCAGCTACACAAAGCCGAACGCGGATTCGCCAAGGCTCGAAGACAAGCTCCGGGCGGCGTTGTGGCAAGCCAAGGCCGATGGCAAGCACCCCGTGGAGATCGAGAGCTTGCGCAAGACGTTCAACGGCCAAGTGAGCGGCAAGACACGACCATCGAGGCAAGTCGACGATATCCGATCCCGCGCCACTAGAAAGCACGGGCCAGACGCCGATGCGATCAATAGCGCGACCATCGAAGCGGCGATGCTGGTCATGGAAGGCAAGAGCATCAACGCGGCCTTCGGGGAAAAGAAGAGCGGCAAGGGCTACGCGGTCAACCTTCGGGACATGTACGACACGGACAAGATGGAACGGAAGGGGCCGGAGAGCCGCTACGAGCACATCGAACAAGGCCGTAAGCTCATGAGCAAGGGCGGCCCGTTCAAGATGCGCGGCCTACAGCTCGGCAAGAGCGTCACGGACCAAGAGCGCGTCCACCATCTAAAGAGTCTGGTCGATAGCTTCGATGACATGGCGGAGTTGACCGGCTTGCCGGTGGGCATGATGGGCTACAACGGCAAGCTCGCGATGGCCGTGGGCGCACGTGGGGTCGCCGGGGCGCTCGCGCACTACGAGCCCACCGCGAACGCGATCAACCTGACGCGGCTAAACGGTGCGGGCTCGCTCGCGCACGAATGGGGTCACTTCTTTGATTCGAACGCGGGCGCAGCCGACCTAAATGGCGGTCGCAACCGGGAGAACAACCTCACGGGAAGCCGTGTTCCACGCGGTGCCAGCCAAGGCTTGCCGTCGCCTACGCGCGAAGCCGTGACGGCGCTCCGTGATAGCGAGGCGTTCCAAAAGTTCGATGCCCGGATCACGACGGCCATGGACAAGAATCCGCTCTACTCTCCGCCGGAGAAGCAGTATTGGCGGAGCCACGTCGAAATGTTCGCCCGGAGTTTCGAGCGGCACTTACAGCGTAAGATGGCCAAGCAGGGGCGCAGCAATACGTACCTTGTGGCGCTGCGGAAGGCGGCTAGCTCGCCTGACGGGCTTTGGCCGACCGATGAGGAAGCCGATGCGATGGCTCCGCTTTTCGAGAACATCTTTGCGAAGTTCAAAGAGTCGGGACTACTTGAAAAGATGATGCGCCAGCTCGAAGGGGATACTCTTCGCAAAGCGGCGTTCACCGTGCCCAAAAAGCGGTTCGTTGTGGGGGATATTCGATGAGAGATGCAATCGATGGCCTAGTGAAGCTCGTCAAGGGCGCAGCGGCGGGCAGTGGCGGCGGCTGGGGCAATATCCCCAAGGGCACTAGGGGTGGGCAGCGCAAGCGCGTCGGCGGCAAGTATCAATACCGCTACCCTGACGGCAAGGGCGGTTGGCAGAGTAGCCCTAGCAAGGGCGGCAAGGGCGGCAGGCGCAAAGCCAAAGCCAAAGCCAAGAGCAAGGCCGGCAAGTGGACTTCCCCGGAGCAAGCTCGCGAGCGTGGCGCAGCGGCGCACGCGGAAGGCATCAGCGCACCCGCCCAAGACAAAGCGTACATGGATAGCGTGCCTTGGGGCGCCGTGGGCGACTCCATACCCTATGCCGACGCGTGGTCGAAGGGCTGGCACGCGGCCAACACCAAAGCGAACGATGCGAGCCCCGAAGGCCGGGCACTCGCCGCCGACATGGCGCGCACAAAGTTGGAACAGCACGCGTGGTATGCAGAGCATTCCGACTTTCGAAGCACGGTCAAAGGCGTTCGGCACATCATGGTGCTCGATGCGGCAACTGGCGGAACCATGCTCACCCCGCTCACTGAGGCCACGGATTTCGAGCTAGCCAAGCTCCTCGCTAAGAACCAGAACGACGCCGCGGATGCTATCGATCCGCTGAATCCTTCCGAGGGCGAGAAGGCGCGCATCATAGACGCCGCCGACAAGCTATGGGATAGCGAGCGCGCCTATGACGGCTCCGTACAGTGGCCCGTGAAGTACGCGGCCTACCGGGAGCTTGCGCGGGGCATTGAAGTCGCCGACAAGCGGTTCGGCCCCAAGCACCACGTCGTGCCCCCCTCGCTTCGGGACCGGGTAGCGGAGATGCGCAACGTGTTCGCAGAGCGTGAATCAGAGGCGCGTAAGCGATACGCGAACGATCACAAGCGGATGGCGCGCAATGGGTCCGTGCATATCGACTCTTTCCGAGGCGCGAATATCATTAGCCCCAGCAAGGCCATGATCGACCTGGCTGATCAGCTTGGGAAGCAGGGGGCGTATGGCAACGTCCACGAAAAGCTCACGGCGATGGCTGAGCAGTACACCAACTACTTAGATTCGTGGAGCGCCGATCAGCATAAGTCAGCATCCAATGTGCTTTCGCACTACGCCCATGAGCACCGCGCCGACGACGCCGTGCGCCAAGCGGCGATCGTGCTCGCGCGGGCTCACGATGCAAAGGGCAACGCGAAAGCGAAGAGCCAGAAGCCCGGCCCGGCGGCTACGAACAAAGAAATTGCCGCGGCGATGCGCTTGAACAAGGTCGAGGCGCTTTCGACGGGCGAGACAAAGGCCATGCGCGCGCAGCTCAAACGGAACGCAAAGAACGGCGTAGCCGGCGGCAACGCGGGTCGTGTCAAAGCGGGCCAGCGCGTCGCATTGGATGGCAAGGGCTGGAAAGTCGCAGACTTCGATGCGGACGCTGCGGCGCCCGAAGGCTCGACCCTTGTGCTCTTAGCCGACGATGGCCGGAGCATGATGAGCGGCGTGCGGCTCGATAACCCGGCGTTGCGCTACGGCAAGCATCAACCGGGCGATCCCAAAGACGATCTTTCTGGCGTTTTCGATGAGGGCAAGGGCAAGGGCCGTTGGCCGAAGGGCACCAAGGTCAAGAGCCCCGAAGAGCGCGGCCGAGACCGTGCGAAGGGCCGTCGCTCCGATGCGGACCTTGCGGAGAACAAGAGGCGCAACGTCAGAACGCGCGCGGAGAGCGGCTACCGCAGTTCGACCGATGCGGAGCTGGCAGAGACCGTGCGCCGGAACAAAGAGAAGAGCGGCGGTATGAAGGGCGCAGATCCGCTCGAAGTGTGGCGGAAAAAGAAGGCCGAAATGGACGCTAAGAAGAGTGCCGACGCGATCGAAGGGCTCGAAGTGTTGCTCAAAGGTGTGCAGCGCGGCGGCAAATACTACAAGCGCGTCCCCAAGAGCGGCGGCAAAAAGGGCTACGACTACTACTACACCAAAGAGAAGTACGACGCGCGCCCCGGAGCCACGAAAGACACCGATCCGAACGCGCGCGCCAAGACGCAAAAGATCGTCGACCTCTTTCACGACCACCACTTGAACCAGTGGAACGCGAACGCCGCGGAAAAGCTCAAAGCGTTCACGGACGTACCCAAAGAGGATATCGAAACGGCGGTAAGCTGGGCCAAAGAGCACGGCGACGCGAAGATCCAGCGGGCGATGGAAAGCGCCAAGAATGCGCACTTCGATGCGATCCATTTGAAGCCGCATGCTGACAAGCGCCGCGAAGAGGCCAAGGCCAAGCACGCCGCGATCGACATTTCCCCGGACACCTACAACTCAAAGAAGTTCCGGGTGAAGGGCATGAGCGGAGAAGCCTCATTCAGCCAAGCTAAGGACAAGAGCGCGGGCGCGCGCATCGTCAACTTGCTCTTCCCTGAGCACACCGCGTCGGATCACTACGGCGCGTCGCACAAGCACCGCGATGCCATGCGTGACAACATGACCGAACACCGCAAGCTCATCGCGGACGCGCAGAACAAAGCCTACGGTAAGAAGCTGGGTATCGGGGAAGGCCCGAACATTTCAGGCGGCACCGACCCGAAGTTCGGGAAGGAAACCAACGACAAGATCCGGGTCGCGGTGAAGGCTTTGCAGTTCCACCAGGACGCCGCTGACGCCCATGAGCACGCCGCACGGTACACCCGGAAAGCAAAGAAGAGCGGCGACGCTATCGATGGGCTCGAATCGCTGAGCAAGGGCGGCGGCTGGCACAGCGCACCGGGCTCCAAGAAAGGCCGGCAGCGCACGCGTGGTGCCGGGGGTAAGTGGATCTACCGGGATGCTCCGGGTGCGGGCGGTGGCAAGGTCAAGCGCGGCAGCGATGCCCGCAGTGTCTTGGGTGGCGGTTGGGCGGTCGGCGTTATCGAGGGGCTTCCCAAGGATCTCAAAGACTTCACCGAGGCCGTCGAAGCCGGCAACGATGAGATCAGCATCGATGGCATCGGTAGGGCGATCAAAAACAAGCTCGATATCGCGGACGTTCGATCTTCGCAGATTGTCGCGCACTCGATGCGCGAAGACATACCGGACGGGCTTCTTTCGATGCGGACTGCGCCGACGCAAATGAAGCAGCGGATTGCGAGCGAGAAGAGCAAGATGGCGGAACGAGACCGCCTACGGACGCAGGTGCGGAAGTTCGCACTAGCCGCGCTCGACAAGATCGACCGCTCGAAAGAAGTCAGCTTCCAAAAAGAGTCAGACAAGGGCTACGGCGAGAAGCGCGACCAAGATCGGCGGGCGCGTTTCAGGGATAACCGGGAAGACCATAGCAAGAGCGGCGACGCTATCGAGGGCTTGGAAGGGCTCAGCAAAGCCCGGTACTACGATATGGACTACGGGTCGGGTAAGATGACCGCCAAGAAAGAGAGCGCATCCATGGGGAAGAGCAAGGGCGATATCATCCAAGAGCTGATTGCCAAGATGAAGTCTGGGGATATTACCAAAGAGTTGATCGGCAAAATGAAGGCTGCGGGCCTTGCTGACGACGTGGTTCAACAGCTCATCGGCCGATGCAATACGCGCAAGAGCCACTTCGAACCCTCACTCAAAAAGGGGCTCTATGCTTTCGAGCTGGGTGGATCGGAGAGCAAGAGCCGCAAGCTCCCTGACAATCTCTTGCCTCAGTACCTTGGGGCCTTTGTGGAGCAAGCCTACGAGCATGAGAAGCAAGAGTGTGAGCACCAAAAGGTCAAGCCCGTGAGCTACGACGATCAGATCAACTTCTTTGCCATGCGCGTCATGAATGAGCTGGTCGTTTACATGCGGAACAACCCCGATCTCATGGCAGCCGGCAAGGATGCGACGGCCGTCAGCATCGCCGCGATCCTCCGTAACTCCGGGCTCGTGCAGCCCGACGTGAGCGGCTTTACGAACAACGAAGGCAACGGATACATGGGCGAAGTGGCCCACTACTCAAAGAAGGCCCCTTGGATTCAGGAAGATCCCACAGCTCGCCCGATGGCGCAGCTCGCCGATCGCCATGAGCAAGGGTCGTTCACGGACGACACCGCAGACCCGGCCATTGCGCTCCGCAAGGCTCAGGTCGAAGAGACCCGGCGCGCATTTACCGCCCCAGAACCGAAGTTCATGGTAAAGGGGGATGGCGACTGCCCGGTACACGGCTACCACGATCTCACCAAGATGCAGACTCTTCTGATCCCGCCCGGACATTGCACGTGTAACTAATGGGGCTCCTAGACGATATCCGAACGGCGGGGACGGGTGCTCTTGACGGCGCGATGCAGTCATTGCGCAAGGCCGACGATCTAGGCGACGACGTGCCGTTCGATGAGATGCAAGACGCGCTCATGAAGGGCGGGCTCGCTGAGCCCACGGAAGAGAAGCCCCGTGGTCTCTTTCATGATCCCTACAGCGTCATGGATTGGGGCGGCTGGCGTCAGCGTCCCAGCATTCTCACGTACGATACGCTCCGCCAAATGAGCATATCGAACACCGTGATCGCGGCCATCATTCAGACCCGCGTGAATCAGCTCAGCCAGTTCGCCGTGCCGCAGCAAGGCGACTACGACCGGGGCTACCGCATTATCCTTCGGGACCGTCGCGACAAAACCAAGGTCATGACGAAGGCTCAGCAAACCAAGGCGACTGAGCTGGAGCGCATGATCGAAACCACCGGGTACATGCTCCCCGATGAGAAGTCGTACGACCGCGATAGCTTTCGCGCGTTCCTAAAGAAGATCGTGCGGGATTGCCTCACCTACGATCAAATCTGTATCGAGAAGATCCGCGACCGCAAAGGCCGGATCAGTCGCTTCATCGCACTGCCCACGGAGACCATTCGTCCCGCTGTTGCGGACGTGGAGCACATGGACCCCGAAGAGCGCCGCAACCGCGTTGCGTATGTTCAGGTGTACGAAGATTCAGTTATAGCCGAATTCGGACCCGATGACCTTGCGTGGAGTGTCATGAACCCACGTTCGGATCTGCGCGTGAATGGCTTCGGGTTCGCTCCCATCGAACAGCTCATTCGCATGATCACAAGCTGGCTCTATGGCTTCGAATACAATACCAAGTTCTTTTCGCAGGGCTCCGCAATCAAGGGCGTGATCAACGTCAAGGGCGCCATTCCCGATCGCCAGCTCCGCGCGTTCCGACGCATGTGGTACTCGATGGTCACGGGCGTCCAGAACAGTTGGAAGACGCCCATCTTGAACGCCGAAGACTTGCAATGGGTCTCGCTCCATTCGACGAACCGCGAAATGGAGTTTGGCCAGTGGCTCGACTTCCTAACCAAGAGCATTTGTTCGGTCTACGGGATCGACCCCCTGGAGATCGGGTTCATTTACGGCTCCGGTGGTGGCGGCTCGTCGCTCTTCGAATCCCGGCCGAACCAAGCCGAAGTGCAAGAGTCGAAGGACAAGGGGCTCCGCCCGCTCATCGAGCACATCGAAGACACGATCAACCAGCACATCGTATGGGAGCTGGAGCCCGACTTTGAATTCGAGTTCACCGGCTTCGATGCCAAGGCCGAAGACAAAGAGCGTGAGGCTCGGATGCTTGAAGTTACCAAGGTCAAGACGGTCGACGAGATCCGGGCCGAGATGGATCAAGATCCGCTGCCCGATGGGCTTGGGGAGATCATTCTCGACCCGACGTTCCTGCAATGGGTCCAGGGCAAGCAAGGCATGGACGAGGAAGGCGGCGAGGGCGGCTTCGGCGAGGAAGGCGACGGCGACGAAGACGGCGACTCCGGCGACCTTCCCGACTGGTTCGGCGGTGGCAAAGACAAAGACAAGGGCGACGACAAGGAAAAGCAGGAAGGCCCCCCAGGCGCCAAGAGCGGCGACAAGGGCTCGGCTCCGGGGAAAGACCTACCTTCGGGGGTCAAGGGCGGTAAGGCGTCCCAGAAGGAAGCCCTAGCGGCCTCTGAGTCGGCCATCCGTACCGTCGAAGTGTTGCGGAAGAGCCAAAGGGTGCAGAATGATCGCCAGATCATCGATGTAGAGATCGTGGGGGAATGATGGGGGTACGAACCAGCACAGTGCTATCGCTTGAAGTGGGTCTCAATAACTCGCTTGACGATTGCCTTTTCGAGCGGAGCTTCACGGAGCTATTAGACACGCTCGACCATGGGGTTTCCCAAGTGCTCACGGTCGAAGCGGGCACTTCGAATCTTGCGGTCGACATGGGCGACGTGGCGCAAGCCCGGCTCATCTACATCGAAAGCAACCTGGAGATCGAAGTCACCTTCGGGGGCGCGCTCGCCACGGGCGCGATTGTCGACGGCTCCGGCGGCACCTACCCGACTGGCTTTGCCGGCGGCGAGACCCTGAATCTGGTCGTGGACAACGGCGGGCTGGTCTCATGTAGCTTCGATGCGGCCGACCAGTCGCTCGCTCAGGTGATCAACCGCATCAACTCATGCCTAGCGTTGAACGGCCAAGCGCCCGTCGCGTCGGATAGCGGGGGTGAGCTACGGCTCGCGAGCACCACGACCGGCACCGGGTCGGAGATCGACATTCAGAGCGGCACCGGGCTGGCCATCTTGGGCCATAGCATCGGCGTCACCAATGGCATCAACAGCACTCCGGGCGCGAGCGCATTGCAGCTCCAGCGGCCCGCAGACGCGTCGGGCGCGGACGCCGCCCAAGACGTGCTCGCCTACGTGCTCGCCACGATCAACACAAGTTCGGTATCGATCAGCAATACATCGCTCACGGCCAATGCGCGCGTGAGGCTCATGATCGCCGGGGATCTGGTCGTAGCGCCGTAATGCAGGGGGGCGACGTGGCGGCGAAGGCCAAGATTCGAATACACGCGCCCGCAAACCTAGATCCTCTTGAAATCGCCCAAGCGGTGGTGGGCAACGGGCTTCTGGTCAAAGCGGAGCCCGTGCCGCGCTACGGCAAGGGCACGTTCCGCCGCTACAAGGCGATGCTGACGAGCGTGGGACGCTTTGAACGCGCCTACGATAAGCAGCTCGACAAGATGGTGTCGGAGATGCGGCGCTACATCGAAGAGACGATCAAGGTGAAGCTCGCCAAGGCCGACACCCCGAAGCCTCTGATCACGCCGGGGGAGCTGTATGAGCTGACTCAGATCGTCGAAGACTACCACCACGCGTTCATCGCCGGGACCATCGGCCCTGAAACCCTACCGCCGGGCACTGTAGAGCGCCTAATCGACGCCGGGATACTCCCCGAAGACCTACGGCATACCTTCGTCCCAACGGCCTCAGAGCTGCCCCCAGCGACCATGGACGCCATCGAAGACGCCTACCGCTACGGGCACGTCCTGAGTGCGTCGCGGTCCTACAAAGAGAAAAAGCGCCGCCACGGGCTCACCTACAAGCAATTCGTGAGCGACTATGCCCCGAAGATCCCGATCGGCCCGAACGAGAAGCACGCGCTCGAATGGGCCAAGCACTCCGCCGCCACGGAGATCAAGGGGCTCGGAAACAAGATATCTGACGACTTTTCGACCATCGCCATCGAAGCCGACAAGGATCTGCGCCGCCGCTACGAGGGCGTGATCCGTGACTCGACCGCGGAGAACATTCAGCGCCAGCAAACGTGGCGCCAGCTCGCGAGCGACTTGGGCGACAAGACCGGGGATTGGTCTCGCGACTTCAAGCGCATCGCGGCGACTGAGAAGCAGAAGGCCATGCAAGAGGGCATCGTCCAGGGGCTCGCTTCACGGTACGGCGATCCCGACGATATCCGGGTCGCCAAGATGCCAAACCCGGATGCGTGCCCGCATTGCATGCGGCTGCACAAGCTGCCCACGGGCCAACTGCGGATCTTCAAGATGAGCGAGCTAGTGGAGAACGGCAGTAACGTCGGCCGTAAGGCACGCGATTGGAAGGCCACGGTCGGCCCCGTCCATCCGTGGTGTGGCTGCGATATCATTCACGTGCCCGAAGGTTGGGCCTTCGACGACACGGGCGAGATGGTGCCGGAGTCATTGCTGCGAAGCGACTGGCTGAATTGGGATCTGCGCAAGGCGCTCCCGAAGCCGACACCCGATGCGCCCGTGCTGAGCTACGGGGATAGCCGGCCCGACAAGGGGATCAGCGTGCGCGTCGGCGACCCCACCATGGTCGACGAGATCCAAAAGGTACTCGACCGGACACCCCCCGAAATCTTTGACAAAGACGTAGGTATCACGTTTGTTACCACTGATATCCCGCGGGTGCAGAACCCGCTAGATGAGCACGACTTCGCGTATTGGAGCGGCAACGAGATCCGTATCTCGCAAACGCTTCCCGCGGAGCGCATCGCGCGCGTGCTCCCGCATGAGATTGGGCACTCGCTAAACGTCTACCTCATCCGGCAACTTGGCAGCATCGCGGCGGTCAAGGCGTGGCACGCATCGCTCGACACGATCAGCAAAGACGAAGGCTACGTGAGCGACTACGCGGAGCGCGAGCCTATCGAGAACGCGGCCGAAGTCACGATGCTCTATCTGTACCACCGGCAGCGGCTTATGCTGCGCTGGCCACGGCAGTTCGCATTCGCGCACAAAGCGTACCGAAAAATCTGGGCATGACTAGCCAAGGGATAATGAACGGCGACAAGCACTTGCACTGCCCGCACTGCGATCGCCCCATCTTCCGCAAGAGTAGTTCTGGCGCACGTTACAAAGCGAAAACGTCGATCGTCGTGTTGCACAAAAGCGGTGACGTGGAGATCAACTGCGGCGCATGCAAGCGCGCGGTTATCCTTACGCGAGCGAAGATCGAGCTGCGAAAGGCTGTTTTCACCGTCCCCAAGAGTTGACACGCCCTAGGGGATACTGTCAGATCATCATCGGGGCCTAGGCTGCGCGGGGGCGTGGTCATTAGAGGCGGTTCAACCATCGACGGTTGGCCGCCTTTTTTGCGTTCTGGGGGCGACATTGACGACAACACCTTTCAAATTCGATGTTCAAGTTGAGTGCTTTGAAAAGGCGGGTGTCGATCCCTCCAAAGAGCGCCGCATCGGGGGTATCGTGTCGACCGGCGAAGTTGACCGGCAAGGCGAGCGCCTGATCCAGAAGGGGCTGGATTTTAGCCCGTTCCTAAAGGGCGGCTGGTTCAACGATAACCACGACCATTCGACCGAAGCCCTAGTCGGTTATCCCGACCTTTGCGAGCTTCGGGAGCTGCCCGATGGGGAGCAAGGTTGGTACGTCGAAGGCTACTTACTCAAAGGCCACACGCGCTCCGACAACCTTTGGAACATTGCTCAGGCTCTCCAGAAGAGCGACCGCCGGCTTGGGTTTAGCGTCGAAGGCCAGATCGAAGAGCGCGACGCTTCGAACCCCAAGGTCGTTCGCAAAGCCACGGTGCGCGAAGTCGCGATTACGCGCTGCCCCGTGAACAACGGCACCGGGCTCGATGTGCTCGCCAAGTCGCTCAGTGCTGGCAGCGCCGTGAGCGACCCCGGCACAGCACCCGGTGAAGGCTTCCCGCTTCGCGACGAATCGCTCGAAGGCGGCAAGAAAAAGAAGAAAAAGAAGCGCCTCTACAAAGCAACTGAGGCGCTTGAAAGACTCCGCGCAATCCGGCCAAACCTGGACGGCGCGCTAGCAGAGAAAATCGTGGCGTACGCGATGAAGTGGCACGCCGAAACGGAGGATAGTGAACATGCCGGATGAGATTCAGGCTCCAGCGGAGCCGCAAGTGACTGACGACGGTCTTGGGAATGCTCTTGACGAGCTTCTAAAGGCTGCGGACGCCACGAGCTTGACCAAAGCGTACGGCGGCACATCGGTGGAGACCGGCGGCCGGGTGGACGAGCGAGGAGCAAGCTCAGGCACATTGGCCGGTGGTGGTGACGTAGGCGGGCTTGACGATCTCATGATCGCCAAGATGAGCGCCGCGGGCATTCCTGCCGGAACGATTAGCGCCTTCGCCGCTTTCATGAGCGACGAAGAGGAAGAGGAAGAGGAAGAGGGCGACGACGAGGATGAGAAGGACAAGGACAAGAAGGATAATCCCTTCGACAAGTCTGAGGCTCACTCGTTCCAAAAGAGCATGGATGTGTACCGGGAAGATCCTGATCTCTCCGACACCATCGATGTGTCACCGTTCCTAGAGGCGCTGACTGCCCGCACGGCAGATCAGCTCGATGCGATTCGCAAGAGTGCGGGAGCCTTCGAAGGCCAGCAGTCTCATGTGAACCAGAAGCTCGCCGCGGCACTTCACCAGATCGGTGGATTGCTCAAGAGCCAGAGCAACGTCATTCAGGTTCTCGGAGAGCGCCTGAATATCGTGGAGCGCACACCGGCCGAACCCAAGGGAGCTACCCAGCTTTCCGGGGCGCAGCCGCTTCACAAGGCACTGCCCGGTGAGCTTGGCCAGGGTGGCCCGGATCTTCGCAAGAGCGAGATCCTTTCGACCCTCACGTACATGAACCTTGAAAAAGGCATGAACGAGATCAATGGCCACCGAACGTCCGAATTGGTCGGGCTGTTCGAGGGGGGCAACGTCATCGATCAGAAGACGATCGGCGCCGTTCACAACTTCCTCCAGACCCATCCAAATGAGGCGGACGCGGCTCGGCAGTACGCCTAACGCGCCTAGAAAGAACAAAGGAAAAACAAGATGAGTGTAGGATCATTTGTTTCGGCGCGTGACTACCGCGATTACGGCGGTTGGGGCACATCATCGCCCGACGAGCTAGCTGAGCTGCGCAAGGCCCTTACGGCCGGCAGTGACGTGAACGACCCAGGCGTTGCGCCCGGTGTCGGTTTTCCGTTGAGGACGGAAAGTCTCGAATCACAACTCAAAAACCTGACGTTTGAAATGTCAGAGATCAAGTTGTTCCGCAGCATTTCCAAGGTGAGTGCGCAGAATACAGTTGAAGAATTCAACCGTTTGGTAAGCTATTCTCGTTCGGGCAGCCGGCGCTTCAACATGGGTTGGATGAGCGAGGGAGCACTTCCCGAGGAAGAGGACAGCACGTACGAACGTGTGACCGTCCTCACGAAATTTTTGGGAGTTGTGGGGAGGGTCACACATGTGGCCAACACCATTCGGGCCGCTCACGGTAACGTGATCGCGCTCGAAACCATGAACAAGACGATGGATCTGTTGAAGAATCTGGAGAACAGCCTGTTCTTCGGCAACTCTTCGCTCATCCCCGAACAGCTCGATGGTCTCGAAAAGCTGATCACGGATGCGGCCCCGGATAACGTGGTCGACCTTCGTGGCGCTGCGCTCACTGAGGGCGCGATGAACGACATGCTGTTGCAGATTCGTCAAAACTACGGGATGGCGACCGACGCCTACTTTAGTGCCGGCGCATTTGGCGACCTCGCAAAGCAGGTCTACGAGCGTCAACGATTCGCCATTGCACCGGCACCCGGTGTGCTTGGCGCTTCCGTCACGGCTTTCCAGGGCCAGCACGGCAAGATCAACTTGCACGACCACGTGTTCTTTGAAGACTCCCAGACGCCGCTTACAAACGGCTTGGGCGACGCTTCGAAGCGCCCGCTCACTCCGACCATTACCGTTGCTCCGGCAGCGGCCGGTACGGGCAGCCAGTTCGTCGCGGCTGACATTGGTGTGTACATCTACCAAGTCATGGCGGGCAACCGCTACGGCGTCAGCTCTCCGGTCACCACGGCTGGGGTCACGGTTGCGGTAGGCGAGAACGTCACCTTCACGGTGGCAGACGGCGGGCAGGGCACGACCTTCTACGAGCTGTACCGTTCCACGGTCGGCGGCGCAGCGGACACCGCTCAGCTCATGACACGCGTCGCGCGCACTGGCGCAACGCAGGTCATCACGGACAGCAACGGCGACATTCCGGGGACCACTAAGGGCTTCGTTTTGCAACAGAATCAGCGGTCAATGTCATGGGCTCAGCTCTTGCCAATGACCCGGATTCCCCTCGCAACCATTGATACTTCGATCAGGTGGGCACAGGTAGTCTATGGTGCGATAAAGCTCTACACGCCCGCACGTAACATCGTGGTCAAGAACATCGGCCGCGAACCGGGTAGCCTCTAAGGGAGGAAGCCCATAGCGAAAGCTGGTAGAACGGGGGCGAGCGGGCATTAGTTCGCTCGCCCTTTCTGCTTTTCGGAGGGAACAAAGGTAATGAAAATCAAGAATCCAAGTCTGGCCGGCATGGAGCTGGGCCTCAAGTACGGTACGGGGACTGTAACGGGGGATGCGGACGGCGTGTTCGATGTACCGGACAAAGACGCGGAGTTCCTTCTGAGCACTCCGGGCTGGGCCAAGCCCAAGATGGGTCGTTCCGTGGCCCCAGCGGCCCCTGAGCCGGCCCCGGAGCCTGAGCCCGAACCAGCGGCCGTCGAACCAGAACCGGCCCCTGAGCCCGCCTCAGAGCCCGAAATGGGCGATGAGGGGGACGACGCTGCCGATGAGGGCGAGGAAGGCCCCGATCTCGAAGCCATGACCAAAGCGGAGCTTCTGGCGTGCGCGGCGGAGTACGGGGTCGACGACGTGGACGCGCACATGCGCAAAGACGATATCAAGGCTGCGGTCGAAGCTGCGCTCTTCGAAGATGAGGGGGAATAATGGCCGCCCATGCTGACGATCTGCGGTACTTTTACGCGGAGCACTTGGGAGACTCGGTACAGGTCACGACGCCTTCGGGCGGCGCGGTCGCACTGCCCGAACCACTGACGCCGGGGCGCTACGAAATCCGCGTGCCCGCCTACGGGGGCGGGGACTTGTGGGTTCGCCAAGGGCCGTTCGGCGACGTGCTAGCCGATGATGAGACCCCTTCCACGCAATTCGTGGTGCACACGGACAGTGCGCATCTCAACTATCCGATCTTCACGCTCATGGTGCGTGGGAGTGGGAATGGCGACGATGGGCTTTCGTTCTACGGGGACGGGGGCACGGTGCTGGTCCAGGTCACCAAGGTTTCAAGGGACAAGCGATAATGCCACGCAAAAAGACAGGCACCGCGGAGAAGCGCACGCTCAAAGAGCACGCTAAGCCGGTGGTGGTCGAAGTACCGGAGCCTACTGAGGTCGAAGTCTCGTTGGATCAACAGCGCGTTTCGCGCGTGGTGATCGTGCCGACCACGGAAGGGGCTTGCTTAGCGACCGTGGACGTAGAGAACGGCTACCTGGACACGGATGGCGACTTCCGGCGTGTTGGGCGCGACCGCTTCGTCTACAAAGAAGACGCGGGGCTAGGTGCTCCATGGGCCGCGGTAGAAGCTGCAATCTGGGCGTTGATCGACGCCGGGAGTGAGTGATTGAACAGAAGGCGAGCATACGCCCGTACCGCAAGGTCGATATGGGCCGGGAGCTGGAAGAGCATGACGCTCGGCTCCGCAAACTTGAAAAGCTCGAAACTCAGGTTCGGGTCTTTCAAGTGCTCGCCGGGATGCTTTTGATCACATTGCTCGGCTCGTGGCAGCGCGCGTGCGTCGATGTAGACAGTAGAAAGCTAGAGCAAGCCGGGGTGAGGCAGTCGATTGAAGCGCACGCGAAGCAGCCGCACGGGGTAGATCAAGCCACGCTCGATAGCATGCAGAACACGGATAAAGAGCACGGGGAACGGCTGATCACCATCGAGAAGCGCCTCTACATCCGAAGGAAAAAGTGATGCAGCACATGATCAACGTACCGGAGGATATTGAGGGGCGGCTCGCGAGCGAAGCGGACAAGCAAAAGCTCTTCGTAAAGGATCTGATCCCGTTGATCATCGCTGAGTATTTCCGCATGTGGGACGACCTGGAAAGTGGCGCTGCACTTTTGAAGAGCGATGTACCAGAATGAGTGAGGGGGGCGCATGGCTCAGGTAAATCCACTAGACCCGGCAGAGAACAGCGGCATTGACACACGTGCGTCGGGCAACGTCATTCGAGTCACGACCAATGACCCGAACGTGGCCATCGCCATCAAAGCGGGCATGGAACGGCTCGTAGTCGAGCGGAGCACGGACCAGGGCCTCACGTACCAAGAGATCACGCACGCCTCAGAGCGGCCCGTGCTTGAAGCCGAACAGTTCGTCTACGAGTTTTTCGACCGCTGCGGCAGCCCGTCCTACCTGTACCGCACGCGCTACGCGGGCACGATCAAGGGCGAGAAGATGTGCACGGAAGCGAGCCCCCCGATCCTTGGGGCGGGCTTGGCCGTGCGCAATATCCTCACGGTCGACGACTTGAAGTCGCGCTACATGTTCGGGCTCGACCTTACGAACGACAAAGGCGTGCCGCTCGAAGACGCCGTGTACCTGAGCTACATCATGGCCGCGATTCGCGGCTTCGAGAAGCAAGTCGATATCCCGCTGTTGCCGTCGACCTTCGTAGAGAAGCACGACTACTACCGGCACGACTATCACTCGTTCAACTTCATTCACCTGGATAACACCCCGGTGATCAGCGTTGACGAGTTTCGCGTTCAATATCCTTCGGGGCAGAACGTGATCATCTTTCCCGGCGAATGGATTCGCTTGAACAAGCTCGAAGGGCACGTACAGATCGTCCCGACCAGCGGCACGCTCAGCGAGATCCTTGTCGGCCAAGGCGGCTCGTTCTTACCGGCGATCTACAACGGGCTCGACTATCTCCCGCATCTCTTCGAAGTGAGCTACACGGCCGGCTTCGAAGACGGGCAGATCCCAGCCGATATCGTGAACGTGATCGGCATGATGGCGAGCATCGGCCCCTTCCATATTTTTGGTGATCTCATCGCGGGGGCTGGCATCGCGAATATCAGTCTGAGCATGGACGGGCTGAGCCAGTCCATCGGCACTACCAGCTCGGCAACCAACTCCGGTTACGGCGCGCGAGTCGGCAACTATCTGAAAGAGATCAAGGCCGCGATCCCGCTGTACAAGCAATACTACCGCGGTCTCAAAATGACTTGGGCATAGCGACGGCCCAGCGTATAAGCGGGCATGCCCACCCCCCATTCCCCCGATCCGCAGTTCACGCTGCGCTTCCCCGTCCTAGAGTCTCGTGCCGACCAGATCGAACGGGATGCGCACGCCTTTTTGAAACGGAACCCCGACTTCTGGGATGAGTTTTGCCGCCGTGCGTTTCTCATTCGCAAGCGCGGGCACAAGCACTATTCCGCGATGGTCGTGGTGCAGAACATTCGTTGGCATACCGACCTTGGCGACTGCAAAGACTTCAAGATCAATAACAACTACACGCCTATTTTCGCGCGCGTGTTCAACAGCTCATACCCGGAGCTGAACGACTTTTTCAAGACTCGGGAGCAAACGAGCAGACGATCGGTGGCGCGATGAGCGTCGCCCCCGGCACCCTGATCACCACGTCGAAGGGGCTCATGCCCGTCGAAGCCCTCACCACGGCCCCGTTCAAGGTCTGGACGGGCCAGCAATACGAGGAAGCCATGGCCTACTCCGCGGGGGTCGAGCCTGTTGCCCGCGTGAAGCTCGCTAACGGGCTCTCTGCGCTTGTAAGCCCATTGCAGGCTCTAGCGGTCGTTCCCTCAGAGAGCGCCCTAGGAGCCGCCTTGTGGCGCGAGCAACGGGCACTCAAAGCGGGCGACCGCGTGCTCATGGGCTACCAGCGCGAAGACACCTTGCTCGATACCGACTTGCTGGGATGCGGCTACCGGGACCGGGCGATGCTCGAAGATCCCGGCATTTGGCACCTACTCGGCTACGCCCTTGGCAGCGGCTACTTCCCCGGAGCCCCGCCTAGCACGGAGTCATTCAGCGTTTTCGCCTACAACCGGCTGGACGAGCCCTTGCTAGAAGACTTCGCGGCGACGTGCGACGCCCACTTCATTCCCGCACTGGCGACCGAAGGCGACCACGCCATGCTTTCGATCCATGACCGGGACTTCCATCGATGGCTGCGCGATCTGGGGTTTCAGTCGGCCGCGGAAGGCCAGTCGATCCCGAACCGCTTCTTTCGGGCGCCGGCTTGGATTCGTGGCGCGCTTCTGAGGGGGCTCTTCGCCAGCGCATCGAAGTGGGATGAGACCTACAACGCGCCCGTGCTCTACCTTCATGACTCCCGGCTCCGGCAGTCCGCGCTCCGATGCCTATGGTCCATCGGCGTGGCGGCGCATGAGAAGCAGAGCGATACCGTCGACCATAAGATCCGCGTTTCCGATGTAGCGGCGTGGCAGGACCACGTAGGGGAGCTACAAGAGGGCGAGCCCCGCGAAGCCAAGCGAGCACCCGGCTATGAGAACCGCTGGGACGTGCTTCCGGTGTCGACGGCGCAGACGGTTATCCGCGCCATGATGGCGAGCCCCGTTTGGAAGACGCTGACGGGTGACGAGCGCGAGAAGATCGCACGGCTGGAGCGCCGTGGCCTAGCCATCCGGCGCCCCCTAGCAATCGAGTATCTACGCAAGGTCCATGCGGAAGTGCCCGCGGCGCTCCACTACCACCACGCCAAAGTGGGCATGGTGGACGTGGAACCCATTCACCGGGCGCTCATGTATCGCGTGGAAGTGGCGAATGAGGCGGCCCTGTTTCTCGCCAATCACATCGCGATGGGCGACTCACGCGCGGTGCTGTAGCTCTTGGATCATTAGGAGCTGGTCGACGACCATGTTCCGAAGCTGTTGATTCTCAGCTTCAAGATGATTCGTCTTCGCGTACTGGACGAGCTTATTGCTCCGGGTACGCGTCTTGCGCCGTGCCTTCGGCTTGGAAGTCGGAGGGGCTGCGGTTTCGATCTGCGCCTTCCACTTGTAGATCAACGCGGAGCTGAGCTTGTGCTTCGCAGCGACCGCCATCGCGCTTGTGCGGTTCGCTTCGGCTACGTACCGTTGCTTCTGCGCGGGGGTAAACTTGCGCCGTACGACGCGTTTGGTGCTTGCCTTTTTGGGCATACTAGGGACTCTCTTTCGTTGTAGGATACGACGCATCATAGTCGACGCGCCGTATTCGATTGTCAAGCCGACCTAGTTCAAGGTCGGATCAGGCTCGCCGCCATCCTCCGCGTCTTCTTCTTTGGCGGCGTAGTAGTTGATCACGTTATCTAGGCCGGTGTCGGCCTCAAAGCGGCTCAAAGCCTTGTCGCGAAAGATGCCCGTGATCTCGCCTTCCGCATCGATTACCACCACGTCTTGCTCGAAGCGAGGCTCGTCAGCGACGGGCACCGCGGGGCTTCGGCGCCAGTAGATGGTGAAGGTTCGGAGTTCGATCCGCATTACTGCCCCGCGCCCGCGCACACGGGGCCTAGGCCGCGCTCGATGCTCGCCGGGACCGTGAGCTTGCGCCCGCAGCGACCGCAGCGACCTTCATGCCAAAACTCCGCGGGGGCGAAGTCAGTGTCGGCAGCCAAGCGGCTCCAAAGCCACGTGAAGGCTCGCGCGCTGGGGGCGTCCGTGCCGACTCGGCTCTTGCGTCCGTGAACAAATTTTTCCGCGTCGAAGATCGTTCCGAGAAACGAGTAGTCCGCATCGTTGTCGGGTCCGCTCAGCAAGCCGACAAAGAACAGCTCTTTGGGCTCCGCTTCCGTACCCACATCCTTGCGCTTCACCTTGAACGTGTAGCGGTTGCCCGTGTCGGGATTCAGCACGGTGAACGTGGCGTTGCCGGCGAGCGCGTAGGCTTTCGCGAAAAGCGGGGTGTGGAGCTGGCCTCTTAGTTCGTTTGGAATGGTGGTCATGGTCTTCGTTCCCTTCATCTAAAGAGTACGGTGCGTCGGCTAGCGTGTCAAATCGACCGTATACGCTGCCTTTTTGCGGTCGTATACGATCCATGCTATACTAGGGGGATGAAACGGATGACGCGATCGAAGCAATATGCGCGCCTTGTCGCGCGGCTTCCCGGTATCGTGTTCGCGGAGTACGGGCGAAAGGACGTGTGCATTCCCGCCGCGTACCACGCGCTAGAAACGCTGCGCGCATGGGGCATTTCGGGGCGGCTGGTGAGCATGAACACCACCGCGATGAATTGGCCTTTCGTCGAATGGGTTAGCCGGCGCGCGGACGGGCACTACGACCCGATGCCCAACTACGGATGGTCGGTAGGTATCAGGCACGACAATCCAGATCGGGACGGCTACCTGAGCCACCTTGTTTGTGTTTCGAAGGGCAAGGTGCTCGACTGCGCAGCCGGAGCACTGTCACGCCCTGAGCGCGGGATGCCAGTCCCCGAAGGGCTCATGGTGGTGAACGGCGAATGGTACGATGACACGACGGTGGTCACGTACATGCCGTCGCCAGAGCCCGTCCCGCCGATGTGGGTACTCGACCCGGTAGCCACGGAGTGCGTGCGAAGACGGATCAAAAAAGAGATCCTAGAGGGGAGCTGATTATCCTGAGCCCCTGAGCTAACCTTGCGGGGCCATGGCCGACCCTTCGAAGCTCGCTCCCCCAGCGCCCGTCGATCACGCCGATCGGGTGGTCGACGTGCCGCCTACCGTGGGCGAGTACGACACGTCCGAAGACTACCCGGCCAAGCAAAAGACGCGGGCCGACTTCCGCCCCCAAGAGTTCGAACGGGTCATTGGGCAGCACGGCAAATTCGTGGTGTGGCGCAAAGCCCTGCTTTGCCCGTGTGAGAACCGGGACACGGGGCAGCCCCAAGTCGACTGCGAAGACTGCGATGGCTCCGGCTACATCTACGTGGACGGGCACCGCATCCGGGCGCACATGGTGAGCTTCGACAAGACCACCAAAATCTACGAAAAGTTCGGGATGTGGCTTGAAGGCAACGTCCAGATCACCGTGCTCCCGCAGTACCGGCTCGGCTTCCGTGACTCCATTGAAATGGAAGACTCGCTCATGAGCTTCAATGAGCTGTTGCGGAAGGGCAACCGGCGCGGCCGGCGGAGCAAGCTCCCCGATGGGGTCGACTCCGCGCGCTACCGGGTCACAAGCGTCACCCGGCTGGCAGTGCATACCGGAGACTCGTTCACCTTGCTCGAATCGGGCTATCATTTCGAAGTGACCGATGAGGGGTGGATCAAGTGGCTCGCGCAAGGCAGCAACGCCGTGAGCGACGGGACGACCTACAGCGTGCTCTACGACTTCCACCCCGTTTTCCAGATCATTAGCCACCCGCACTCGACTCGCGACGACGTGCGGGGCACCAAACAGCCCAAAGACACCGTGACGGCGCTCCCGATTCAGGCAGCCGCGCGGCTCGACTACCTCATCGATATCAACTCGGCTGCGGTGCCGCCGGTCACGGGATAATGGCGCTCATCAAAATCGACATGAGCCAGGTAGTTGCGAACGTCACGCGCTCGCTCCCGCGCATGACAGACACACGCCGGCTCCAGGCGGAGCTAGGCTCCAAGGCGATGGAATACTGGACCCATCTAGCCAAAACCAAGCTGGGAAGCTCTTCGCGCGCTTACATCCATGAGCTGAGCCACCGCTCCACGGAGAACCGGGAGTACATCGTGCTCACGGGCGTGCTCCCGAACATGATCGAGAACGGCTGGCGCGGCGGCGACATGCGCGATTGGATGCTCAAAGGGCCGAAGGCCAAGACGGCCGCCGATGGGAGCAAGTACCTCACGATCCCCTTCCAACACGGCACGCCGGGCACCGGGGGGCGCAACGTGGGCGCGGTCATGCCCAAGCCCATCTACAACGCGGCCAAAAAGCTGGACGGTACGAAGTCGCGAGCCAAAAAGCTCGAAGGCCCCAGCACTTTGACGGCCCGTAGCACGAAAGATACACGGATCGACAAGATCCACGGGAAGCGGCTAGAGCCGACGATGCGCGGGATCAGTAAGCAGGTCTCCACCATGCTGAAAACGAAGCGCCAAGACTGGCACACCACGAGCATTTGGACGGGGATGCAGCGCGACTCGAAGCAGTATGAGAACGCGAACCAGACCAGCGGCTACACGACGTTCCGGCGGATCAGCTCGAAGGTGCGCCCTGGCACGGAGGGCAAGAGCTGGCACCATCCGGGGATCGAAGGGAAGCGATTCGCGCCCCAAGTGCAGAAGCGAATCGAGCTGTTCGCGCCGATCATCATGCGGCAGATCATAGAGGGCAAATGAGTCGCAAAGACAAGGCCAACCCCCGCAATCTGGGTGGCACCCTAGAGAACAGCATCGAGCCCTTTTTCGAAGGGCCGGCGCTCGCCAACGCGCGCACAAGCATCGTACTGTTGGAGCGCATTATCTTGAACCTTTTGCGCTCCGAAGTCGCACGGCTGTCAGTGAACGAGCCGGAGCTGACTCGGTTTTTCAGTCACTTCTTTGACCCCACGGCCGGCGCCGAAGAGCGCGCGCGGTTCGTGACCAACTTCATGCGCGAGCCGCCGGTCACAGTCATTGGCTACCCGCGGGCGTCGGGCGACTTTCCATGCTTCGCCATTATCCTCGAAAGCGAGGAAGAGACCGACCCCCAACTCATGGGCGACTACATGGGCATGACGCTCGATGGGGAGCCCGGTGAAGCGGCGGAGTACGAAGGCGGCTTCTTTCAGAACACCTACGGGATCTACATCTATGCGCAGAACAGCGACGTAGCGGTGTACCTCTACCAGTTCGCCAAGATGGTGCTTTTTAGTGCAAAAACGGCGCTTCAATGCGCTGGCTTTACGGGACTCGCTTTCAGCGGCGGCGAGCTGAGCCCCGAAGAGATGTACTTGCCCGATAACATGTACGCGCGCGTGCTGCGCATTCAGGCGACGGCTCCGATGAGCGTGCCGAAGCTCGTAATCGACCCGGCCAAGGTTCGCATCTTGGGGCTCCACATGGATGATATCGTAGTGGACGGCATGCGAGGGACCGTGACACCGTACGTACCGGAAGGATCTGATGATGGCGAATGCTAAGCGGCGCTCCGGGGGGAGCACTAAAGGCGTGTCGGAGCCCCGCAAGTCGGAGCCGGCGCTAGAGGATATTGAGGCCGTGTCGGAGCCCGTTCCATCGGAGCCAGCGCCCGCAAAGAGCCCTTCTACCGTTAGTTTGGCGCAAGAGCTGCCAGACCGAACGCCACGCGTTACGATCCAGTCATTCGTGCGGGGAACCAGAGATCCAATCTTGCGTTCATTCGCGAGTCAAGAGCGACTGTCAAAGGCCGTCCGCAAGCTCACACGGGATGAGTGGAAGACGGCATTCGAAGCCTTCAAGAGTGAACCTAGGTAGGGGGTAAGGGGTACATGGCTACTGCAATCTTTTTCAACGGGCGACGTATCAACGTGCCGCAAGTCACGTCGAAGATCGACGCGAGTGCGCTCAGCACGATTAGCCCTTCTGCGGTGGGGATCGTGGCCCTCGTAGGCACGGCCGAAGGCGGCGTGCCGCTGACTGTTGACGAGACCTTTTCCGACATGAGTCGAAGCGGCCAAGTCTACACCCGGTATCGCACGGGCGACTTGAAAACCGCTTCGCTCTTCGCGTTCGAACCGTCCAGCGATGAAGCCGTGCCGAACGGCGCGCAGAAGATCGTCGCCGTGAAGGTCAACCCCGCGACTCAGAGCGTGGGCGTGCTTCAAGACGACTTCGCGGCCAATGCCGTGGATCTCACAAGCCGCGATTACGGGCTGTTCACGGAGCAGATCAATATCACGGTCGCCACCGGCACCAATCAGGGGAAGCAGATCACCATCGTCTTCGAAGACGAGTCGGAAGTCTTTGACGACGTGGGCGGCGACGCCGCGTTCACCGTGGGCTACACGGCGGGCAGCGACGGCTACGACACGATCACGGGCCAGATCACGGCAACTCAGTTCATCGCTGCGGCGACCAAAGACGAGCTAGGCCGTGTCACGGAGCGCACTGCCGATATCCCGGCACCGGGTGTGCTCGATGTGGCCAGCGACAACGTGGCTGACACGACCCAGACGATCACGGTCTACGGGCTCGATGCGTCGAATGTGCCGATCAAAGAGAGCATCGCTCTGAATGGCACTACGAACGTCACGGGCTCCGTGAGCTTCACTAAGGTGCTCGGATGCGTGCTCGATGCGGCCGGCGCCGGCACCGTCACGGTTAGCGACTCGCCAATCAGCGCGTCGCTGTTCGTACTTGCGGCTGCCGTGCTCACCCGCGGCGTAACGCTCACCACTGCCACCCCGGTCAACGGCGTGGTCACGGTCACCATCGATACGGACGACGCAACCGATTGCGTGATCCGAGGCGCCAACGCTTCGGGAGTCGAAGTCGCGGAGCGCATCGATCTGGCAGCCGCGAACACGACGCCGGTTGTCGGCACCGTGGTGTTCGCCAGAATCACGCAAATCGAGCTGGGGGATACCGCCGCGGCGCGTACGGTCTCGATTAGCTGTAATGCGGAAGCTGTGGGCCATAGCACCTACAATACGGTGTCGAAGCTCGTAGACCGGCTCAACACCCTCGATGGGTTCACTGCCGCCGCTTTGGTGAGCAATCCGACGACGTTCGCCATGACTGACATGGACTACGAGGCGGCGGTGAATCTCTTGGCGGTCACGGCCAACTTCACGGCCGACCTTTACGCCGTGATCAAAAAGATCAACACGGAGAGCGCCTACGTGAGCGCAGCGCGAGCCACGAGCGCCACAAGCGTGCCCGCGAACACCGTCGTTCCCGCGTTTCTCACGGGGGGCGTCGAAGGCGTCACCACGATCGCGGAATGGCAAGCGGCTTTCGAGCTTCTACGCAGGCGCCGCGTGACCACCATCGTGCCGCTCACACGCGACCCCGCGGTACACAACCTGCTTCTGAGCCACCTTGTGGAGCGGGCGGGTCGACTTCGCAGCGAGGCCAACGGCTACGTGGGCATCGGCAACACGGACGGCGCGGGCGAAGCACGGGCCACGATCAAGAGCGAGATTCAGGTACTCCAGAGCCGGCATATCAGCGCGATCAGCGAAGAGTGCCAACGCTTCGACCCGGAGACCGGCGACGCGACTTGGTATCCGCCCTACATCTACGCGAGCATCGCGGCGGGTATGCAGGCGGGCAGCCCCATCGGCGAGCCTCTGACGCGCAAGCGCCCGGCCGTCACGGACGTGCGGAACGACTCTTCGTGGTCGGTTGAAAACGACGTGGAAGAGCTGATCGATGCAGGGCTCATGATGAGCGAGAAAGTCGATAACGTCGGCATTCGCTGGATTCGGTCGATCACGACCCACTTGGCTGACGACAACGTAGTGTTTACGGAAGTGAGCGCGAACGAAGCGGCCAACACCGCGGTATTCGAGCTGCGCCGGCAGCTAGAGCTGAAAATCGGGCAGCGTGGGCTGGCGGGTTCGGCGGCTGCAATCAAGGGCTTGGCCAACGATGTGCTGGGGCGGCTCATCGATGACGAGATCATTGTGGCGTACAAGGCGTTGCAAGTAGACCAAATCGGCGACGTGTTCCCGGTCTCAGTCGAGATCGCTCCAGTGCTGCCGATCAACTTCATTCCAATCACCGTGCATCTCGTAGCGGTGCGGGCAGCGGCGTAAGGTAGGGGGCATCAATGGCCGGTAGAGGATTAGTTCTTTCAGGCGCGCGAGCGCGACTCATGATCGAAGGGGTCAAGGTCATGTACGCCACCAATGTGTCGTACAGCGAAGAAATTTCGATGGAAGGGATTGAAATTCTCGACCAGTTCGAAGTCGCGGAGCACGTGCCGACCGGCTACCGCGTCACGTTCACCGCGCAAATGGTCCGGGTCATTACGAACCCGATCAAGTTGCGCGATGGCGTGGTGATCCAGCCCCGGCTCGAAGACATTCTCACAAGCCCGGAGCTTACGGCGTCGATTGAAGATCGTGCATCGGGCGCCGTGGTGGCAAATATCGAGCGTGTGCGGGCGACCCGCTACTCGCAAAACATCGGCGCACGGGGCATCGTCCTGAATGATGTGGAGTTCGTTGCGATCCGCATCCGAGACGAATCCGAAATTGCGTAGTAAGAGGGGGTCATGACTCAACCCCCCTCCCCCGAAGACGTTCTGAAACAGTTCGCATCCGTAGACGCGCCTGAAAAGGACGAAGACGACCTACTGCCGGCGATCACGCGCTTGCAAATCGATGTGACCGGGATTCGCGGCATGCGCTACCAAGGTGATTTCGTCTACAAGGTGCCGACCTTGGCCGACCAAATCTCGATTGGCCGGCTCAAAAATACCTACTTGCCGCAAGGTGGCGCAGCCGATGCCAACGCGTCGATCCTAGTCGAGCAAATCAGCTACTTGGCCGTGACGATCCAAGACCCCAAGCCCGATTGGTGGGAACCCTTCGGGAGCTACGATGCGACCCCGCTCTCCGCTCTTTACAAGGAGGCGCTCTCTTATGAGCAACGGTTTCACGGCGAGCTTGCGAACCGCGGAACAGCTCAAAGCGGAGCTGCGGGAGCTGGACATGACGACGCTTCCCGCGATGACACGGATGGTGAAGCTAATGTGGGCCGAAAAGTACAGCCTACCGCCGAACGACGAGAGACTATTGTCGCTCACTCTCAAAGAAGCGGCTGAGCAAGTCTTCGAGCAAGAGGCGTTCAAAACCTACGCGCGCGAGCGGTGGCGATCCCAGAACCCGGAGTTCGAAGATTGGGGTGAGCCCGAAGTCGAAACGCACACGGGTGAGGCGGCTAAGAAGATCGCTGATACGCCCCATTTGACGGGCGACCCGGAATGGGATGCAATCGAGTTGGCGGAGACAGATCCACGGCGCCCCTTGCTATCTGAGCGGCAAATGGGCTGATAAGGTTACGTCATGGCGGGGCAAACGAGGCATCGTACAGTAGTCGAAGTTGCGGTCGAAGACCGCCAAGTACGCGGCCTTGGGCAGACCATGGAGCGGGCTTTCGACCCGACCATCGTCGAAGGCTTTGAACGCTCCCTTGAACGGCTCGACCGGACCCTGAATCACCTAGTCACCACGCTCGAAAAGGCGGGTGGCGCTGCAAATGCTTTGGGCGCTTCGGGCAGCGGTGCTAACGCGCCCGGTGGTGGCGGGGGCAGTGGTCCACCACCCGGTGGCGGCGGAAGCAGTGGGGGTGGGCGTAGGGATGGCCAAGGGCGCTTTGTAGGCGGCTCCGGTGGTGGTGGCGGCGGAGCGGGCCAGGCAGGGGGCGGAAGCGGCTTCTGGGGCACGATGGCGGGTGCGGGGCTAGGCGCGTACATGGGCACGCGCATGGCCGCAAATCGGCTCCCAACGGCCTTGGGCACGATGGCATCGGGCTCCGGCTTCGTTGGGAACATGGTGAGCGGTATCCCGATCGTCGGCCCGGCACTCGCCGGAGCGGTCCAGGGCGTCCAGGGCATGTACGGGCAGTACCAACAGCGGCAAATGGGGATTGCTGGGGGCTACGGTGCCACGGGGATCAATCGGATGGGCGGCGGCTTGCAAAAAGCAGGCGTACAGCAAGGGCTAGGCCCCATTCAGCTCGCGTCCATGATGCAAGGGCTCAGCGGGCAGACGGGGCTCACGGGCGACGCGCTCCAAAAGCAAGCCCCTGAGCTGTTGAAAATGCAGCGCACGATGGGCTTCGGCAACGTCGGCGGCATTCTAGGCGCGGGGGGGACCGCGGGCGGGCGCACCGGGGGCGACAAGGAAATGCAGCTCGCCATTTCGAGCGGTTTCCAGATCGGCATGCGCGAAGCCAAGATGGACAAGTTCTTTCAGCAAATGAGCGGCTGGATCGAATCACTGCGAACCAATGGCATCGATATCACCCCCGAAAGCGCCTTGTCGCTCGTGCGGGTGGTCGGCAACACCGGGATTCAAGGGGAAGCAGCGACTCGGCTCGCGCAGAGCATGCAAGGGGCCGTCACGAATGCTGCGGGCATCGGAGGGGGCGGGTTCGCCAAGAACATGATGCTCCGCGAAGCACTCGACATGAGCGGCGGCAATATGGCCGACGCGATGCTCTACATGGAAGAGCACCCCGATGAGATCACAGAGCGCATGTTCAACCGGCTCCGCGAAGTCAGCGGCGGAGATGAGGGCGTAGGGCAGCTCGTCACTCAGGCATTCGCGCAGAGCGCCGGGATCAAGCTCAGCGCGAGCCAAGCGAGGGCCATCGGGGGCGGAGAGGGCCAAGTCACGGACGATGCGGCCAAAGGCTCCGCGAAGGCCAAAGACTACCAACGCGGCCGTACTAAGGGCGCCGCCAAGGGCCTAGGCGAAGCACGCTACGTCGCCGGCCTTGAAGCGGAGCGCGTGGGGATGGGAGCGCAGTCGCAGACCGCAGCACGCGAGATCAACCGGCTAGAGCTGGATCTAGCCAAGGAAACGCTGCCCACGTTCACCAAAGCCATCCGGGGGACCACGGAAACGCTCAAAGAGATGCTAGCCGCCTATAAAGAGGGGGGCCTGAGCGCACTTGTCATAGAAGGCGCGGGCAGCGCGCTCACAACCTTCACGGATGTGGTCGAAAACGCGGGCGATGCAGTCGGCGACTTCATCGGGAAGACCATGGGGGAGTCTCCCGAAGAGAAAGTGGAACGCCACCGCCAGCGCGAGCGCGACAAAAAGGCAGCTAAGCAAGCCGTCGATGCGTTCAAAGCCGGCAAGGGCGACCTTAGCGGCAGCGGGCCTACGGCGAGCCTAGACCCACGCCAGCAGATCGTAGACGGGCTCGAAGCAGCCGTTGGCGGCGCGCGTAGGCTTCATGATCTAGACGCCATGAGCGAGTCAGACATAGGAATCCCGGCCTGAGATGGGGGAGCTGTACGCCAACACCCGATGCGAAGTCGCGTTTCACTCTGAGGGGGGTGACAACTTCGACGGGGTGGTGTTCGAATCGCATCCGCAGCTTGGCCGCATCGTCGGCGTGACGACTACCAAAGGGCTTGGGGGCGCTTCGGGCACGTTTCAGATCACGATGAAAAAGCCCACGGAACAGAGTCAGTCATGGGCTCAGCTTTTCCCGACTCCCGAAGGCGTGTGGGTCCGCATTACGTACATCATTGACGGGGAACGGCGCCCCTTGCTTTGGGGCATGATCGATTCGATCGTAGAGAACGTCCAGCGCCAAGGTTCGGGCCAGCGCACGGAGACCTATACGATCACGGGCCGCGATATCGGCAAGGTCTTCGAAGACACGAAAACCATCGTCAATCTCTTCGCGGTGTCGAGCATCGAAATGTTCGCCGCGATGCTCCAAGCCTACAATACCCAGCCCGCGCTAGGGCCGCCCGACGTGGTGATCAAAGACATTTTGAAGCGGTGGCTTGGGAACAACGGGCTGGCAGCACGGCAATACCGCTTGCCGCAATCACTCGCCAAGATCGCTGGCGTGGAAAACTTCTACGACGCGCTCAACTTGGACACGATCCAAAAGATGGATCGCGGGCACGGCGAAACGCTCGACATGAGCATCTTGAACCCGGACCAGCAAGGGGGTGCGGCGCTTTGGGATATCCTGCAACAGTATTGCAACGGGCTACTGAATGAGATGTGGGTCGACCTAGCCTACGACCCGAACAAAAAGGCGTATGGCCCTGCACTCTACTTGCGCGAGCGCATCTTTCGTACCGAAGGCGTGGGCGGGCTGACGCTTTGGGACAACGCTCCACTCTTCCGCTTGAAGCCGGGCATGGTGCGCGGCTGGCAGTTGGCCAAGGGCGGCGCGGCGAATCGGTACAACTACTGGCTTTTGCACGGGGGCGTGCTTGGCGATCAGTATTCGACTCAGGCGCTCACGCACAGCATCGGCAAAGAGCCCTACAAGCCCGGCGCGATCCCGATCATCAATATCGATTCGATGCAACGGCATGGCATTCGCCCGTACGTGGTCACCACCAACTTCTTACCGCTCTACAAGCGCGAAAAGGATGAGAACGGCGAGCTGAAAGAGATCGGCCAAAATTTCATTGCGCTCGCCGCCAACTGGCTCAAACGCGCACATGATTGGTACGGCGTGGCGCCGGGGCAGCTCAGCGGCACGATCACGACCACGCGCTTACTTCCGAGGCTCCGCGTGGGCGAGCGCGTGCGCGAAGAGCGACGCGACGGCAGCCAGGTGGTCTACTACATCGAAGCCGTAACCCACAACTGGTCCTATCCGGGGGCCGGGTCGAGCACGATCACGGTCACGCATGGGCAGTTCGATGGGGAGAACCTACTAGAAGAGCTGTACGCCCAATACGAAGAGCGATCGACTACGAGCAAGGCGCTATCTGACGTGAAGCAATCCGACGACCCGCAGCCTATTGAGGCCCAAACGCGCACCCCGCAAAAAGAGACCATTCCGGTGCAGAGCGCGGATGAGAAAGCCGCACGTACCAAGACGGGCGCTCCCAAGAGCGTGCCCACCGTGGGCAACCCCGTGAGCGCACAAGCAACGAAGGTCGCCGAAGGGGAGTCGCAAGACCCGCTTCCACCCAGCGAAGCGCCCGCGCAGTCCGATCTATCGCTCTCCGAAGACGACTTGAACAGCGGCGCCAAAATCAGCAAAGCGGGGCAAACATGAGCCGCTACAATACGATTCGAACGCGCGGCGGCCCGGTGGTGCAGTCGGGTCTCGATGTGCGCGATCAACGGTCGGCGCGCGACGGCAAGATGACTCCCAAGCTCGGCATTTACCGCGGGCTCGTAGTCCAGTCCTATCCCCCGCTTGTCGAAGAGAATGGCGAGTTCACGGCCAACGAAAAGAACCGGCGCCCCGGCCAAGTCGAATGCGACGTGATCCTTGTGCGCACGCACCAAACTTTGCTGCACGTCCCGGTTATGCAGCGTGCGTTCGGGATCAACGAAGCGCACGCGCCTTGGATTCCCAAGGCTGCCACGCGCACGATCACGGGCCAGAACGAGCTGCGCTTCCAAGTGCAGAACGATGATGGGAGCTTTGCAGGCGTGGCGACGCCGTTCGATGACATGGACGGCGATATGGTCGCAATCCAGTTCGTCGAAGGAAACCCGGACTACCCGCTGATCACGGGCGCGCTCACGCATGAGCGTACCAACCGCGTGGTGCGCGATGGCGACGGCTGGACCGAAGGCAACGGCGCCGAAGAGCGAGGCTCGCCCTATGCGAACGAATACTACATACACCACCAGGGCGCAGAGATCCGTGTGAACGCCAACGGCGACGTACTGATCGATACGGTGGGCGCGTATCAGGAACGCGCCACTGAGGATAATGCCGTCCCGACCGGCAACGTGCGGCTCCGCGTCAAAGAGGGGCAGAAGTTCACCATTGCCATGGGCGAAGACGAAGACGTGCTCGAAGTGTTCAAAGACGGCGGGCAGCTCCGGGTCGACCTAGGGGAAGGCGCCGATGAGCGCGTGGTCTTAGGCGACGCATTCATGCAGTTTTTCAATGATCACATCCATCCCACGGGCGTCGGGCCTTCGGATGTGCCTTCGATCCCCATGGACGCGACCTTGCTCTCCGACCTGAGCAAGACAAAGAAGAGCTAGCCATGGCGATGGTGCCCGCAACGCTGATCGACGCGCTCACGGGCCTTTGGACCGAACCGCCCATAGCGCGGGATATCACGGAGACCGGGGACGCCATCGAAGCCCTTTGGATCACGGCCGCAGTGGCGGGTAGCGTGAGTAGCGCGACGCTTTTCACGCCCGGCGTGACTCATAGCGATCTCAGCGCCTTGGGAAATAACTCGACCCCTACCGAAGCCGCGCAAGCCTTCGAAGACGCGTGCACAGCCATGATCGTTGCGACAACCTTCACGGCCGTAGCGCCGGCAACGATCGCGCCGCCGGCCATCCCAGCCGCGTCCACGCCCGGCACGCTTTCCGACGTACTAAAGCCCATCTTTGACGCGCCCGAAGCCGGCACGAGCGCGTCAACGCAGGCCAACTCCATTGGGGCCGCGATCCACACTTTTCTAGCTGGCTGGACGGTCGCGGTTACGATCCCTCCCGCCGCGGCGGTGCCCACCGCCATTCTCTAAAGGATAATCAGAGGGCCGTCGTGGCGCAGACGCCGCTTCCAAGGGTAAGCTAGCGTCGGAATGGCTAGAGAGCGTGGGGTGGCGTCGGCGGGTCCGAGGAACATCGAGATCGGGGCTTATGACCTCGCTTCGGCACCACTGCGCGATATCCGCACGGGCTTCCGCTCCGGGTTCGCCATCGAAGTGCGGGATACGCGCAATCAGCGGCAGCCGGTAGCCGTCCATAGCTTCGCGCTGAATCCCAGCACTTACATCCTGAGTGAACCATTCCAGTCCACGCTCACGCCGACCGAAGACAACTTCGTAGTCGCCGAAGAGAACGGGCAGATCATCCGTGAGATCACCTTGAGCGGCACGTTCGGGATAACCGAAAAGCGGGGGCCGACATTCAATGGGGACCAGGGCTCGCGCTCTGGCAATGAGCACTTCATCCACTTGCGCAATCTGTTCCGCGACTACGGCAAGCTAAAGCAAGACCCGAAGGTTGCCAGCTTCGTTCAAATGATCTTCCATTCGATGCGGGATGATGACCATTTCGTGGTTGTGCCCCGGAGCTTCGAGACCCCGCGCGACGCCAAAACCACGCGCTTGCACTACGAATACCGGGTCACCTTGGCCGTGATCAGCGATGCCACGGTCCCGACCAATCTCTTGGCCATCCCCAAGCGGCTCGATACTCTGAGCAAAGCCTTCCACGATGCCCGCGCGTCTTTCGCCGAAGCCACGTCGAAACTTGGGGATATCAAGGCGCGCGTCCAGAACGTCGAACGGGTGCTTGTGCAAGCCGCAGAGCTGATCAACTCCGTGGGCGAAGTGCTCGATGGCACCGCGGGGCTCATCAACTACCCGCTGGAGGGGGCGGCCAACGTCGCCACGGACCTAGCGAACGCCGCTGATAGGCTCGCCAACAGCTCCACATCGCTCACTCCGGGCTCCGTGGAGGAAACAGGCTCTAGGCAACTCAGGCGGCTAGAGAGCGCCTTAGATCGCATCCTCGCCATTCCTGAAAAGTTCGGCCCGTCCAGCATCCAAGACACCCTGGAACGCTACGAAGGCGAACAAGGGCTCACGGCCGGCGACTTGAACAACGGCTTAGCCGGCGCTGACATAGGCTCGCGCACCCGGCTCGCGCTCGGCTCCGGCGGCGATGCGGATACGATCGATATCCTAGAATACACGGGCTTGGCGCGGGAGCGCGTGGACCGGACCACCACGATCCAAGGGCTCGCGAACCAGTTTCAGGCGCCGCCGGAGCTGATCATCCTCGCAAACAACCTTTCGTTCCCCTACATCGCCGAAGGCGGCGGCCCCGGTGTGCTGAAACCAGGGGACGTGATCCTTATCCCGGTGCGTGAGGGCGCGACGGGCGATACCGGGCAGCCTTCCAATAGCTATCTGACGGCCGAAGAGCTTCTGTACGGTATCGATATGGCGCTCGACACGACCGTGCTCAAAGACAACGAGTTCGATCTCCAGATCGCTCAGTCGCTCACGGACGTGGACTTGAAGCGGGGGCTCGACAACGTAATCCAGGGCACGGAGATCACCGTGCGCACGGAGCGGGGCTCGACCGTGTACGTGCCCGAAGTCGGCGTGCGGCGCTCCGTGGGCGTCAAAGGCACCATTCAGCACATGCTGTTGACCGCTCTCAACTTGCGCGAGGGCATCTTGGCCGACCCCCGCGTAGAGGGCATCGAAGACACTAAGATCACGCTCGAAAGCGACGTGCTCAGCCAAGAGATCACGCCCCGGCTACGCGGAAACCAAACGGGCGTGAACCTAGTTTTGCCGTTTGGTACGGCAACAGGAGAGTTCTAACGTGCCAGTTTTCACTCCCAGAACCCGACCGGCAATCGAGCGCGATATGGTGGCTCGCGCAGTGGCCCGCTCCAACCTTACCGGGCTCACTCGCAACAGCGTGATCTACCATTTGATCGCGGCAGCGGCGTCGGAAGACGCGGAGCAATACTTCCAAATGAGCCGGCTTCGCGATCTCTTCGCGATCGACAAGGCCACCGGCTCCGACCTGGACGCTCGCGCAGCGGAGATCGTACCCGGCACGATCGTGCGACGGGAAGCCTTGAAGGCTTCGAATACAGTCGTCTTTGCACGCCCTGGCATCATTGGGACGACCGCCATCCCGACCGGCACCATCGTGGCAGCCACGGACGCTCAGGGACAGATCAAGTATCAGACGACCGCAGCGGGCTCCATTCTCGCTGGCAGCACAGACTCCGTGCCGATCACCGTGGTCGCCATCGAAGCGGGCACACGGGGCAACGTCGCTGCGGGAAGCATCAATCAGTTCGTAAGCCGCATCGCGGGTGTCACCACGGTTGCCAACGGCACGGCGCTTACCAACGGCGCCGACCGCGAAAGCGATGCAGCGTTCCGCGCGCGCATCCGTGCCTACGTCCAGGCGATCAGCCGCGCGACGCCTACGGCTATTGAGAGCTTCGCGAACAACGTGACCTTGGCCGATGGCCGGCGCGTGCTCTTCGCGAACCTGAAAGAGCCCATTATCCCAAACGGTACGGTCCAGCTCTACATCGACGACGGCACGGGCAGCGTTGACGAGTCTGACGACACGTTCATCGGCACACCCGAAGTCGTGATCGCGTCAGCCTTGCTAGGGGAAGTGCAAGCCTTTTCGGGGGAAAAGCCCATCCGTGACGACGGGAGCTTTGTGCTCGAAGTCGACACGGGCGGTGGTTACGTCGTTCAAGTGATCGATGTGGATTACAACTTCAATGCCGCGCAAGGCAAGATCGTGTTCACCGCAGTAAGCTACCCCACGGGGCTCGGCACGGGCGACGCCGTGCGCATGACCTACCGCTACTACACGGGGCTCATTCAAGAGACGCAAAAAGTCGTAGACGGCGACCCGCTAAATCCGCTTGTGTATCCGGGCGTGCGCGCCGGAGGCATTCAGGTCTACACCCTTCCGCCCACACTCGTGCCCCAAAGTGTAGTCGCGTCAGTCAGTGTGCTTGGGGGCTTCGATACCGTCACGGTTGCGGCCGAAGTCGACACCGTGGTTCAGGACTACATCAACAACTTGCCGATTGGGGCCGACGTGATCGTGAGCGAGATCATCGAACGCGCGATGGGTGTGACCGGCATGTATAACTTTCGGTTCCAAATACTAACGGGCTCCACACCGCCCGCAGATCAAGTGATTCTCGATGATCAGGTCGCGCGGATCACGGCCGCCAATATCACGCTCGTGTAGGGGAATAAGATGGCACTCGGAATAACAACGGTTGAACGCGCGAACGACGTAGGAGAGCAGCCTTTCCTGATCTTCACGGACGGCTCGACACGGCGGATTCAGACGTTCGCTGCCGTAGATGAAGACGGGGCGCACGCGGGCATTGCCGGCAACCCATTCATCGTCGGTATTGAGGCTACGGCGCCGCGTTGGAAATACGATACGGTCGGAGCCGCCGAAGCCGGCGCGCAGCTTCGTACGGGGGCCGGGGATATCAGAGAGTTGCGCGTCTTGCTCGACCCTTCCGTGGTCGCGGTTCGCTACCTCATGCTCTTCGATCTGGCTGCACCCCCAACGCTGGGTGCCGTGCCCGACTGGCGCGGGCTCATCCCCGCTGCGGGCGAAGCGAGTGAGTCGTTTCCGGGCGGTGAATTTGAGTTCACGTTGGGGTGCTACGCGATGATCAGCACCACGCTGCCCACGCTCACTGTGAGCGCCGCGGATGCGTTTTTCCACGTACGGGGATTAGAGGCTTGATCGATGGGATATTCAGGCGCATCGGGCATAGAGAACGTCAATCCTGAGTATAGGATTCCCCTACTTGTCGAAGGCGAGTGGGAGCACTCCGCTACCCTAGTTGAAACGCGCATCGGCCGCTTCGAGCTAGACCCTGACGGCGCGGGCAAAGCCGATCTAGAGCTATACATCGTAGGCTTCTTAGCGGACGCGGGTGCCGCCGCCCCCACGGTCGAGCTGCGGCTCTACGATGTAGGGCCGCCGAACGCGCCAATCACAGGCGACCTTCGGGCCACGATCACGTCTTCCACAACGAATGCCATCGTGCGCGAGAGCGTTGCGCTCACGGCGA